TGTCTTTCCACATTTGATATAGTTCTAGTTCAAGCTTATGAGCCTCTTGCTCCCAGGGTAGATCCTTGTAACCTACAAGATGCTCGTTAAACATGAACCCATTCCACTTTTGGTAATTACCATAGTGACGAGGGTGAACAAGTTCGGCCCGAGCATACTGTTTAACATGGACCAGTTCGTGTGCAATCGTTCTATACATGAACACAGGACCCATGTTGGATTCCAGTTCAATCTCAAACTCACGGTGCCTGTCACTTCTAGCTTCCTCATCAGTCCACGTCGCAAAACCAAAGCATCTAGTCCTTTTGTATAGATTGTTCTTAAGCTTGAACACAACGGTAACATTCTTACTTAGTCTCTTTAGAAGAATGTCAGAGAAAAAAACAGCAGCTTCTCTTAGCTGCTGTCTTGTAATCTTCTTTGGTGTTCCGTGAATGATGATCGTTGCCATTTGTTTACTCGAAAATATGACTTAAGTCCTTGAAGTCTGTGATAACACAAACTCCATCTTCTAGATACTCATAATCATTTTCAAGTTCTTCGGCATGATCCAGTGCTTCATTTAGCGAATGAAAGATGGGAGCTTCTGCAAAAGTGGACTTGATACACTTAACATCACCTTCATAACGACCTAGATCGTTATTATATTTACCGTAGATGTTATCGATAGCATTAGCATAGGCCACACGATACTCAGGGCCTTTCTCGGTCTCAGTTAGCAAAACGTAGACACCGTTATCAGCAGACATTACTCTTCCTCGTCATGAGTGAAAAAGGTTCTCTTAACCAACTCGATGAACCAAGAGACCATGATCGGACCCCAAAGCGGAGCTAGAACTTCTACCCAGGTCCAACTCTCTAAATGTTCAGTAAGCTTAAGACCGATTAGAAGCAACGCTAGACCGTCCATAAAGTTAATGGAGTCAGACGAAGTGGTCACATTAATGACCCTCATATTCTCTAGGTTCTTCATATTTGTAATCCCCTTAGGTAACTCGATCATTAGCCCTTCCTCTTTCTACCCTTAAGACGACGAGCCTTGCGTTTAGTAGATCCAATTTTACGTCTACCCTTTCGGGGTCTATTCTTATGTGGCCATGCCATTAAAGTACCTCTCTCACCTTACTTACATGAAATGAACGCCAGCCCTTGGAATCGATATCCCAAACGGCAAGGACGTCATCGTTTTCATTTCTAATCTTAGCAGATTCTTGTTGCTCTGTCAAGAGCTGCGGAGGCATAAGTGCAGGATTTAGTGTGCATTGCATTTCCCGAATCGTTCCGTCGACCTTTTCAAAGACAACGGTAAAGACACCATCACGCAGCGTTTCCTTCAATTCATACTTATTCCACATTTCCTTACCAGCCTTTCGCTATTTCAGATAACTCAGTATAACCGCCAATGTAGTTTTTGTCAAGGGTTATTACAGGAAAAGTTTTAGCATCAGGAAAGATTTCCTTTAGAAGAGGTCTGGAAAAGTCCTTATCCAGTTTATACTCGATGAATTCCTTTCCTAACCGTTTTAGGAGTTCCCGAGCATTGTCACAATAAGGACAATCATTCTTGGAATAGATGATGATTTTCATGATTTACCTTTCTTCACCACATGCGATCTTCGGACACGACACATGCACCAATCGTTATAATACTGTTCTGATATGATAGCGTCAGTCTCAAAGATGAGTTTGGTTTCATAATATGTCATTTCACCTTTGGAAGAACAGAGCCGAAGAATCTTTCGTTCAAACTTGTCTTCGCCATAAAGTGCTACATGCTCTTGGATTTCTTTGTTTGAACCAAAGTATGTTTGCCAGTCGGAATCGATCTTGAACTTTTTCTTCTTACCTTTGACCTGTTTGGTCTTAGAGAAAAAGAAGTTCTTCTTTCCGAGATAGCGTTTGCCATTAGACTTACATGTAATTTCATACACGAAGCCAATGATGCCGTCTGGCACTTCTACAAAAGGTTTGTTTTCATATATCCACATATGGATATATAGTTAGTCGTTTAACCCACTAAAGAACGTGTAGAGTGCAACAGCTAGTATGATACTCAATGGCAGATAGAAAAATGCGAATGCTTGCATATCAATCATTCTTCATAGTCTGATATCTCAGGAGGATATTTCTCGTTATAGACCTCATCAAATGCAGGATCTATGTCTAGATAACCATCCATACCTTTAATATCAAACTCTTCCAAAAGATCCAATAAAACACTATAGACCTCTTCTCGTTCTAGAATATTGATATCGGTTTCAGACAATCGCTCAATGAACTGTCCAAATATAGCTGATCTTTCCGTCATTGTTTACCTTTCTTGAAATAAGACATATACTGTGAAACCGAATCCGTAAACATCTTATAACCGAAGGTTGTCGCCATGAAGACTGTTTTATACCAGTCCCAAACAGGATTCTTTGCCAATATGTCTAGCTCTTTTTTCTTTTTTCTTTTGTGTCTCTTATGTAATAATGATTTGTCACTTACCATACTCTCAAAAAATTGAATACGTTTTTCAACTAGCTCTTCGCCAACATGAACAAGAGGATCATTAGGTAGCAGTTTCTTTGCTCTCTTAATGATCTTCCTGCTCTGTTTAGCGTTGTGCAGCTGATCTAAAAGAATGTGATCCAAGTCACCGAATAGTGATTCTGGTTCCACTACGATCCTGACTTACAATGGAGAATAGGGTCCGAGCATTCTCTGGATGAAGTCTAACGCAACCATGACTTGCAGGGCGACCAAGGTTACCAACATGAGGGGTTCCATGAATAGCGTAACCGCCCGTGAAAAAGATTGAATACGGCATTGGTGCGTTGTCATACTTTTTTGAGTGGTGCATTCGTTCAAGACTTTGTGGAACGAAATATCCTGTGGGTGTAGTGTAGGGGTGATGTGTTTTTGGGTCGACGCCTTTACGAGCCGTAGAGACGAGCCATTCGTATTGTCCTTCATCTGAGTCCACCGTCATTGTTTGGGTCGATTTGTCAATGACGATGTTGGTTGTCGCCATTGCTGGTGTTGTTGTTAGCATTAGTGCCATTAGTAGCTTCTTCATTTTCACTTTCCTTTCATATACTCAAAACATGAAGCGGGCTTTTTATTGTAGTATGTGCAATAGGCGACGATCCAGTCTGTAGCAATTGCCTTCTGTGCAGTCTCCAGACTAATCTTGCCGTCACATACTTGTCTATTTAACTGATGTTCTAGGACGTCCTTCACCCTAGCGTTCCATGGCTCGCCAAAGAATGCCTGAGGCCATAGGTTACGCATAGAGTTAGTGCCGCCAAGTTCAAGGGATATAAGATGATCTATCTCGTATTGATTAGGCACCTTTTGAATGCCATATAGTTCGTAAACATGATCTTTCTTTGATTGTGATACGTTACGAACTGTCTTTGTATATCCGACTGTGCATACCTTTTCAAGAGTAGCATTCGGATCAACTTCCCCAGGTGTTAGCACTGGGTGTGGAGTGATGGGATCCTGTGCCCATGCCAATGAAGGCAATAGACACAGGACTAGGATTAGATTTCGCATGAGCCGCTACTACAGGCCAGAGTCTGCACACCTTCAACATTGTCATCCATTTCAACAAGTGAATCCCAATCAAGATGCTTTGGAATCGATGGAAGCAATGCACTATACATATCTTCGGTGATTTCTTCATATGGTGCCTGACGATATGAGCCGCCGTCATGTGGAAGAAACGATACACCAGACATTTCATCAAAGTGACGATATACCCATGCACCAACGTCCATCCACTCATCTTCTTTCACGTTGATTGTGACAGAAGGTTTATGTTCACACCAAGCTTCCTGATAGATTGCCCAAAGTTCTAGATGCTTGATGGCGTCAGTATCGTCACGAACCATAGCTCCCTTTGGTGCCTTCATTGGAAACGAGAAGACAGTTGTAGAATCAGGCTTCATAACGTCTGGTTCAAAAGGAACACCATTGTCCTTCATGAACTGTGTAAGAGGGTCTTTATTATCTGCACGGACACGGCGAATATAATAATTACTGTGGCGTGGATGAATACCAGAAGCCGAGTCACAGAGTTGGGAAACTGTGCCAGAAGGCTTAACGCAAGTAATGGCAGCAGCAGGATTAATCCCAAGTTGATTAGCAAGTTCATTGTTTACCTCGATAGAATAATCCCTTAGAGCTGCAAGGCGTTCTTTGATGCCCTTGTCTTCTGGATTGTTGAATAGCTTGGAATCATAGATGCCTGTAAGTGATACACCTAGGAGTCTTTCTTCTTCTGCATTCTTAGCCCAAATCTTTCTTAGATACGGAAAGTCCGTAAGAGTAGATTGAAAAGTGCCGAGAATAGTTGCCACTTCAATCTTATCACGAATATCGTCCACGGTGTCAGTTGCCCTAATGACAACTTCTGTGAGATTGCAAAACCCGTATGGTCGTAGAATGATTTCAGAGCATGGGTTTGTTCCAAACAATTGGTCTGAATTTCGTCTACCGTTTCTCTTAGCGATCTTTTGACAAGCTTCACGACTAAATAATCCTCTCTCACCTGACTTAGAATCATATAGAGCAAGCCACTCGGACATGAATGATCCAATCTCTGGCTTCTCATTATATACAGCAGAGTTATTAGACAATGCTCGCTGTGGATTTGCTTCCCACCATGCACCAGCCTTAGCATGACGCATACGGTCATCAGAAAGATTAGACAAGCTAATCATAGCAGAACGACGAACGCCACCAACGACAACAACCTCACCAATCTTACAAAGAATGTCATGACATTCTAGAGAAGTGAGACGACGACCTTTTGCGCCCTTAAAAATCTTAACAACGAACTTGAATAGATCAGATAGTGGACCAGGACCTGACGAACGCCCACCAAATGTCTTCAAAGGAGCACCGGCAGGTCTTACTTTCGTCAGGTCCCACTTCGGAATCTCTCCAGTGTAAAGTAGAGCGATCATCATACGAAGTGCTTTAGCCCAACCTTCTTTAGAGTCACGAACGGAAATGATAGTCTCTGAATCAAATAGTTTTTCTGGAATCTCAGGTAGCTGATTGATGAACTGGCGCTCGACTGAGAAGCCAACACCTGTGCCACAGAGAAGAATGAACATGGCTTCATCGAAAGCCTTGGGATCATCGATCGGGAGGAATGAACAATTGTAACCACATGTATGATCACGTTCTAGTGCCTTGCCAGCAGTCATTAGTGACCGCATCGATGGCATGACCTTTAGATCGTGAATAGCATTGAATAGCCTTTCACGAACAGGAAGCATATCGTATGAATACTTCTCCTTTAAGTGACCTTGCATGAAGTCAAGATAACGATTGATTGTCTCTGGCCAATTCTCACGACGATTCTTTTCAGGCAGATAACGTGAGTATCTGCTCTTGTAAATAAACTCTTGATATAAACTATCCATTCTTAATCCTCTTTGTTCGTTCTAAAATCCATAGTAAACTTCTCGATTATCTCTTCGTCACTTAACATAGAGAGATAATCGTTCTTTGCTCTAAAAATTCTTGATACTTGTCCATCTGCTAATGGAATACATTGTTCAAATTGTTCACCAGCATCATACTGATAAAGTTCTCTTGGATATTCCCCGCCATGAGTCTCGTCTGCGATAATCTTGCCAGCGATTGTCTTTGGGTCCATGTCGTCATCCATAACAACGGCATAACCAATGATGAATGTCTGTCGTGTCTCAATTAGATAGGTCTTGCTCACGGCGTAATACCTCATTCTCTCTTTCTAAAATAACTAACCAAGTTTGGATCATAACTGCCGATTCTGCCCGCAGTTTCACATTACCATCATCATCAATGTTATCCAACGCCTCTTCTAATCTATCAATACATTGTTTTATAATAGGAGTCATCACCAAAACCTCCACCAAGGTTCTTTACAGAGTTGTTCAATTTTTTCAACACCGTATGTCGCTTCTAACTCTTCTGGTGTTGGAGGAGTCGGATACCAATACTCTTCCAAAGATGGAAAGTGCTTTAGAATTTCATTACGGGCAGCAATAGCAACCTCACGATGTTCCTTCTGTGTGCCTTCTTCTGCACGAACGTCAATGTAATGAATCCACGAACGAAGCGTCCCTGCCATATATAGACGAGTAGAAGTTAGACCTTCTGGTAGAACTGCTCTGGCTTGCTCTTTGGCAATGCCACGTTCAATTGCTCTCTTATATTCTTCTAATGCAGTAAGTGCTACTTCATTCTGACTTGTTCGCCACTTATCTTGTAAGTCTTTATCATCCGTCTCAATACTATTCTGACGGTTCTTGGCATCCTGCAATCGTGCTTCTCTCGTTACGAACTGCATGTCCTTAGTTGGATCAGCATAACGCTGTGAGAACTCTTGGAAAGAGAATGAACGGTGACGAATGATCTGATGTGAAATGTCTCGGGTTGTATTGATTTCCATTGTGATAGAAACCATTTCAAAAGGAGACCAGTGCTTGTGTTTGATTAGATACTTGAGGAGCTTAGGTGCTGTTAGTGTGTTATTCTGATTGCTTGGGTTTGATACTCTGGCTGTGTATGCTAGAAATTCTTCGGCATTCATATAAGGACCAGTCGAGACTTCTCCTGTCTTGATCCACGATCCACCTTGAGTGTTCTGTGATTTGACTAATGGCTGCGTTACAGCAATAATCTTAGCGTCATTCATCGTTAAATGCTTTCTTAATGAGGTCTACTGTTTCTGTTAGACCTTCTTCCACAGTCCATGTCAATCCTCCACCAAAAACTTTAGTGGCAAGAGAACCACCGTCTATAGGATCTTCATAAACTGAAATAATCTGAGAAGGGTTAATGTAAACGGGATCGCCTTTTCTATCGGCTGCTGAATTAGTAAGTTTAACTAGTTTCATATTCTACTCCACTGGTTCATCTTCATTGTCGCTTGTAATCCTGAGAATGTATTAGTATCTATGATGTGTTGGATTTGACTTGGATGCATTCCTGCCAGAACCATTTCGTTAATATCTTTTTCCTTGATATCAGAAGGCCAAACACAAATCTTCCAGTCCATAGCAATAGTCTTCCGCATATTGCTTACGATTTGTTTGTTACGAGGTTCATTATCATATACGAAAACGTAGTCGCTGTCAAGTCCTACGACGCTAGGAGCAGTATAAAGTGCTGCATCCATAGTAGCCACACAATTATCAATAAAAAGAGAATCGATGGGCCCCTCAACCACATACAAAACGTGACGAGGATCAATTCTATTCCAACCAAATATTTTAGGATATACTTCATCAGCCTTAACCGTGATGTATTTGATCTTCGAGGCACCTATGGCCCTTCCTTGAACACCGAGGATATTATCTTCTCTGTCATAAAATGGAATGATAATGCGTTCTTCTTTATATAGTGTCTTGTCATTGTTTGGGAACGTGTCTTTAACAAACTTTGCAAAGTCATCGGTATAGAAAAGACCTTCAATAGGAACCTTGCGATCCTCAAGATACTTCCTAGCAGGATGATTTGAATTTAGATCCTTGATAGGTGTAGCATCAAGCGTCTTTGATTGTGGCTTAAAGACTGGCTTAGTGACAAACTCACTAGCATCAATCTTTGTATTAGACTTTATCTGTGTAAACGATTCTAACTGATACTCATTGTATAGTCCGGGATCAATAACCTTAATAAACTTTTGCAGACCCATTGTGGTTCCACAGTTATGACACATAAAGCCAAAGTGTTCCTTGCGCTTATAGATGTAACCACGTGCTTTGACTTTATCCTTCTGGGAATCTCCGCAGACTGGACAACGGAAGTTCCAAAGGAATTCTCCTCGCTGCTTGAACTGTGAAAGTTTAGGAGCGAGGAGAGTAATGTATTTTTTATCAATGTATACCGACATGATTCACCTGAACATAATGAAGTAGCATATTAAACCATTCTTGCTTCAATGTCAAGATTTATTTTTTAAGGTATGGTTTAATCTGAGTGAGAATGTCCTTAAGATTGTCAATTTCCCGTCTGAGGTTTTGACGATCTTCATCCACTACAGGAATTCTGGAATCGAGTTTAGACTTGATTGCCTCTGTAGTCTGTTCAATGTGACTTACCTTTTGTTCAAGGTAAGTTACTCTTTGACTTAATTCCATATCTTTCATTCTAAAATCGCCAATGGTCATAAAGTAAGCGGCAATGAGGCCGCCTATAGCAATTAGTGCCGTGATTAGATGTGGCACCTTATCTATTACTGTACCAACTTCATTTTCGTCGTCGTTGGTTTGTCTAACCATTGATAGTTCCATTCCTTTCTTCCTCTACTTTTTATGTATTGATCTTTTATAAAGATCCACTGTCATATCGTTATGCTGTATGAATGATGAAGTCAGTTCTTTTGTAGTCTGTTTAAGATCATCAATCTCATCTTGTAAGTTTTTTATAGTTGCTTGTGTAGTTGCAAGAGGTCTAGAACCATGTAGATCAATTTCGGTAAGTCTCTTATCACTATCATTCATTCTTTCAGCCATTATATTCATTCTTTGATTTAAGGTTTCTAATGTAACTCTTACATTACTGAAACCCCAAACGCTTGCACCGATAATGGACAATACACCTAAAATAGTAGATACTGTTTGCGGAGTAAAATCCCATTGTGATCTTCTATCTACTGTATGTCTTCTTTCTTCTCCATCCCAATTTTCAATATTATCTTCTCTTTCATCGTCACCATCACGATCTTCCCTATGATGGTATGCGTTCATTTATATCCTTCTTTCTATTATTCCTGATTTGGATTGAATGTCTCCATTTCTTTAATCTTCTCTTTGCCTCTCGACCAAGATGAAACGCCAAGAATAGCACCCATCGAAATATGAAATAGACCACCAGCACCTAGCGTTAGTGGTTTCCAACCTTCAATAAAATGATCTGTATTCATCAAACCTGCATACCAACCAAACCAATCATGTGCTATTGGAGCAATAACGAAATCAAACATACAAATGATAACATACATCCAAGCAATAGTGGCACGCCAGTATCTGGTATACCACCATTCATGATCATATACGGAGGTCACTTTCTCCAAGCGCATTGAAAGTGCATTGGGTCCCTATCACCTGGACGACCTCTCCACCATAGACCATGCTTCTCTAATATATCAGCAAACTCATGATTTAACATTCCCTCTCTCCAAGTAGAAGGGAATGGATTTCTTGCAGGATCGATATCAATAGCAATGCCCCAAGAATGAACTGATAGTCTTGAGCCGCCTCTCATTGGACGATAGTTAAATGTGCCAGCGCAGATATCAAGATGATTCTCTTTAATCTCTGCTGGTGTGAAGTTCGCTTTTACTTCCTCAAACGCTGAAGTGTAAACAGCAATAACCTTCTTGTGAAGCAAGAGAGTTCTTAGTGGTGTTTTCTTACCATCTGAATAGAATAGAGGATAAGGTGGAGTCCACTTAACGATGTTCTCTGCATACCACTTTCTACTTACTTGTCCGTTACTACCACGAGGATCACCAAAGAACTTATTTAGATTAACTGGATCTTCGTGTGGAAATATTTTCTTACATAGTTCTGACATTCTTAACTCCTATATCTGACGTATCTCATTTCGCCTGTGCATTCGTTTCTAACTACAATCGGGCCTTTGTTCTTTCTTGCCCATTCTCTAATCTCTGCATAGGAGTCATCTTCATCAAGATATGTTCTCCAATGTTTACCTTTACGCTTGGCATGTGTGAGGTTATGAAATATCTTTGATGATACTTCAAATACTGTAGCGCCAGCAAATGTTTCTTCAGCAAGACCATTTGGAGCCTTGCGTCTTAACATACTTAGAATAACAGGTGTAGGTGTTGACTGATTTTTGTTATGCTTTCTTTGTGCTTTCTTAGAAACACCTGGTTCGCCCATTGCACCTATACCTGCTCCAGCAATAGCGCCTGATCCTACATTATTGACAACGGCCTCTTCTCTTACTTGTTTGTTATCTATTTTTCTATGAATTGCGTTAGCAGCTAGACTTAGACCACGTTGACGCTTTCTAAGATTGTCGTCTGTCTTATCCATTTCAGGATCTTTGTGCTTGCCTGCGTCTCTAAGTTCTTTTCGCTTATCATACTGATGTTGCATATTGCGTCCTGAGTCCACAACATACTTGGTTAACTTACCTATTGATGATTCTATAATTGTCTTAGTCATAGGTTCCTCAGTATGTCTGCGATAGTTAGATCGACAGGAATCTCTTCTTGTCTTATGGTATATTTATTGAATGTAAGTTTCAATCGTGTTGGCAAATAGTTTAGGTAAATGAGTAAGGTCTTTAGAATGGGATAGTCTTCATTGTCAATCTTGAGAAAGAGCATATTGACTGTTGCTTCGACACCAAAAACATTAGCAAGAATTATTACATGATTGAGGATAAGACGTTCCTTAAACTCACCTGTTTGTCGATACTTTCTCAGGAGTCTTTTAATATATTTAATATGTTTGAGATCCTCATCCAGTTCATGCTGTATAAGACGAGAAGACTCATAATGTTTTGCAGCATATAGATAGAAGTTTTCGTCGTTTAAGTCGAACATTGCCGTCTAACAACTTTCATAGTCTCACTTATCTTTTTCTTAGTTTCGTCCGACATTACTCTTCCTGTCATCCATCTACGGTTTGCTTCACCAATTTTTCTCTTAGTTTCTTCGGATAGAGGTTTGCGTTTTTCTCCTGAACGCTTCTCACTTAACTTTTTCTTTGTTTCGTCGGTATGCTTTTTACCAAGATGCGATTTTCTAATCTTTTCTATTGTTTCTGGTGATCTAGATTTCCCTTTTCTAGCGTCACTCATTTTCTTTTTTGTTTCATCAGAAAATCTGATACCTGAGACACCGTCTCCTCCATCAGTGAGATTACGAAGAATACCTGTGCCGATATCTTTACGACCATACCAACGAATGTAAAATCGTTCTAGAGCAAAAGCTCCAATCTCTGTTAGATTAGATTCCATAATGACTATTCTATCAAAATCAGGAACTTTGATTCTATGCTTCTTGCTTTTATAGTTTGATCGTTCACCCTTACCTTTGCCAATATAATAGGGTGTGCCATCTTCTCTAAGATAAGCATAAATATAGAACATGCTGTGTCTCCTTATTAGACATAGAGCGGGCAGATGCTGTAACATCGTGGCCCGCACTTTTTATTTATTCTTTACTAGACTTCTCCGGATGCATACCGTAATAAGCACCTAGGGCCATCTTCTGTCTTTCTTTGACTGACTTGCCCTTGAACTTAGGATCATCAGAATGAACGAAGTCATGGATAACATCAGCAGCAGACATGCCCTTGGTTAGTTTTTCTTCAAGGCGCTTATCAGCCATTGCAATGCCTTTTTCACGCTTCTTTGCAATGCCCTTTAGCCACTTTTCTTCATCATGAAAAGCATTACGCTTTGCTAGAGGAAGCGCACGGTTCTTTCTGTGAGCGTGTGAAGTCTCGGCAGAAGATTCGGCAGACTTCTTGTCGTCAACTGCTGCCTTCTTATATCTTGCAACAGTTCCACGACTTAGTTCGTCTAACTGAGTTTCTTCTGCCATTCTTTTTGCTTTTTTTGAGTATCCAATGCGTCTATCAATCTTATCTAGTTCTTTGCCGATATCTCTTGGTTTTTTATCATAATCTAATGACAATCTACCAGTTTCTTTATCAACCCACTTATCCGCTTTTCTAGCATAAGATTTTAGAGCAAGTTTACCACGAGTTGTATCGCCAACTTCATTAATCTGTGTTTCCTCAGGAAGATTTGGCTTACGATGCTTTCCAAGTGAATATCTAATGTTATTCTTTAGACGGTTTACTTGCTCCTTTGGAGGAAGTCCTGCTCTCTTGCCGTGTGTGTTTACAGTATGAACGCCTTGTCTACCACTATATCCATCATAGTCTTTTAGGTGATCTTCTCCATCAGTCTTGATCTTTTTTTTGCCAAACTTTCTTTTCATATGGCCACGAAGACGATGGGCACGGGCATCATGTGTTTTCCAATCAGATAGACGATCATAGGCCGCATCTGCTTCCCACTCATCGTCGGAACGCTTTTCGGACGCCTTCATTGCCTTTAGAGCAAGTTTTTGAGAGATTTCGTTGATGGTTTCTTCTTTAGTCACACCCTTCTTTTGTAGGGCACGACCCATTCTTAGGGCAGCATTTTGTGGATTGATTTTATCATTCCAACCTTCTTCGCCCTTGTGTTTTCTACCAAGAGCCATCTGAACTGCTTTACGCTTACGTTCATTTGATCCCTTCTTGGCATGACCTGTAATTGGTTCCCATAGTTCATCAATCTGTTCTTCTTTAACAGTTTGTGCTTTTGCTCCTGGTACAGATAGCTTATCTGTCAATGAACCTAACATACCACCAGATGCTTTATTAGCAGTAGATTGTGCAGTATCTTGAACGGCCTGCTGTGTTTTATTCTTATTAGTATCAGCATTGCCTCCAGTGAACAAGCCTCTGATAAAACCGCCTGCATCTTCCTTGATACCTTTATTAGAATCAGCAACGGCTTTCTTGTTACCGACTTTCTTAGGATCAGAAGTAACATCATTCATCGTATCATGAGGAGCAAGCATCTTTGCTCTCTTTTGCTGCATTTCTGCATCACACTCTTCGGCGAGCGCAAGTTCTGCCATTGATATAAGCTTATCAAGTTCTTCTTTGTCAACAACCTTAGCAAATACTCTAAATGTTCCGCCCATTGAAGGATAGGCAAGCTGGCCGCCATAACCCATTGGAGAGTTCATACCATATTGCATGAATAGATAAAACTTCCCAGGAACGTCACGAATAAATTCACCCTGGTTAGTCATGCCCATCTTGTCACCAAATTGAAGAATCTCATGAACTTCAACACCCTTTGCACCTTCAAGATAAATTCTCTTGGGTAGAATGATAGAGAAGTAAGATAGAGCCTTAGAGATTCTATTCAACGCAATGTATGGTGTAATAGAACTATCTGCCGTAACTTTAGCAAGGGCCATATTAACTGAGGCCCTTGTGTCTTCGTTGTCGAGAGAGATTGTGCCATTCGTTACTAGAGCGGCAGGCACAACATCTTCATTTAGATAATCAAGGAAAGTCTTCATTTAAGCTCTCCTTATGGTGTTGTTACGATAGCGTTTGCAGATGTAACTGTGTTTGCACCAGCTGCGGAAACGAGAACACGGAAGGTGTTTGCATTTGCAACTGCAGCATTTGCTGTAAGAGTTGGTGATGTATTGTTGAAATATAGACCAGCTGTATTGGCAACAGTGAGCCATCCACCGCCGGCATTACGCTGCCAAAGATATGTGAATGTAGCACCTGATGGTGTAGATGTTGCAACGACTGAAAGTGTTACGTTGCCTGCACCATTTGTGCTTACTGGCTGAGTTCCGATTGCTAGTCTATAATCTGGGAAATATGTGTCATCGGTACCGTCTGGTGAACCGATTGAACGACCTGCAACTAGAACTTCGTATGTTACACGACCAGCACGAAGACCTGTGCCTTCTTTACGAAGGACCCAGCCAGCGTGTGGAATTGTTGGATTAGCTCTTACTTCGTTAACGTCGGCAGCGAACTGTCCGATAGCGACGTTAGGGAAGAAATCGCCTGGTGTAACATTCTTATAAAGCGAAGTCTGATTCGCTGATGTGATTGACTTGTTGACTTGCATGACTGCTGCAATGTCTGAATTAGCAGCGTTGTCTACTTTACCCCATAGTGGCATTTTAGTTTTCCTTCTTTATGATGATTGTTGCTGTAACCCGTTGCCAAGAATATCCTTCTCCGGATTAATCTCGACAACATCGCCCTGCTTCTTTGTTTTGTTCACTTTATTAACTACCTGCTTGGTTGCCTCTTTGGCTTCCTCAGCTAGTTTCTTTGAAGCAGCATATCTATGACGAGAGGTGCCAGCTAAAGATGCTGGGCCTCTATGCAAGGCACCTCTCTGTATTTTCGTTCTTTTCATTAAACGATCCTATACTTACTTGTTCCAACTTGAACTGATTCACCAAGCTGTACAGATTCTTCAAAAGTACCGCCTGTTACCATTCCACCCTTTGGCTTAGTAGCTACTGGAGGAGCTGAAGGAGTATTTACCTTCTTCTCGAAAGCATCGACGCCGCCTGGAGTGCTATCCTTTGAAACGCCTAGTGATGGTGATGTAGCTGGCTTATCTGTTGGCGTTGGTCTATCAAGCGAAACTGTGTTGCCGCTAGTGATACCCTTTTCGCCGCCCGTGTTTGGACCTGCTGATGTAGTTTCTCTATCGACTGGTCTTGCTGGAGAATTTGGAACTGCAGAAGACTTCTTATCAATTGAAGCAAAGTCTTTACCTGTTGCTGTTCCATACTTGCTAATACCTGTGCTTGTCTTTGTTGCAGCTACTGGTGTGCGAGTACCCGAATCTGTGGCTGTAGATGTTGCAGCAGGTTTAGAAGCAGGTGCCGAAGAACCCTTAAGTGCGGTTGAATAAGACTTACCGTTATAAGAAAATGTCTTTGCACCTGATGCTCTCTGCTTGGCAAATTCAGCACCAAATCCAGATACTTTAGGCTTAGCTCCTGCTGATGGCATAAAGGTTACTTGCTCTTCCATATGCTTTGCACGAATACGCTTAAGAATAGCACCAGCCACTCTCTTACCACGTTCTTCTGAACCGTAGCGTTCACCAGCCTTAGCAGCAATCTTCTTGAATGACTTGCCAGGCTTTCCTAGATCCTTACCAGCACGACCAGCCTTTGCTGAGTATGCTGCTTCATCAAGTTCGTAATCTTCTTTAGCAAATCTGCCTTTATTCATTGACATATAGTCTTTTCTCTCTTTCGTGCCCTTTTTAGATGTAGGCTTAGAGAACTTGCTATACACACGCTCTTTAGCAGATAGATAATCACTTTTTCCACCATGTCCTCTACCAGAGGAATCTACCTCGGCACCACGCTTTGCTTGTGCTGCTGTTTTTGATCCAAACTTTTTACCAATTCTTGAAAGAGTCTTTAAGGCCTTTTTACCTGAACGCTCACCATAGTCATCGTTAGGATTCTGTCCTTCACTACCCCAACCCTGATTGTATTCACCTCTGTGCTGCGATTCACGCTCACGATAGGCACGAATGGCAGTCTTCTTTGAGACTTCATCAATCTGTTCTTCTTTCAACTTACCAAGATGTGCAGCAGTATCTTTTGCACCATGAGTAACAGTAGTTTTCTTACCGCTACCAAAGTGTGCAAAACCATCAGCATCAACATAAGCCGATCCATGCTTTGGATGAGAATAAGAACGACCAAAGCCTGTATCAGATCCTTTACGACCAGCGGTGAAGCCTGCTGCTTTTAGTGCCTTGTGTGCACCTTCGTCAATCTGTTCTTCTTCCTTAAGCTTGCCTGCCATCTTAGCGGCACGAAGACGAGAACCCCAAACTTCGTCTTTTGGTGACTCAATCTTGCCGTCCTTGTCATAGTCCTTCTTAGCTAGTTCTTCTTTAACACCCTTAGTAGTTAAATCCATTCCTTTATATGGATCTATTTCTTTTGATGACATGCCTCTACCAACAGGAGGAAGTTTTCCATCAGGAGTCAACTTTCTTCCTGGTATAGTATCATCACCTTCCTTCATACACTTATATGCTTCCTCAAGGCGAGCATCATATGCCGCAAGGTGTTCACGAACAACTGCCTTGCGTGAATATACACCGAACTCCTCATTGACGAGTGCTTCGGCCTGACGGCGAACTTCGCCATCCTTCATGGCTCCTTCTACGGCTTCAAGAATGGGATCATTCTTTGTATTAAATCTATTTGAAAACATTTTTGATTCCTTTTAAAAGTTAAACTGAATTACTTCTTGTTATTTAGCTTATTTCTAGCTTTGACTTTTCTGAAAATGCTCATCTTCTCGAATTCCGCATTTACATCAGGTCTTACATCATCAATGTTCGACGCATTGGGTGTTGAACCCATAGACCCCATATACGGGTCAATCAAACTTTCACTTTTAATTCTATTAGCCGTTTCCCTCATCTTTTGATCGGCTAGCTCTCCATACTTCTGTTTAAATCTCTTTCGGGTTTCTTCTTTGACCATCCAGCGGTCGATCGGGGACATATTCATGAATGGATTTGGATCGGAAGATGTGTCACCGACAAATGATGGATTCTTAGCCGATGTAAATGTCTGGCCAAGACGATCACCCATACCAGGAAGATTGCCGAAGACTTTAACCTGCGGCTTGTAAATGCCCATCTTACGACGCTTGCCTGGCTCTTGACCAGGAGTATCTTTCTTATAACGATTTGCAAGTTTCGTTGTGCCAAAGTTACCAGCGCCACCAACTTCGTTTAGCATTTGCTCAAATTGACGATCTGATTCAGCTAGAGTAAACTCCGCAATCTCTTTTGAGACAGATGACATTAGCTTGTCATATGTTTCTTTAATGACCGTTGCACTTTGATTAAGGTCCAGATCATTCTTGACCTCGATAACTTTTTCAAATATCATATCATACTTGGAAAGATTATCCTGTGCATTCTTCCACTTGGTGAAACGAACTGCTTCATTAATAACTCTTCCGCCCTTGTCAGCTCTGGCTTCATTACGCTGCTTGGAGACTTCATTGCTTGTATTAACGAAGACCATGATTGTTTCATAGCCTGCATTCTCTAGCTGCTCTTTAATGAAACGAATACGCTCATAGCCTGCTGAACCATTGACAACCACATTCTCATTGACTTTCTTAACGTCAAATGTGTCTGTAGATACTTCATTAAATCCATGAGGCAGAATAGCTTCTTTAAGAATCTTATCCTTGCCAGAACCTGGTGTGCCTGCAAGAATAATTGCTTTATGCTCGATGATATGAGACTTGCCAAACATATGTGGATTAGCTTTGCCAAACCAACGCATGATACGTCCAGCCATATAGTTTGCTTCGTCTTCTATTGGTGAACCTGTTGCACCTTCTTTGGCAACATCGTTTAGCTTGCCGTCTTCGTTCTGCTTATGATGCACTAGCTCATGAGCCACTGATCTAAAAACGTCCATCGGATGACGATTCTTCGTCATGATGATAACTTCTTTTGCAGAAGGTGAGTATGCAGCAAACGATGGCTGCTCTCCTTGTTCGTCTGGTTCTTTATATGATAGCTTAGGCTTTTCTAGAATGCCAAGCTTCTCACATGAAAAGTCAATAAAACTTTTAAGATGTGAGTCGAAATCCTTACGAGTCATTTCCTCGTTAAGTGATTCTTCTCTTAGCTGCGCTCTTGTTGTATCGAAAATCTTTTTCGCCAATGATTTATCTCTTGCTGCAGAGACTCGGGCAAATGAAGCAAAGTCTCCCTTACGAATATAGTTACGAAGATCCGTTCCAGACACACCTCTTTTACGAGAGCCTGATGAAACGACCTGAAATTTCTTGAATGGATAATGAATCTTAGGATTGAAGTCTTTTGCTGTCTTAGGCTTGACATACTTGCTTAAAGCAGTCTTAAACTCTGCGACACGATCATCACCTACGACGAATGTAACATCGTCATAGCCAGCGTCAGCTAGTTGCTTGCAAATGATAAAAGCAGATTTAGCCGAAGCATCGTTTACAAAGTTAACGCCAGGAAATATCTGACGAAGAAACGATAGCTTCTGTCTTGCTGATAAAGGATTCTTAGATGGGTCTTGTGATTGGGAAGTATAGATACGATGCTCGGCACCAAGCTTTTGAGCTAGTCTAACTGTGTAGTTGATTAACTCTGCATGCCCAATCGTAGGTGGATTATAACGTCCAAATGTAAATACAATTTTCTTCATCTTACCTCTGCGGTATCTTATTGTTTATTTATAAGTCTTTTTCTTTCTTGCAGCCTTAACAATCTTCTTGATTGTCTGAATAATAGGCACGGGCTTAGTCTCTGGATGACCAGTCTCACAACCACAATGCTCTTTGACTTTCATTTACTTTCCCCAGTTCTTTGTGGCTAGGAAGTTTGCTCGACTAAACTCCATGCGGTCGACTAGCTTTACTGCATCACCACCAGATGACCAAGCAGCAACATATCCCTCAGGGGTTGTTACTTTATAACCGCCTGAAGGTGTGTGTAGAAAAGTTCCAATGTCATTAACCTGATTAAACTTTCTAATCAAAAGCAGCTTAGCATCAATCAAGAGATTTTGCAATTGATAGATTAATCTTAGTCCTGCTTGATTGTTATGAAACCAACGCATGACTGCATCTTTTTCTTTTCTACGATTTGCTTTAGTATCAGGACGTTTAGCGTCATTAATAGTCTTATTGTATTTAGCAGCAACGAAATCCATTACCTCTTTAGAGAAGTTAGAACCCATATGCTCACCAGAACGAACCTTTTGATTCATATAAGTCATAATAGGAATACGATATGTCTCGTTTGATGCAATTTGGTTGAGCAATGAGGCTGGAATAGTTCTAAACAAAGAACCTGCTTGTGATAGAATGTCGGTTAGTCTCTTATTCTCTGCTGGCGATAGTCTTGCAGCAGATGTAACGTCTAGTAATCTATTTGTTCTGAACCAAACATTTCTAGACTTTCTAAAAGCAGAAATATCAATGTCAAAGTGAGTTGATAGAGTCTGCATCGTCTTACCAGTATATGTTGTATGAAAGACAATACCGATCTGTGCAGCTTTGATTTGATTAGCCAGTGGAGTTCCTTCTGGCACAGCATATGTGATTGTGTTTGGACGAAAGGTGATATATCTTTTTCCGTCGATTGTCTGAGGACTAAGATCAGACTTAGAGAACATGAAGTCGCCATGCACAATACCTTGAATACCAAGTGCTGGTAGATACTTGAGTGCTTGTGATAGTTTATCAGCAAGACCTCCAGCATGATTAGCACGAATGTCAGCTTCCGTATAATTGAGTTTGGCATTCTTAGCAAAGATAGACTTAGAGCCGACAAAGAACTTGCCATTCTCTGGATTGATACCTGCATAGATAGCAGGCGCACCATCGAACTTGGTTCTTAGAATAAGTCCACCTCTTGCTTCCGATAATGTTTGACCATCATCAGCAAACATGTCTCGGAGAGAGCGAAGAAACTCAATAGCATTACGAGTTCCAGCAACACCGCCTTCTAGAACAGCATCCTCAATATGTGTGAGGTGACGGTCTTTTTCAGCCGCAGCTTCATTGAGATATTGTGTAAGTCTAATCAATCTAACCATTCCTTAATGTTTGAACCTGCATATGGGCTTATTGTCATTCTAGAATTTTTTACTCCATACTGTCCACGATCACCTGTATATTTTGCATAGAAAATAGGATCTTCACTACTCTTTAATCGATCACCATTTTCATAAGCATGTGCATTTGAACTATAGAGAACATATTTACTACCAGATTGTTTAATATCTATTCTACCTTGAATAACGTAACTAACATTGTTTCGTCCCATCTTGGCATTTGGTTCCCAGTCAACTCCATAGACAGCTTTATTCTTTAGCTTGGTTGAGTTCGGTCCTTTAATTTTCATTCCAGCATTATTGCCTGATTTCATACCCTGCGGAAACTTTGCTGCCATCTTTTTAATAAAATCTTGAACCTGTGGAAAGGCTTGCATCGCTGGATCGCTTATGCCTCCCCATTGTTGAAAGTCTTTAACACTCTTACCCATCTTATATGATATCCATGCGACTTCTTCGCCTTTAGGATTTAACAATGCCAGATCGGCTTTAGGTGTTCCAGGAACTTTCATACATTGACTAACATAGACAGTCTTTCCCTTGATGATCAATGGAACACCTTTAGTGTAGCTATATTTCTTAATCAGATTACTAAACATTAAGTTTAGTCTATTCACAGTTTTCGTTTCACCTTCAATACCTGCAGGTGGTCGATCGGGCTTTCCATCAAACTCAATCGTCTTCTTGAAGTCAGTTATCTTATAATAAGATTTACCAGCTACTGCTAGAAACTGAGCCTTCTGCAGTTCTTTCTGAAACTTAGAAGGATATTTTGAAGATTCAATAAGAATATTGTATTGCTCTGGATTAAATTTGAGTTTGACCTTTTCTCCAGTATTCAATTCAAACTCTTCGCCGTTCTTGAACTTTTCAGCAAACTTAACAATTCTAGGTTTGCCGACGAGTGGTCCTTTTGAATATCTTTTAAAAAGATCAGATACGGATAGTTTCATCGATTTCCTCTCGATTATAATATATTTAGCTTAATAAATAACTACATATATCGTAAGAGGAGTTTTTAAATGAGTGTTGCATCCGATCTTTATGAAGCTAACATAGCTAAGGCGATTAATTCTGTCAAGGGGATGAAAGCAACAAGGCCCTCGGCCGATACTGCGTTATCAGATGTTCTAATTGAAAAGTTTAATAATAAGCCTGCTAGAACGTGGGTCGAGGTGAAGATGAATCATACGGATAATCTTTCCAATCCTCGTGTGTTCTATGCTAAGGGAAAATGGCAAACGACATATAAGACTCCTGCCGCTCATGCTGCTGTTGATATTCTAAATGCATCCACAGATGCAAAAGATTTTATCAAAAAGATTGCCAAGTTTTCAGGCATTCCGGTTGCTAAAATTATAATTCCAACAAACAAGGGCATGCTATCAGATCCTAATGCAGTGCCTTTAGATGTTATGAAAAAGTATTTTGATCAGGATGGTGTCAATCGTTATATCGCAAATGAGAATGACTATAATCTTGGTAAACTAGTTACGGATCATTATACCATTGGTAAGAAAGAACCCGCTTACTACATGCAAGCGGGCGATGATTTCTATATGATATCAAAGAAAAATCCTCTTAAGCTTTCTACAAAGATTCCAGTTCTATCTGGGCGAGGCGACTTTAAGGTTCGAGTGGCTACCCGTTCCGAGTATTATGAGGTTCAGGCAGAGATTAAAATTAAGAACATGCCTGCAAGTCAGTTCTCCGTTAAGCCAGGATCGTCAAAGAAGAATCCGTTTTCACTTACGAGTTGATCTTAGATACCACCAAAGCTTAATCATACCAATGACTCGATTGAATCGCTCGACAATAGTAACGTCTTTTTTGTTTAGACGCAATCTCATCTGATGATTTTCTTCCTCCAAGCGAGCAATCGTAATCGCTGCCCAGCGTGGTGCAGAAAAAGAATTGACTGAGTTGTGTTTCTCAACCCAGTCAGCCAGTTCATTCATTTGATCGATTAGTTCTTTATAATCGTTTCTCATTCGCTCTCCAGTAGCTTGATTAGTTCGTCTGGCTTGGTCATGATAAACTTCTCTGATCCATACTTATTACGAACCTTGTCGATTAGCTTGTTTTTGATATCATTCTCTGCGTTCTTATTAATAGAAGAAATCTTGTCCTTGAAATAGTTCACTTCATTCTTTAGCTTGATAATCTGCTGCTCATATTCTTTATTATAAGTTCCTTTGAAATTCTCCTGAAAAGCTAGCCAGAATTGACGTAGACCATCATGCTTTGCAACACCAGCAGGCATCGTCAGATCACCAGTTTCTAGATCGATAATAAATCTACCATGAGTAGAGTGAACCTCAAACTTATTATCATGAGAATGCTTAATTGCAGAGTCAGCCGGACCAACTACACCAATTGGCATAGTATGATTTTGAATAGATATGCCTCTTTGCTGATTCACAGAAGTCCAAGTTTTTCCATCATAGACTTCATATTCATTTGTCATAGGGTTAAAACGAAAGTTACCTGTCGAAGTAGTTCCCGTTCCGTATGTCGTTGCCATATCAATCCTCATGCTTCACTATCTGAATCCAGTTACATGTACCTTTAAGTTCACAGTTCGTTGTTTCTTTTGCTAGTCTTGGAATGAACCATCGAGCATCAGCAACGTCAAGCAAACCATATAGTAGTAAAAATATCACACCAAATCTATTTGGATAATTATCGTGCCAGTGTTTCATGCTACCTCATGCGTTCCGTCGTCACAGGTATAGACGACTCTTTTCAATCCGAACTCAGCGATTGCTCTCTCACAACCAGCACACGGCTTAGCCAAGCCATACACATATTTTTTAGTGAACGGCTTTTCTTTCTTAACCCTTGCAATGTAAATGTCACACTTAGCCAGATCATCAATCTCCACTTCTCGCAAAGCATTCTTGATCGCTGCAATCTCACTATGAAGGTAGATTGCATGATCGTTCTTTGCATACTTGGCTTGAAGGGGATGGGACTTCATGCTATTCAGCCCTATAGAAATGATTCGATTCCTATAAACGATAGCAGCGGCCATCTTTTCCGATTGCGTCGGATTAGCGGCCGCTACCTTAAATAGCGTATTAAGAATGCCTTGATTGATTGACTTCATGATACATTATATACTAACTAGCTCAGGAAATCAAGTCTTATTTTTGACCCATTGTTGCCTTGAGCATCCAACGCTGCTTTTTATGAGCGGTGATCAAGTCCTGAACATAGTTCTGCCAACCATATGCCTTTTCTCTTCCTGCTAGTTCGTAGCATTCCTGAAGACAGGCTAGCACCTGCTCATTGGCATCAAAAAGATTGGAGAACATCTTTTCAGGCTTTGTAATCTGCGGATCTTCTTTAATCTCGGATAGTTCAATCATCCGTGCAAGAGACGCTGGAGCAAACGAATCCATTTGTCTAATGTGTTCTGCGACGGCATCAATCTCGTCGTGAACACTACCATAGAAGTCACCGAAGAATGCGTGATACTGTGGAAAGTTGTCTCCGATATAGTTCCAGTGATATGCATGTGACTTCATATAAAGCACAAACATGTTACCAAGAAGAACTTTTGCCTTTTCTACTACTTCATCCATTACGTTTCTCCGTCCTTGTAGGATTCCCACTTATTTAGTGGACACTCCGAATACGGAAACATAGTTTTAATTTCTAGAACACAACCGCACTCTTTACATAAACCATCGTCGTATTGATCACAGGTTTCACAAATCTTTAATCTCTCTTTTGAGATACGTTTACGTTCGGTCCAGATTGTCTTAAGTATAAGCATATGAAAAAGGGGGCCGTAGCCCCCTTCCCTTATCGTTGTAAATGTATATGATCAAAATGACCAGCTACTTTCCAAAGCACGGTATAACCTGCTGCTCTGGCCCGAGCGGCCAATGCATCGAATCTAGCTCTCATGCTAGGAACGAATGCTTCTCTATTACCGTTGCCAATGTTAATGTCAATGGCTCGGCCAGCGTAATGTGCCCATCCGTGATGAACATGATGGACCCCTCCGAACGCTGGATGCTCGGATACCCTAAATCCTGCATGTTGAAGCATATGACCGTAAGCAACAATTGATGACGACATATGACCCATTGCATGATAGGGTAGATGTGTGGTATGAATCGCATACTGTGGATGATGCCCATGAACATGGACAAAATGACCACCATGACGAATACGATAGCGAATATTCATCTGCGGCACAGTGTGCCACTCAGAACTTTCATTGCCCAGAATTTGGTCCAGAAGACTGGGTGGTTCTGGTGAATACTGATTTGGCTTCGCCATTGCATTTGTCGCTGTCGCAAACAATATTGCAACGACTAGAAAAATCTTCTTCATAACTTACCTTTCTGTTTTTAGATAACATCGTCCCGCACAGACCCACAGCAAACGAAAGATAGCGGAAAGTGGGATTGTTTTAGGCGAAATGCCTGACGAGACGATGGGGTTGGTATAGTGCCGCCATTACCTCCGTGGTCGGCACTATGATACCACACACTATGGTCGGCGTGTGGTAATTCTATTTAGCAGATACTATAGGCTTGGAAACTTATCAGCCGCAATAGATGCTGCCCAAGCTTCTGGCTTCACTCTTGGTGTAACACCAGTCATACCACGAATGTAACCTACAGCTTCCTGAATCACACAAGATGATCCATGCTTTTCGTTTGGGTTGATATCGATATGAACCTCACATTCACGATCACCAATAGCTTCTGCAAGTTCAAGATACATTTCTGCAGCCTTGTAAACTTCATTCATTAGACGCATACGAGGACGAGCCTTGTTCTGATCCCAGTCACGTTCTGTAGTGATATCTCCAAAGACCTTGGCACCGTGCTTACCTTCATAGTGAACGACGATGACAACTGCTGTATCAGAGAACCAAACTCCACCACGTCTATGACGTTCAGAGTCTGCACCAATGTAAATCTTGGTGCTGTTGCTGGTATTTTCTATGAATGAACGAACTTCATTCAGATCAAGTCTCTTACGCATATCATCCTCTTTCGATAAACTTTGTCTCCACTCGTTCTGGCTTAAAGAACTGGTTGACCGTATTGATAACTTCCTGCTGGTCATAGGGCTTGCAAGAGAACACATCGAGATAAAAATTGCCTGTCTCTTCTGAGAAGTGACCGCAGATATTGCTTGTCTCAATTAGCTGCACAAGCGTATAACCAAGCTTGTCGTCTTCACCAAAGTGAATAACAGCAGGTTCACCATATGCCTTCATGTCAATACGATTAACGAGCGTCTTGGCAAACTGCTCGATGTTTGGTCCGCTTGAAATTAGCTCAATCGGAGCAGCATAAGCGTCGATAATTAGATGATAACCCCAAGCCATGATTATAGTTCCTTCTGCGTCTTCTTAAAAACTTCAATGATCTTCTGAAGCGTAACTGGATTATATGTTACCTCGTCAGCGGATGAGACAAAACAAATCTTCTTATCCTTTTCAGCGGTAATAACCATAGAGCGACCACCAGTCCATAGCTGAGTCGTCACACCATTCTCATTCTTCATATCTAGAAGATGAAAGTAACCCTTCTCATGAAGGACTTCTTCCATTGAAGAAGGATCACCACATGGTGTCTTTTCTTCTTTTGTTGTTTCGGCAAATGCAGAGGTAGTGAATAGTAGGCAGGCAATCATAAAATATTTCATAGTTCACCTTTGTGGTTAAGCCGAATCATGTTCTGATATGAGACAAGAGGAGCATCGTTAGCTGCACTCTTAGCTTTGATTATATACTTTCTTGAATGATCTGTCAAGAGTCTATCGAATCCTTGAGGGATATGAATGCCCTTAATAGCATTTACAAAGACTAGATATTGAGAACCAAACGTATCAACGAACCGTGCTTTGGCTGCAATCTCATCTTTTTCATCCAGTATCATAATGGCACGAATATGACCTTCAGTGTCATTATGGTCAAGTGTTAATGTATAGTAGCACATTTTACCCTCGCCAAAATAGTATGTTGGAGACCCCGTTAGGGATCTCCTTTGCGTGATTATTTATCACTTCTTTGTAGTGACTTCCTGCACCTTCTGAGCGACCTTCTGATAATCGACTTTGCCGAAATTAGTTGGACGCTTTGGAGGCGTAGGCACATCAACATACTTTGTAATTGGAGGAGCGATTACGTCTCCTGCAATTGCGCTACCACCAATGAGCATGGCAGCAAGTGTTACGATTAAAGTTCTCATATATTATCCTTCCTAAAGTTAGCGAAGTTGTCATGCAATATTGCATTGCACAATAGTATATAGTCAAATCACATGCTCGTCAATGGTTTCCTTGAAAAAATTTTGCATAATCTTTTCAAACATTTCATTCTTCATGCCTAGATCCTTCCAGAGGACAAAGTCTTCCTTGAGATTCCGAATCTGATCCTCTAGAGCAGTAACCTCATCTTTAGCTTGAATGGAATAGCCACGCTCTTCCAACTCATCGATTAGTTCGTCAGTGTTAAAATCATCAAGTTCAACATCAACAGCAACTTCGGTATAGATGGTAGGCATTTTCTATCTCCTAGTTTAGTCTCTGGACTGTGACAGTCGAAGTAGAGCCCATGCCGATAGTCCTAGCGGCACCATAAGAAAGATCAAGTGAGCGACCACGGACAAAAGGTCCACGATCATTGACGGTAACAGTGACACAACCATGATGACAAACTCTCAAGTGGGTACCAAAGGGATATGTTCTATGAGCGGCAGTCATAGCATGTGGATTGAATACTGCACCAGATGCTGTATGACGACTTAGACGCTCACCATGCCCGTAGAACGAAGCAACGACACGATTGCTTCCACTAGCATGATTGCTCCAGTAAGAAGACCAATCAGAATCAGACTGACCTTGAACTGCTCTCGCATGTCTATTTCTTCCTTGTGTCGATTGTGGCGGTGAGTGAACGCCAAAGATACCACCGAAAAAATCGGTAACGGGGTCGGCGACTGCCGAAGTTGTAAGGGTGATAAACACCGCTGTGGTTGTCAAGAACTTGTTCATAATATATCCTTTGTAAGTGGATCCCCCGCTAGGACTCGAACCTAGATAGCAAGAACCAGAATCTAGCGTCCTACCAATTAGACGACAGGGGAATAAACCTTTAGCAGTAAGTATAGGCTACAATGTAACCCCATGAATCATACACAGGACAATTAGCAGCACCATAATAACGCTGTTGAGAAGCAATAGCTCCACCAAGCAATCCTAAGCCGAGACCGATTCCAGCAGCAGCACCGTAACCACCCCAGCCGTTGTTCCAGCCTCCACCCCAACCACCATAATAATTGTAGTTATTATAGACAGGACCACGCCAGCCGTAACCTCCATATCCACCACGATACCATGCCTGAGCTGGCGTAGCGAGTAAAGCAAGAGCAATAATAGCAGCGATTAACTTTTTCATTTTACTTCTCCAAGTTTGGTGCGTGGGGTAGGAGTCGAACCTACAATGTTACCGCAAAGGGAACGGATTTACAGTCCGTCACAACACCACCGTCGTTGTCGCCCACGCATGTTGGTTGTCCTGGTTGGCTTCGATCCAACTACCTCAGTCTTATCAGGACTGCGCTCTACCGATTGAGCTACAGGACATTAAAACTCTTTACGAGCCTGGTTGCACTCGAAGGTATACCAACCTTCGTTACGAAACGCATCAATGATACGGTGACGATCATCAAAGATGGCGCCAACTTTATAACCAGGATGATCAACAAGCCACTGCTTGATGATATCGACCTTTAGAACATCGTCATTACCACGATGACCCAGAGGACGCATATAGACACTATCGGATATATCAAACTCGATATGCTTATGCAGCCAATCAAGTGTATCATCACGGAACCGCTCGTCACGGGCAGTAACAATGATAACTCTATCACCAAGCACCTTGCAGCGATCAAAAGCGAGAGCATGAAGAACATCTAGAACTGCCTGGTATGGCTCATCCTTATGCTGTTCCGCAAAGAAAGCGTCCCAGTTCTTTTTACCATCTAAGTGATGCTGCCGATGCTCATTATCCGCAAGCGTTCCGTCAATATCAAATACCCATACCTTCTTCATCTATTCCTCTCTTTTTCACATTATGTTTCATTATACAATAGGAATAGAAGAAAGTCAATATATTCCTGGTACTGGCGCCAGGTATCGATCCTAGTCTAACTGTTCCACAAACAGTAGTGCTTCCTTTACACCACGCCAGCAAAAATGGAGCTCCTGGTAGGATTCAAACCCACAACCCTCGGTTTCGAAGACCGATGCTCTATTCAGTTGAGCTACAGAAGCAATTGGTACCCTCGGTCGGAGTCGAACCGACAACTACATAATTTTGAGTCATGTGCCTCTACCAGATTGGGCTACGAGGGCAATCTTTCTTGAACAATAATCAAAACTGGATAGCATGTTCTTTTATCGAGATAAATGCCTGGATTCCAGTTAATAGGATTGTTGTTTTTTATTCTCAATGGCACTTCACAATAGAAGTCAACTTGTTTTGTTGCTCCTATAATACCGCCTACATGTTTCATGGTGCTTCCCCTAAGAATCAAACTCAGTCCTACTGTGCTTCAAACAGTCGTGCGGATCACCTACACTAGAGAAGCGAAAAGTAAGTTGCCGGGTGCGCTATCTATCTCGTTAAGCATAGAGGAAGCGTGGCAACTCTTATTTAATGGTGACTCCAACGAGATTCGAACTCGTATTGACGGCTTGAAAGGCCGCTGTCCTAACCGTTAGACGATGGAGCCGAAATGGTGGACAAGAGGGGACTCGAACCCCATCTATCTAGAATGCCCCTGGCACTTGCCCGTTATTGGTAGACCTGGGGAATTTTGAAATCCCGACACGAGGATTAAGAGTCCTCTGCTCTGCCTCTGAGCTACAGGTCTATAAACTGGTGGAGGATACCGGGATCGAACCGATGACCTTCTGAATGCAAATCAGACGCTCTCCCAACTGAGCTAATCCCCCTGGCGACCTTGATCGGTTTCGATCCGACTACCTCCAGCGTGACAAGCTGGCGCTCTCCCGATTGAGCTACAAGGCCTTGGTGCCCCTCCTCCGATTCGAACGGAGAACCTTCAGTTCCTAAGACTGACGCCTCTGCCAGTTGGGCTAGAAGGGCATATTGGTAGATCCTGACAGGTTCGAACTGCCGACATTCTGCGTGTAAAGCAGACGCTCTACCAACTGAGCTAAGGATCCATAAACTTATAAGATAGAGGAAGGGCGCTACTCCTTCTAAGGGTCAGATCGTATGCCCCACCTTCCTAGGCCTCGACGCACCCATAGACGATCAATCAAGGTGGCTGTGCTTCGGTCAGGCATGTCTAGGCTTGGAGGCCCTGCTATACATGCTACATCTATCTATCTCCTAGGCTCAAGAGAAATGCTAAAATCCCTATTGATATCCATAACACAAGTAGTAACTTTAGCATTCTTTTGACCTAATCTTTGGCGGAGGATAAAGGAATCGAACCATCACCCTTTCGGGGGCAGCGTTTTCAAGACGCTTCGCTCACCATGAACGCTATCCTCCTGGCGGATCGTATTGGAGTCGAACCAATTGAACCTTGCGGTTCTACGGTTTAGCAAACCGCTGCATTACCATCCTGCCCACGATCCACATAATCATTACATGCCGAACTGTGCCTTAACACAAACAACAGCAGCATCGAAAGCAGCACCAAGACGAGCATCAAAGTCAGCTTCATGTCCTGCCAAAACGCTCTTAAGAACGTCTTCATTTACACCTGATAGAAGTGCTTCACGCATTGCTTCCACTGCTGCGACCTTTGTCTGTTCTGTAATCTCAAACATTTAATTATCCTCTTCTGTTGGTCGGGGTAGCAGGATTCGAACCTGCGACCTACTGACTCCAAATCAGCCACGCTAACCAGACTGCGCTACACCCCGATATATTATAATGAGAGTGGATAACCCCTCCATGTCTTCTCGGCGATCAACCCGATATCCCACTTCAACGGCAGCGTCCTGATAGTTATCCACTCACATTATAATACTGGCACCGGAGTGAGGATTCGAACCCCAACTAAGAGTTTTGGAGACCCTTGTGCTACCATTACACCACACCGATAAACTGGCGGCCCGTTAGCCATTGACACAAGGCGCTCACGATGGAAGGCGAACCCCTAATGTTGACCCCCGAAAGATTTATATGCCGTGACGGGCCAAGCACGGTTATTGGAAGCGGGTGTGGGATCTGCCCCCACTTCTAGGTGCGTATGAGGCACCTGTGATACTAAACCACCCACCCGCTAAACTGGTGGGGACATTTAACGTCGGCCCCATGGACGAACTCGTCGGGAGTTACTACTATCTCCCAGCCACTATTTCGTTGTGGCAGATTATTGAACTGATAAGACGAGTTGTCTTCTGGACCTCCGAGTAGCCAGATACTCATGTCTATATACCTCGACAACTCAGAGAATATATAGTGACCATAGGGCGTTCAACTCCTATGATGGTTATTGGAGCGGACGGCCAGTAACGCTCTGGTCCTCTCTAGATTGGAAGTCTAGGGCACATCTATCTATACCACGTCCGCAATAACTCTACCTCTATACCATCCTTCGGGTATAGCATCTACTCTTTTTATCTTTTTACTCTGTTTGCCATCTGTTATCCACATAGTACCGAACTGTGAGTTTCCACTCCCCGATTGTATCACTGAGTTTTTCGCTCCAATCAATCGTTTCGTTTCTTCTCTATGTTTTTTGCCCGTCCAATCAGGAGCGGACATTCTACCTTCTTTATGTAGTCTTCTATTTTGTTCCGAGGTTCTTTGTCTATTATGTAACAACTGACCTGGATTAGATACTCCATATTTTTCTTTTATAATGTTATCTGCCTTCTCTCTACCTAATCGATGAAGACTTTGCATAATATCAGCTTTTGGAACAAGACCAAGCAATCCTTGCCAAGCAAGTTTATCTTTCTCATTACCATATTTCTCATACAAGATTCTGTGCGCTTCGGCATGTTCCTCTATCGTCAGGTCAACGATGTTTGTTGAATCATCTGTTCCGCCCATATGCCTCGGTATAATGTGATGTTTATGCTTTATACTCATTACTCTCTATAAAAGTGGTGCTGGTAGCAGGAATCGAACCCACGACCTGATGCTTACGAGGCAACTGCTCTACCGTCTGAGCTATACCAGCATGGAGGGTCCACCGAGATTTGAACTCGGAACCTTGGGTTTAAAAGACCCTTGCTCTACCTATTGAGCTATGGACCCATATAGTGGTGAAGCAACTTGCCGTTGCTTGCTTATCCGACGTGGCATCATTCCAGTAGACCACTATAGTATTGGCTTCCCGACCTGGGCTCGAACCAGGGACACAGCGATTAACAGTCGCTTGCTCTACCAACTGAGCTATCGGGAAATGTTCATTTCTTTCATAAGTGTTCTCCGCTTTGCCTATTTCAGCTTATCCAAGAAACGACCTAGCAAGTTTGCAACCATGTTCTCTAGGCGAGAACACTTATGAAAGAAATGGAGGGGCATCCCGGAGTTCAACCGGGTTCTCAAGGATTTGCAGTCCTGCGCCTTAGCGTCCGACTCATGCCCCATTGTATTAGTTAACAGGAACCTGATAAACAGCGGTTCCACATGACGACTTCACAACCATCTGACCTTCCCAAGGACGAAGCCAACCATAGTGCCAAGTTCCCTGGACACAATACAAGCCACGATGAACTGGAACGGACCAATCACCAGTGAACGGCGGATCCTGAACAGGATTCTGGTAAGTGCCATACGGAGCAGCGAAAGCAGCACCCGAGACTAACATAGCGATACCAATAATTGCATACTTCATTTCACTATCTCCATTTATACGCATTAAGAAGAAGAAACGCTCCGTCATTTACCAAAGGGTTTAACGGATACTTAATGCCAGATGTGCGATCACCCAGAATGTTCTCCCCGTTTCGCATACGGGTACCGTCCTTCATGTCAGTTAAGCTATCTTGTATTCCTTGTAACGTCTCTGTAACATGACAGAAGCCTTACCCTTTATATCCTTCTCTTTGAAGGACTCATACTTGGTCCAAGCAGACTCGAAATTCTTAAAGGTGTTCTGGTATAATACCTTCTCACCCTGAGCCATTTCGACTATCCAGTAGGATTCTCTCTTTACGTTCTCGTCCTTCATCGTTCGCACTCTCCGAAGTTTCATTGTTGCATCATTATATAGCACACAAACAGTAATGTCAAGCGATATTTTTACGTTTTTTCTCACTTTTTTGGTAGGGGTGCAAGGATTCGAACCCTGTCGAGAACGGTAATCTGCCGCTAGAAGGCTTATAAGGCCTCCCTGTGTACCAACACCCACCCCCAAATTGGCGATCCCGGCACGATTCGAACGTGCGACCCTCTGCTTAGAAGGCAGATGCTCTATCCGGCTGAGCTACGGGACCATTGATTCCTAGAAGGCGATAGAACAGATCAACATGCCTATCATGTTTCCTGTTAGCCATCCCCATAAGATTGACTTGAACATTTCCAAGCGAAAGTTTTGTTTCTCGATCATGTTTCCATTATATACGGTCGCTAAGGAATGTCAAGGCACTCTGACTACTATTCCTCCACGAACTCCGCAGCGAATGCGTCATTGATATCATAGGAATGTGTCTTTTTTAAGATGAAAGCAGGAGTAAATCCTGCGAATCCTCCACCACGTTCCAGAAACGTCGCAAACTCTGTTGCATCTTCCTCAAACCAAAATTCACCAACAATCTGTTCGGTTGTCTTCTCATTGACAAGCCACTTAACGTCTTCGTTTTCATCAAACTCTGGATAATATGTATATAGCTTCATACTTTCAATCCTTTAAACTTGTTATTGCTGGTTGATGTGTTTCCAAATCTAGGCTTTGGCTTTTCTTCTTCCTCTTGCCCGGAGTCAACAATGTCTTGTGCTGATTGTTCTACATCATACAACTTCATGCGTGATCTGTCAACCCCAATAATGAATCGTTTATTTAATGATGGATCATTGTAACGATTCTTTAGCTGCTTGAACATCAATTGGTTTAGTTGTTCCAGTTGCTCATTGGTGATTGCTGCAAGAAACAAGTCCGCAGTTGCAGGTAGACCAAACGACTCTGCAGTATCTGTCATGTCAGGATCAGACGAACCGTAACCGCCTCTCGTTAGCTGTGTAGCTGTCCAGAGTGGGACATTATATTCAACTGCAAGTCCTCTAAGTTCTTCTGCAATTGCCTTGATGTATGTATATGAGTTAGCAACTCCAGGCTTCACTCTTGCAGAAGCACAGATGTTAATATAATCAATCAGGATAACATCAGGCACAAAACTTTTCTTGAGGCTTAGCTCATTGAGCAGACTCTTGAAGTGATTGGTCGATGCAGTTGTAGTTGGATATTCCTTGATGATAAGCTTGCCATCGGTCTTCTTACGAATGTTGCCAACCTTCTTATCATATAGATCCTTTGGAAGAACCAAAAGGTCGTCAATTGTTACATTTAGAAGGTTTGCATCGATTCTCTTCGCCACTTCTTCCTCTGCAAGTTCAAGAGTTATGTATAGAACATTTTTACCTTGATTGAGATAAGCAGCAGAAAGATGACAAAGAGTAAGAGATTTACCGACGCCAACACCAGCCATGACAACATTAAGCGTCTTTCGTGGGACTCCATTCTTTGTAATCTTGTTAAGAAATTCCAGATCAAAGGGAAGCTTCTCCTGCACACGGTGATAATACTCATAACGATTATCTGCATTGTCAAAGTAATCATGACCAACATTAGGATCAAACGAGATAGACAAGGCATCTGACAAAAGAGAAGGGATTGCTCCCTTAGTTAGTTTGCCCTTACCATTCATAATCTCCAAAGACTCAGTGATCGCCAGATAGATTGCCTTCTCCTGACAAAACTTTTCGGTTGTGTCTAGAAGCCAATCTGGATTTGTCGAATCTGTGTCTTTTTTGAGAGCATCTAATGTCTCTTGGATTTGCTTGATTGTATCATCCGTGCCACCACGGATTTCATCAACCGCAATAGAGAGAGCATCAAAGGTTGGTTGTTGATTATACTTGAGGACGAAGTCGGCTACTTCTTTATAAAGTAGCCGATCTTCTAGACTGGTAAAATACTCCTCTTTAAGGAACGGTAGGACCTTCCTCGTGAAGTCTTCCCTCTGAATTAGGTTCTTCAGAATTATTTGTTCCAGTCGTAGTTTCACTCGCATCCCCCAGGTCTAGCAACATCGCATTAAGAATCAATCCTAGAATATCATTGAACTTCTGATTCTTTCTTAGTGTAATCATCGAAAGGTCATTCGTCTTCACGATATCATAATCATACTGTAGTCTAGGAACATCGTCTTCACCTAACTTGAATCTTACCGTTGTATAACGATAGATGACTCCATTGAATGGTTCAATCAATAATTCAATAGGAACGGTAGATTCTGATTGATTAGCGTCAAACATATCATCCCTAAACTTGTAATCAGTTCCCGGTTCCATTAATAAGGTCCTTTCTTTTTAATACCCAATTGTTCTCTCTTGTCCCATTTAAAGTCCTTACAAGGACCATTAGCATCAACATAGTGTAAGAACATTTGTATTTGCCATTCGCCTTGAGTATATTCTCTGCGCCAATGAAATAGTTCCATTCCTCGAAACACCGCTGCATCACCAGCATCAATAGTTACAGCAATTTGATTCTGAATGTCGTTTTGATCTACCTCATAATACTGAATATTTTTCATAATATACTTGTCTCTAACTTCTAAAGATTTTTGTCTTTCTAGAAAGTAGATAGGCCAGATTGAGTTTCCCTTAAAGCTTATAGTTACAGATGCAGTAACCTCACAAGATTCTCTATCAACATGCATCCATAGAAGTTCATTAGGACGATATAATCGTGTATATGTGTAAGTTGGATGCAATTCTAATCCAATCGCTCTTTCAAAGATTTCCTTCTTCTTATAGAGATAGTCGTCAAAGAGGGCATAAGCCCCCTCTGACTTTGGACACATGGAATCTGGTGGTTCGCACTTTAGAAACATTCTTTCTGTTACTTCTAAACATTCCTCTGGAGTAAATACGTTTTGAACTAACATAAAACCATTGTCTCTAAAGAACTCATGCTGTGGGAGCATTATCTTCCTCTTCCTCTACACTATACTTTCCGTAAAGAAAGTCTGCTTCACACCCTTCATTTATAGCATGTAATAGATCACTTGTAAAGAACTTTTCTGGATTCTTTTTGATTTGCGACTCAAATGCCTTAGTTCCGTCAGGAAACTCATACTTGTTGGCAATCTTCTTGACGATACCATAACGCTCTGCAAGGTCGAGCAAGCCATAATACTTGTCCAACCCTGTTTGATAGTTGAGCCAGGTTTCTACCTTACGGTCTTCAACAGTCATACGAGACTTCTTGGTATGTGCTGTAATGACTGCACCAGTTCGTCCGTCATCATTGTCCAGAGTCTTATCCTTCTTCTTTGATAGAAAGATAATAGTGGAAGCTGCATACTCTAGTCCAGAGCCGCCACCCATCTTCTTCATTGGTACATATGAACCAACAACATCGTAAACATGGTTAGTAACAATCAGTGGTACTTTAGCCTTGCCAAGCTTAAGAGTAAGAACACGAAACGCACCACGAACTAGCTGGGCTCGGGTCATGTCTCTAGTATCTTTGCCCTCAGCAATGTCATTCATTTCTTTGTCGGTTGACAAGTTTCCGAGTGAGTCGAGGACGAACAGCATCGGGGGCTTTTCTTTTCCCTCCAGATACTTGTCCAGTATCTTGACTGCTTGAGTTCTAAACTGCTGCACCGTAGCAACAGGGACGATAGCCACACGTTTAGCATCAATACCACGATCAGTAATAAACTGCTTACTAATAGCAGACTCAGACTCAAAATAGAAAACAAATCCATTTGCGTTATCCTCTAGAAACTGCTTTACGATATTAAGTGCATAGAATGTCTTACCGACAGACGGCTCACCTGCAAGTGCTGTTACCTTATTCTGGGCTAGACCTCCATAGATCGAGCCAGAGAGCAATGCATTCATAGCATATGAGCCTGTGCCAATGAAGCCTGACACATCTCCTGCTGCTACACCGTCGTCAACAACGGAAGCGTATTCGTTATCCGTTTCAGCCAAAAGCTGATTAAAAATATTTGACATAAGTTTCTCCTTGTGTAACTAGAATAGGAATCTCCCTATCTAGAATTTAAATGTATCTGCGTCTACGTTTCTATTTTCTTTATAAAACTCCTTTAGATCCTTACCGTCTGCAACCCAAACGCTCGTTAACATATGTCTTGTAATGACACTATTACTAACGTAATCAATAGGAGGATTGTAGTCATTCTTGTCAAGAATATGAATTGGATATGTGCATTTCATTCCTTGACGAGAGAGAAAATAAGGTCCTGTGATATCCTTGACATAATGCGTCTTAGATAGTGTTTCGATATAGTTATAATTGAAACGCTTAGTTTCTTCTAAACAATCTAACCAAAACGGATGCTTTGGTTTGCTACCCATCATTGCATTCTGCACAACCTCATCATGTCCTAATGCTTGAACCATAACTAGATCAACATGACTAATTGTAGAGTGGAAATTCTTATAGCAGTAGTAGTCCATATCAACATAAAGACCACCAAACTTATATAGCATCATATATCGTGCAATATCCACTTTCATGATATCAAAAGGAAATGATGAATACAAATCCCAGTAAGGAGCAAAGTCATTATGAGCTAGATCATTTAGATCCTCGTCTGTCCAAAAGATATGAGTATATTGATCTGTAGGAAAATGTTCATACCAGGAATCTAGGCATACACTCCAGAGTGGCCCCCATTTTGTTTTATCCCTGGGAGCAGTATGGTGAATAATCTTAGGTATCATAAGTCACTTCCTTATTGTATATCTGACCCTCACAGTATATTGTATAGTAATCATTAGCTCCTGTCAAGCCCATTTGATTCATATTGTTAACTTTAGTTCGTAGTGCTAGGATATCTCCATTGTTAGCAACGAATCCGAAGTTTTCTTTTCCATAACCCACTGTAAGATTGATTATGTCTCCGATTAAACCAATTCTCTGTTCATCAAATCCAGTCTCAATTGCTCTAGCTATTGATCTTCCTAATGCAACTGGACCTGAGATTGCTGTAGGTTGAGGATAACCATAATACTCATTCTTTGAGTTTTGAATGATAAGTTTAATATGTTCCTCTAGCACTTTACAACGAGGCTTAGTAAGCTGAATACCATTCAGCACAGATAGAAAGCGATAGTTGAATTTTGATTGATCACGAAATGCACAGAAGTCAAATTGATTTAGTAATGCAAAGTCAATTGGCTGCAACCATTCAATGAAGATATCTGTATAGAAACCTCCTTGAAGATATAGAATGCAAGCCCGAGCTAAATCTGCCTTGTTTGCATATGCGTTAAGCCGATGAAATGTAGTTAATACTTCTTTGTCAAAGTTAGAATGAATGAACTCAATACATTCTTCTCCTGACCAAAGATGGTAGTCATGTTGACCATACATAACATTAACGCTCTGCATTGAACGGTTCATAGCTACGGGATTGGTTCTCATGTCTGGTATCTTCATACCATCAACAATGATAATCTGATGAACAGTCGTCATGCAACTTCTTTGAAAAATTTCTGTAACTCAGGCGAAAGTTTTTCTAGTAGATTGCCACCAATACCAACACGCACGATCTTAGCTAATTCAATGACGTTGTTGGTATCGATGGTGTTATCAGGAACAAACTCATATAGACGAGCGGGCGAATGCTTATAGTGCTTGTCTTCTTCGGTCTTCTTTTTACTCATGAGAAAAAGTCCTCTAGGCTAGATGTTCGTTCTGCTTTCCAATCAATCGCTTCCAGAATGATCTTCAATGGTTCTAGAAACGATTTTTCGAATTGTGTATTATAGTCGATATACTTGTTCAAGTCAAACTCTTTAGGGATTCCTCCTTGTGGAAATGCAATCACATTCGACTGCACAGTGTTAGGTTCTTTGAGGTGAACATACTTAATCTTTTCTCCGCCTTGAATCAACGGATACTTATTAGTAAGCTTATGCTCAGATAGAATATGATTATATACAAGAGAGCCACGAACATGTATAGGTGTTCCGCTTCCGTAAATCGTCTTCTTATCTGCATACTTAATGAGACCGTTAACTCCACGAGGAAACGCAATGTCTGCCAAAGGTAAACTTTCATATTCGGAACGAAACTGCTGAACAAACTCTTGAACTGCTGATTCGCCTTGGTCAAATATAACATCAATTGCTTCCTTTAACTTCTCTCTACATGCTGATGGGGTTGAACTCTTGACCATTTCAAGACCCATAACTTTCTTCTTTGGCTTAGCATACTGCACACCTTCGGAGTTATGGACGTTGAGAATGTAACGCTTCTTGGCAGTCCAGATTGCTTTGTCTGCCAAGACTTCTCGCTTCATGATAATCTTTTGTTGATAGACGTTAGTGTATGCACCAAGATCAGAACAAGTCTGATCAATAATTCGTTGTAGACCACTTTCACAGACTTTATCCATGAAGGCGATACCTCTTGCTGCATCAACAGATTGACCATCCTTTTCGATGGTTTGCTTGACCAAATCAGCAAGGTGCAAATAAACCGAGTCAGTATCGACTGCAATAACATAATCCTTTTCTGTCTTTAACAACTTTCGCAAATACTCATTAAGGGTCTTTTCGATCCAACGGATGCTAAGTTGACCCGTAGTCGTGACCGCAATCGCATTTCGTAGATCATAGAACCGAAAGAACTTCGATCCCATGGCGCCATAAAGCGAGTTGAGTGATACTTTCTTGGAGAGTTGTAGGTTCTTGAACTTGGATATCTTCTTCTTAAGCTCCGCTTTCGCTTGCTTGTCAGTTTCATGCTCATACTCCTGTTCAGCTTCAAGCATTGCCTTCTTATAGGCTTTACGATCATTAAACATCTTCTCAACCATTTCAGGCATGAAGCCTTGCTTGTCACGACGATAGAACTGTCCGTTCGCTGTCAAGCAGACGTTTTCATCTTTCAAGGTAGAGGTGTCGATTGAACGATTAAGAAGTTTATCAACAGTGATACCAGAGGAGATAATAGACTGCATAGCAGGAGTATAAGAATCAGGTTCGATAATCGTCTCAGGAGAGATATTTGACCCCATAATAACAGACGGGTACTCTGAATTAACGTCAAAAGAAGCCACCCAATCATGGAAACCAATAATAGGATCTTTAACGTAAGCACCGACATAAGCTGCCTCCTTTTCGTGTCTTTCGGTAGGAGGGACGACAATGTTCTTCGCTTTCAAATGATTAAAACAAATTACGTCCCACATACGGACTTGAGCAAACACATCTTCATAGTTGCATTTGTTATCATAAGAAAGGGTAAGGGCTAGTTCAATGAACTTGCCTTTGTCATCAATGCGGTCCACAAGTTCAACGTCTTTGATGTTATAGTCAATGAACTTCTGGTAATTCTCTCTATAGAGATTATGAAGTGAGCCATAATCTTCATAGGAGAGTTTACGTTCTCCTAGCTCAACATGGGCAATGTTATCCAGACGATAGGATTCTTGAGACTTACCCTCTGGAGCATATTTCTTATATAGTGAAATAAGATCGAGCGTAGCAATACCTAGAATGGTATATCCTGAGCCTTTACGACCCATACCCATATCAATCGTCTTTGCATTGATTACGCCCCAAGGAGAAAGCTTCTTGGCTTCTTTCTCGCCTAGCACATTAGATATACGATTGACAAGATATGGAATATCGAATTGCTCGACGTTCCAACCTGTGATAATGTCAGGATGATCCTGTTGCCACCATAGAAGGAACTTCTGAATCAAATCAATTTCACTAATACAGCGACAATATGAAACATCATTACGCTCAGACTTGTATGCTTCAGTACCAAACGTAAAGTAATATCCATTCATCTTCACAGTGATAGCGGTCAAAGGCTCAGTCGCATCCCCAGGATCTGGAAATCCATTCTCAGAACCAACTTCGATATCAATGTTTGCGATACGAATATGCTGAATGTCCCAGTCAATAACATCTGAAAATTCATCAGCTATAAAGCAATACTGATAGCGTTGATTGCCATACACTTTAAAGTTAGGAACATCATCATACTGAGAGGCAAACTCACGACAGTCCTTGATCGATCCTGGCTTAATAGGACCGACATACTCTCCATAGATTGTCTTATACTTCGTAGGCTTGTCTGAACGAACGAAAAGAGTAGGGTGATAGTCCACCCTACTCTTGATACGCTTTCCATTCTCAACGCCACGGTATAGGATCTTGCCACCCCACACTTCAACATTGGTATAGAATTTTGTCATTACATAATGATCTTTGTGTCTGGAACGATGATACCACCAAACTGCTGATTATACTGATTGATAAAAACCTTAAGAGGTTCTGCTGTAAAAACAAGAAAGTTCTTCGAAAGAGTGAAGTCCTTGTCCTCAGTCCATTCGCAGTATGGAGCGAAGCCTACTGAAGGATTCTTAGGATCTTCCTTGTTTGGCATAACAACAATACGAACAGGATTCTTTACTGTGACTGTGTCCTTGCTCTCAGTAACAATCTCGCCCATAATTTCCTCATTGAGGAAGCGTAGAATTTTTAGATTTGTAGCCATTAGTCAATAATCTCCATTAGATAATCATAAACACCGACAGTGACCCATTTCTCAGGAATCAATGTAGTGCGGTTGCCATTCTCATTCACGAATGAATAAGCGTTGTCTGGGTCAATGATCTTGACGATCCTTTCCCACTTTCCGTCGAGCGCCCTCTGCTTAAACTGAGTTTCGAGGACGTGCATAGTCTTTTCACTAAAGTTCATGGACAATCTCCTTAGTCCCAAAGCGCCCGATAATACTTACCGAAGAGGCGCAATCCATTGTCAATACGATCATTATAGTATGTAAACTCGTCTTTGTCAAGGTTCATTTTATCATGCCAATCATCATTAAGAATGTTCTCAAAGGCAAAGATCATTTCATTGAGAACCCAGTCCCAACGAATATGATGATAGTCGTCAACGTCCCAATCCTCTTCTTTAGGAGGAGCAGTTGTTGACTTAATGAAGTCGGGAACATCTTCATCATCAACCCAAGGAGCACCCTGCTTGGTGATACGAAGCTGATTAAGCATTGGAAGAATGATTAGAGCAAGTGTATGATCCATAGACCAAGTATCATAAGGATCGATACGAATATCAATCTTACGTTCTTTCTTCTCATCAAACCACTTGAAGATATCATTAACCCAAGTATTGGAAAGCCAGTCTCCAATCTTGTCTCGGGTATCTTCACTAACGAATGGTATCTTATCAGTGACTTGATAGACTCCAATCCAAGTCTTATACGGTCCGATCTTCACTTTCATAGTGTTTCCTTATTTCAATTTTCAAGTTGCGAACACAGGTTGCACATACAACAGAGCAACCATGCTTTTCCATGATTTCCTCAACAGACGGAAGTCTAGCATATGAAGGCCGACTTTCCATGATTTGCCTAACATTGTTGTCAGTTATAAGATTACAGGAACATAGAATCATTTCTATACCTCTACTTACATATATATTATAGCATAGATGTTCTTGGAGGTCAATATGTTTTCTTTTCTCATTTCATTCTTTACGGCAGGTAGTTTCAAATGGATAGCGATCCTAATGATCGTCTTTGGACTCGCCAGTAGTCTATACCTTAAGCATCGCCAGATTGTCGATATGGAAAAAGACTCAGCTTTACAAAAGTTTACCATCGATCAACTACAACAGAATGTCAAGGATAAGAATATCTATATCCAACAGATGGAAGAGATTAGCACAAATAAGAGTGAGATTTTGGCTAAGCTATACATCGAAAGAGATAGACTAGAAGAACAACTACAGAAGATTGACGCATCAATCAATCAACATGTCGGCGCTGGTCATGATAAACAATCCTCACAGATACTAAAAGATACAATCAAAATGCTTGGAGAAATTAAATGAAGTTTGTTGTTCTATTGTTTGCTTTGTTACTTGTTGGTTGTAATGATACTCAGCAAGTCATCACCACATACAAGTATCTAGTCGTTCGCCCCGACGAAGCTATGTATGCCTGTCCTGTATTGAAAGAGTTTCCAAACTGGAAGACGCTTACAGATGCACAAGTAGCTAAAGTAATTGTACAGCTACACAAGAATAATCTAACCTGTAAAAGTTCTATTGAATCTATTCGTAAGTTTTTGAATGATGCAGATGTAAGAATAAGGGCGAGATAAACCCGCCCTTATCTTTAGAGAGTCGTTGGTGGAGATGGATCGTGTGCGTTTGTGACGTTACCATCCTTGGCAACGACGCCCATACCAAATAGGGCAAACACGAATGGCCACACTTGATCCAGTGGAGGAAGCGGCATTGACGCAGGCCATAATCCAAAATAATTTAAAGCATATGCTACCAACGGAATCAAACCAAGAACTGTTGTTCTCCAGTTTGCTCTTAGTGCAGTTAAGTTCATTTTTACACTCCATAGCATGTCCTGGATTGGACAATACTATTTAGTATATTTTACCGCCAGAAACGCCAGTTCCAGGGTAGAAGCGAATTGAAACCAGTCTTTGACTCTGGACCGGTAATCGTAATATCAACGTCCTTACCATCAACGTCAACCTGAACATCAGAGCCGACGGGAGCCTGAACCTTTACACCCTGTGGGGTAATGACAGCACCAGGAACTAGAGGCACATCAGTAACAACAGCCTTCTTATGTGCTAGTGCGGAACCAGTTAGAGCAAACACAAGTGCAGTTGCTAGGATAAACTTATTCATTATATTTTCACCTTTCTATGTTATGCAGATTCTTCTTTTTTATCTGCGTCTGTAAAATTATCTGGATGCTTCAAGATTTCTGCGAGGAAGACAACAAAGTTCTGTAGATTTTCCTGATTATACTTTGTGCCAAGCTTACCATCTTCCCGAATGTATGATGTAAGCAAGCAGTATGCTTCATTCACAGAATCGTAACTTACCTTATCTCCTACAAGCATTTATATCTCCTTAAAAAGACCATAGTGTATTTATGCTGTCAAGTTTTCTCGGTTGACTTGCAGACTATTCTATATTCCAGTTTTAATTTAGGATGATCTTTCTCAAACTCAACAATGTATTGAGTTGCAAATGCTGTACCATCAAGCAGACATTTCATTGGAGTAGGAACGGGTGGAAGTTCTTCATGTATCAATGAAGTAAATCCATCACATGTATTTTTATTAGGCAAGGTTGCACAAAAGAATACGACTGGAACTATTAGATTTAACATCATCGTGCTACCTTGTTTAAGCATTTAAGGTCATCAGAGTCCGTTAGAACTTGAAGTCCACCTTTATTATATAGAGGCATGACACGGGCAGCCTTTGCTAGAATTGCTGCCCGTGTCTCTTCGGACTCCTTATGAAGGTTTGCCATAATCGAACGATTAGCGCAGGAAGACGCATCACCTGACATGCCTGCGGAATCGTATTGAGCGGAAGACCTATCAACTTTTAAGGAATCAGAATACTCTGCTTTCCACGAAGTATTCGCTGTCTTCTTTGCTTTGATTTGCTTTGGAGCTAGACCCATTGTTCTTAGCCACTTCTCATGCTCGGAAGTATTCGTCTTTTTAGACTTACGCTTGCGAAGATTAGTGGTAGTATAGTAAACGGGAAGAAGTGGCATAGAACCTCCATAAGTGACTTACAGTATATCAAATCGAGGGTCTATTGTCAAGAGGTGGAGGTGCGACACATTGTCGCACCATTTGTTTTAATTAAAAAACGAAACTTCCATCATTGTTTCACTTCCCGATTTAATTCTTTCCAAAAGGAATCGAGTTTCAGGAAGAATCCTTTCCATAAAGTATTTGGCATTTAGGTGTCTTTCCTTATCATCCGAAGCCATACAGATACGAACATGAGCAAGACCTAGCAATACGAGTCCGAACATTTTCATATAATCATACGATGCAGAACCAGCATTATTTTGAAGTGTCAATGCATTACCAACAAGCCACTCTGTTGCTTGTCTTAGTTCGTCTCTTGCTGATGTGAGAGGCTGCACGACTGTATGCAGATCAGCACCATATGCTTTGTTAATCAAGTCTTCACTATCCTTAAAGAAGGTACGAATAGCACGACCCATGTTCTTTGGCAACTTACGAGCAACAAGGTCAAGCGCCTGAATACCATTAGCACCTTCATAGATTTGAGCAATACGAGCGTCACGAACAATCTGCTCCATTCCGTTCTCACGAATGTAACCATGACCTCCCCAAACTTGTTGAGCCTTTACTGCATTCTCAAATCCATAGTCTGTTAACACACCCTTGAGAACTGGTGTCATCAAACCTAATCTATCTTGAGCAGCATCGCTTTTATCTTCACAAAGCATCGACGCTTCCAAGCATAGAAGTCTAGCAGCTTCGTTAATGCAACGAATATCCATAAGCATACGACGAACATCGGGATGATTGATAATGGCAACTGATCCACCTTTTGGATCCGTAAGCGCAACGCTCTGAATACGTTCTTGAGCATATGAGACAGCATTTTGATAAGCCAACTCCGATTGTGATAGACCTTGAACGGCAACACCAAGTCTTGCTTCATTCATCATAATGAACATTGCATTGAGACCTTTGCAGCGTTCACCAACAAGATAACCGTATGCTCCATCATAGTTCATAACACAAGTTGATGAACCGTGAATACCCATCTTATGTTCGATTGATCCACAAGAGACATTGTTTCTCTCTGGACCTATAAACTTTGGCACAGCAAACATACTAATGCCCTTGACTCCTTCTGGATCACCTTCAATTCGAGCAAGCACAAGATGTAGAATATTTTCCGCAAGATCGTGTTCACCGCATGAAATGAAAATCTTTTGACCTGTGATATGATATCCTTCATCACCAACAGGAACTGCCTTAGTCTTCAACAAACCAAGATCAGTTCCACAATGAGGCTCAGTAAGATTCATCGTGCCAGTCCACTTACCTGATGCTAGATAAGGGATCCAGATATTCTTCTGTGGTTCGCTACCTACTTCGAGGAGAGCCTGGATATTTCCACGTGTAAGGCCAGGATAAAGAGAAAACCCCATGTTAGAAGAGGATATAAATTCGTTGATAGCAGACGCAAGTGTATATGGTAAGCCTTGTCCACCATACGCTTCAGGAACGGAGAGTCCGAGCCAACCTCCGTCTCTAAACTTTTGCCATGCTTCTTTGAATGCTTGTGGTGTTTTGACTTCTTTTTCGACATACTTACAACCCTCTTCATCACCCTCTTGATTTGTAGGAGCAATCACTTCTTCACATAGTTTTGCTGCTTCTCTAAGAATTGGCTCTGTTAGTTCATTATCAAACTTGAGAACGTCTTTGAGAAGAAAGAGAGTAGAATCGACAGGTGCAGTGTATTTCATTTATTGATTCCTATAAATAGAAAGGAGGCAAACTCCGGGAGTTAAAAGATGTTTCAATGGATCCGTTATCTATTATTGGATGATCTTAGAATCATCAACTTAGAAGGAAAGGTAGCACAAATGAGTCTAGAACTAGAAGAACTAAAAGAAGCCGTTGCGCTTGTTAATAAAGCAGTTGATGAGGCTGTCAACGAAATTCACGATCTTGCTGAGCAGCTTCGTGTTTGTGCAACTAAGCCACACCCAGATGCAGACGATATCGAAGCACTTGCAGATACTCTAAAGGCAACTGCCGAAAGACTACATGGTGCAGTATATCCTCCATCTTCCCACGTTGACCTAGAATCCTAAGAGTTTTATAGGAGGGGATTACTTCCCCTCCTTCTTCCACAAGTTAGCTTCCATCTTGCGACGACGAGTAAGACCCTTCAAAACTCTTCCACCCGATACATTATAATGCATCATAGCGTCGGGAACCTTATCATAGACACCCTTATTAAGTTCTGACTGCTCAACCATCTGCACAAAGTTAGAAGTGCGAACATTATATGCCATAGAGACAAGAGCATCAAACTGATGCTGATTTAGTGGCACAGTTACATAATGCTTGACTTTGCGCTCAAACTCAGCAATGTCTTCCATGAATAACTCTTGTGCCTTTGCTTCGGTAATCTTAAGACCCTTTTCAATCTTCTTACCATCAACTAGACCAGTATGACCCCAGCCGACAGCATAGATAGGATCTCCATGCTTGTCTTTTGTATCAACGTATGCCTCTAGAACAAGAGACTCAAATTCTTTGATAATGTCTTGTCCATCAGGCGAGATATGCAAATCTGCATTTGGGTTTGTTGGATTTGTATGACTCATGATAGTCCCTGTAAGCCCTTTCGTTCTAAAATTTCTTCCCACGCTTTTTGATCGAACGTAGGAATACCAGTGAAGATGAATCCTCCTTCTGATGGAGGTTCTGGAATTCGTCTATCTGGTTCAGCAGTCTTTTTTTCTTCCGCTCTCTTATCTAGTGAATCCATCCATTCAAGAACACGCTGATAAGAATATCGGTCGAATGCCTTATCATGTGAATACTGAACATTGTGTGCTAGTGTGCCTTCAATCAAAAGACGAAGCTGTTCCCATTTCCAATTACTATTCATTACTTATTCTCCACAACATATTTAAGGCACATACGAACTGAATCGTCTACCTTTAGTTTAGCTTTCCAATCAAGTTCTCTATCTGCCTTATCAACATCTGGAATACGAACCTTAACATCGTTTTCATATTCACCAATCGTAGTATATAGAGGATAGTATGATGGAAATAGTAGAAACTCGGTTGCTGCCATATCAATGATTTTCTCAGCGAGAACACGCATAGAGATTGGCTCTGCGTTACCTAGATTGTAAGTCTCATTGTCTGTCTTATCAAGAAACGAATAGTCTGCAATAGCCTGTGCAACTTCATCAATCCAAGTGAAGCAACGAACTTGCATACCATCACCAATGATTGGAAGTGGATGCTTTCTCTCTACAACGATGTTCTTGATGTAGTCGGCAAAGACATGTGAGATACCGACTTCTTCATTCTCACTCTTTTCATATGGTGTAATGATATTGAACGGGCGCCAAATGGTATACTTAAGACCATGCTGCTTAAAGTAGGCTCTTGATACACGCTCACCAACAAACTTAGATAGACCATAGTCTGTATATGGAGCAGGATATCGATCGGGCATGTCTTCTGTAACTGGCTCACCAATAACTTGTGGACAATTCTCATAGACCATTGACGAAGAGATATAAACAACCTTCTTAACACCAGCAGCGACAGCAGCACGAAGCACATTGTCATGTAGTGCAATGTCCTTATACATTTCACCACAATACTTATTGAAGCCTCCCACACCATAGATTGTAGCTGCGGCCTGAATAATAAAGTCAGGCTTTACTTGCTCAACTAGTCTATTGACCGATTCTTTATCTGTTAGATCAGCCTTGATGAATGTGTAATCTGTTCCAGCATGTCCTAGGCGCTCACCATATCGAGCAAGATTATCAACACCATAAACAACATGACCATTTGCAATCAATCTAGGAATGACTGCTTGCATCAAGGATCCTTCTGATCCCGTCACCAAAATCTTACTCATCAAAAGCCTCCTGCTCTATAAATTCCATTCTTTGTTTCTTTACTCTTGTCCCACATCTTCCAAACATCTGCAACGATGCAATCTTTTCTAAACATGTGTGGACCATAATAATCTTTAAACATGTCATGAGGAGTCATAACAATTACTGCATCATAAGTCTCAAAAGTGCTATCGGATGGTTGTAGATTCTTGATAAAAGGATCAAGCATGTCTACCTCTACACCATGCTTCTTCAAAACTTTCTTCATCTTGAATGATAGACTGTTTCTTGTGTCATCACAGTTTGCCTTAAACGTAGCACCAAGAATCAATACGTTCTTTAGTTTCGGAGTAAGTTTCGTGATAGAGTGGTAGATATAGTCAGGCATCCCCTCATTAACAAGAAAGCTAACCTGAATAAGGTCAGCAAAAGGTACACTATCAAGAAGAAACCTACCATCTTTAAAGAGACAAGGACCACCGACATTTGGTCCCGGCATTGGAACAGCCATTCTCTCATAGCCGTAGTTTGAGGCTTTAATGACTTCATGAATATCAACGCCATGCTTGTCTCCGATCATATACATTTCATTAGCAAAAGCAAACGAGACATAACGCCACATGTTTGTCATTAACTTTGCAATTTCGGCTTCTCTTGGTGTAAGCTGAAACAAACTATTATCAATAAACGTAGCTAGAAACTCTGCAGCCTTCTTATAACTCTCATCAGAGAACGCTCCAACGAGTGCAGGCAACTTTGAGGTTTCTTCAATACCCTTTGTTTGCAGCACTCGTTCTGGACAAAAGACTAGATAAAAGTCTTTGCCTTCAATCCAACCCGTAGCTTCTTCAATTCGTTCTTTGACTACTTCTGTAGTACCTGGCGAAATAGTTGAACGAAGGATGATAAGCTGCCCTCGCTGAATACGAGGCAAAAGAGCATTATCAATGAAATTAAATAAGTCATCAAGACGAGGATTATTCTCTGCATCTACTGGTGTCCCTAGCATCACAGCGATAACATCTGAGACCTTAATAGAAAAAAATTGTGTAGTAAAAGCAATGTTGCCTTGCTTAAGATGCTTAGCCAACAGTTCTTCCGCACCGTGTTCGATATAAGGTACGATACCTTTATTTAGTGTTTCTACAACCTTTTCATTGATATCAACACCATAGACATTATGCCCAGCTGCAGCAACGACAAGAGAAAAAGGTAGTCCAACGTGGCCGCCGGCGCCAATTACAGTTACTTGCATTTCACAATCTCCGCAATCTTTTCAATATAATCGGAACAGAAACCATACACATCTAGATTCCTAATCTTATCAAGTCCTTCACCATGCTCGGGCAATACACATATCGCAGTCTTGAATGTCTGCTTCCCTGGATAGACCCAAGGTATATTAGCACTTGTTAGAGTATAACAATCAATGCCATGCCAAAAGTAATGAAGCTGTGGTGAAATGTAAGTCATCTGTTCAAATGCTTCTACATTCTTACAATGTAGCCAAAAGTTCTTATTAGATAACCATTCAATCGTTACTTCATGAAGTGGCTCGTCATGACCAGTGAACCACTTACCTTTAACATACCAAATGTCAACCTCTACATTAAATCCTGCTTTAACAGCTTCTTCAATATACCAAGGCTTATTCTCATCAGTAAAGTTTGGACCGGTTAGATTTCCACGATGGGAGATTAATCTCATAGTTCACCTTTGTATGTATCTAGAAAAGAGTTCAAATCTTCTGGTGTGCCAATACCCCACATTCTTGGAATCTGTTTTACACGAATCTTTTTCTTGTCCGCAATTGCTTCATTGAATACCGGACAGACATAAAACTCGTTATTGACACGAACGTCCTTGGCGATCATCTGCTCCGCATACTTGACATAATCAGATCCATGTTTCCAGAAATAAACACCAACAGTTGCGCTATCTGATATGACTTTCTTCTCCGCAACTTCTTCAACAAAACCATTCTTACCAATTTTCGCATATGACCATTTAGGGTGCGTAGCCTTAAATGTGAGCATACCTGCATCAATCTCATCATTATTAAAAGCATACATAATCTCATTAGAATTCCACTCAATAAATTGATCTGAATTAGCAATCAATAACGAGCAACCGTTATTGATAAACTCCTTAGCAAGGAGCGTTGTGCAAGCAGCACCTTCTGTCATTCCATCAACTTGAATGATATTGCAGCCAGGTGCAATAAGGTTAAGTAAATACTTTAGATTATATTTCTCGTAATGTTCTTTCTGAACAATGAAATGATAGTTGGCTTCAATGTTCAAGTTCTCAACAACGACCTGAATCATTGGCTTACCACGAACTTCAATAAGAGGCTTGGGAAATGTATAACCCATCGTAGCAAAGCGAGAGCCTGCTCCCGCCATAGGAATCAGGACGTTGAGTTTACTATCACGCCACGGAATCTTCTTTACATTTGTATCTTTTAATTCATGAACCACTTTTTCAACCTTTTCCCACGTTAGATCATGTGCATCTTCTACAGGAAGCAACTTAGCTCCAGAGTCAATTGCGCCTTGTCTACCAATATGACTATCTTCAACGATCACTGTTGTATCAGGAATGGCATTACAAGCCATCATACAATTCCAATACATTTCAGGATATGGCTTAGAGCGTTTCACATCTTCGTTGGTTTGGTAATAGTCAACGTAATCCATAATGCCTAGGCGAAGCAAAGTAATCTTTACCGTATTACGAATAGAGTTAGATGCAACTGCAATCTGGAAGCCATGTTCCTTAAGACTCTTGAATATATGTACCAGTTTATCATCAACTTGCAATTGTGTCAAGAGTTTAATTGTAGCATCCTGCTTATCTTTCCATACTTGATCATAAAGAGTAGGAGGAAGACCTTTCTTCTCGGTTAGGAACTTCATCTTCACTTTGGTAGGAAGACCATCATAGGTCGATAAGTGTTCTTCTCTTGTAATCACATAATGCGTGTCCTGCTCCATTAGAGCGGCATTTAATGCATGGAAATGTAGATCACGGGAATCTAGGAGAACACCATCAAGGTCAAAGATTACAAGTTTGTTGTAGCTCATGATTAATCTCTCAATAACGAATGTGGAGTATTGTTATACTTACCCGGTGGGAATGGGTGGTTCATATCTATATAGACCATCTTCTCATTGATGATGCCAGCGATTTGTAGATTGACAGAAAGCAAGTCTTCACCAATCACAGGTGCACCTAAAGCTACTGCTCTATCAATGTTCCAGAATGTGTTAGAGTATAGATCCATTGTCGGACTATCACCAACAGCAAACTGGTCATTACAAATGATTCCGTTAGGAGCAATACGACCTTTGATATAATCATTTGGAACATATACTTTCCCAGGCTCTACCTCAAAATCAATTTCTCGATTCAATGCGAAATCAAAACGAGAACGGATGACAATATCATAACGGAAGCCATTTACTAATTCACGTTCTCTCTTTAGTTCATTTGCCTTGAATACCCCATACATCATATGAATGGCATTCTTCGGCGGCCAGTCAGGATGCTCGACAGGATAGTTTATAAAAGCATCATCTGAAAATGTGGGGGACGTTGTTATTGAAACAGGATCATATTCATAATCAAGAAACTGAAAAGCATCATCTTCTATATCTTGCCATGTGTGAACAAAAACTTCCACATCATGTTTATCTAATAGATTACGCTTATGATATTCAAAACCTTTTCGATATGATCTTGGACGACCACTTAAACATAATGCAATCTTCATTATTATGGCCTATGAAAGAATAGATTGACCTCATTTCCATTGATAGCACATGCACCAACATAAGGCTTTCCTACACCATCAAACTCCGCTCTAACAGAGAAGCCACGATGTTCCAGCCAAGGAAGCACAGTTGTAATATGATTATCAGGAACATCATATAGCTCAACCTTATTAGCAACCTCAACAACACCAGCTTTAACTGAATCAATCTTGGTACCAAGAGACTGAATAACTCTAAAGTCATTACCCTGTGCATCAATGTGAATATAGTCAATATGGTCAATATTATAAATGTCCATGAATGTGTCAAGACGCATACACATTACATTCTGAATAGTCTGCTGAAAGGCAAAGTCATCACGGCCTGGCCATGTCTCGTTAATGTTCTTGGCAAAGCTATGAAGACTTGAACAGCCCCAATCACCATTCTTTGAAATGTTAAATGGCTTCCATCCATTATCCATATCAATAGCACATGTCGAAAGATGAAATCTAGGATTGTCACCAAATCTCTGCCAAAGAAAATGTGCCAAATCCGGTACAGGTTCAAAACTATAAACTTCATTATTAGGATCAGCTAGAAACTGTTCTGTATCTTGTCCTTGATTTGCACCTACTTCAAATATAATATTCATTCGTAACCAAACCTTTCTGCTACGTCAGGATGCATAAACTCACCTCTACACTCTGGTCTTAGTTCGTTTCGACAAAGTGTGTAAAAGTTATTCATATCACTATATTGATGTTCTTTAGACATAAAGTTTATCTGATCAGGATTGATATATCTCATAAGAAATCTAGGTAACTCATGCTTATGGATCGACTTAGCAGGAGAAGCGTGATCGTCCAACATTGCTCTAAGAGTTGCTTCTGACATATGTTGTGGAAAGATGTAGAGGTTATCACAGGCATACATGTGTGATTGCCACCAGTCTCTTTCTTTGAATAGAAAGTTAAACCTATCATAATTAATATTAGTGTCTATGAACTTTTTGTTCCAGTGCATATCCGCTCTAGTATATATGATGGTATCTACACTGGAGTCATTCATGAATGTCTGAAATAATGCAGTCTTAGAAGTGAATGCATCGGAACCTGCAAGCTGCGAAAATACAATCTTGTCAGGCTTTACCATATCGTAAAACTCTTGTTCGATAGCTTTGTCTTCAAAAGGATAGCTAGAGAAGAATAACTTTACATCATGACCAGCGTCTCGATACGGTTGCACAACCATACGCTCAATGTTAGGCCAACAATGTCTAAAGTCTCTATCGCAACCAGTCTTACCACCCTTACCATAGAGAATTCCAAAGAAAGCAATTGCTAATCGCATGTTACATATACCTTTCTTGGTGTGTAAACATTAGCAGGATTTGGAATACCCTTTTCTACGTTATAGTATCTTCCATCTTTCTTAGAGCATGGCCATTGCTCATCAGCATAACGATTGTCAGCTTGCTTCAACCAAGGATCATGTGCATTAGCCTTGACTTCTTCCCACCAATCATATGTTCCCGGATCAGGCAACGATGCAAGATGACTTGACTTTGCCCACCAGAAGTTTCCACTATAATGTGAATGAGGATATAACTGATGATTGATACCTGCAATATCATAACCGAATGTTAATGCTCTAACACATTCTTCCCACTTCTCTAAAACACCATAGTTGAGATAATGTCTCCAGTATTGATAAGTCCTGAAAAGATTAATCTCCTCGTAGCTATTTTGAAAATGTCTTAGAGTAGATGTAATGCCTTTAGTATGAAAATAAAGAATGTATTCTTCTTCATTAGTAGACTTTACTCTATCGTATATTAGGCGCATGGTAATATTTTCGGTCATAAGAACATTTGGCTGAGTTTTAATTGATTCAATAAGGTTACTATCTTCAACAGGATTTATTACACGAATCTGCATTACAGATGGATAGTAAAGACCTGTAAAGTATAATGCCTTATCAAACTGCTCATCTGTTCTTCCTACACAGACAAGATGAAACTCATCTAATGCTTCAAACAAGCCAGAATCTTCCATGACCTTGTATTGCTCCATGAGCATACTAAGCCAAGTGGATTCGTTTTCTGTTAGAAACACATGATAATAACCGATCTTCTTCATGGCTTATATACATTCTCCTTGAACCAATATCTAAAGTTCCTAAAGTCTAGGAATCGATTGTTCTTGTTAAATAGAGGTTGAGCCATGATTTCATTATACAACGAATCGTGTGTGTCCACAAGCTGAATAAATTCGACCATCTCTGCAGTTGATTTAAACTTATGACGACTAATGAAAGCGTCAGGATTAAAATCCATTTCTACGCAAGGAGAACCCCAGTAGATTGGAATAGACTCACCTAGAAAGCCATGAAGAATCTTTTCCGTTACATATCCCGGCCACATGCTATTCTCATATGCAATGTGGAACTTGCGCTTCTTAATAAAGTCGGTCTTCGTTACATGAGAGTTGAAGCCATCTTGATCGATCGGACCGCCGACGTTATTGAATAGAGGTCCACCAGAGTCAACCGTCTTGTAAGAATTGAGTATGTTAAAAATTTCATTACGCTCATTACAACCTCCATTACGAACAACAAAAGAACAGAAGCCTTCCTTGTCGTCAGCTTTCATAGTTCTCTTAAAGTCTTTGACGTTCTTCCAACCAAGCTTCTTTTGATTGACCCAGTTCTCTAGTGCATATAATGGAAGCCGATAAAACTGTGGACTATCTAAGTGATCAAATGAAACGGCATGATGTGCTGAATATCCCCAGGGACGACGATTCTCTCCGGTGTAGAAAATCTTTTTCACCTTATTAGGATCATACAACTTATTACGCTCACCAAACGTCTCGTCACAGAAAAAAAGATAGTCGGGATTATTATCATCCCTAACTACCTCAAAATCTTCTGAAAGAATGTCTGTGAAAAACTCATCGACTGGATTGAAGTAATCAACAAATCCTACTTTCAAAACTGGCTTCATGTAATCACCTCAAATGTTGGATAGTATCTTACAAAGATATCATTTTTGCCAGGTCGATTAGATTTGATCTTAGCCACAATCTCATCATACACATTCCAAGCTAGAACAACCCAAACAACTCTTTCTTCATTTTCATAAGCTTTGTAGTCTGGAGCAATGATTGGAATACCTAGACCAGGAGTAAACTTGCCCTGCTTCTGAATAGTATCTTCAAAGATAACATCTGGACCTTCTTTAGCAAAGTTCATAAGGGTCATACCCTTTGCGGGTGCAGAATAACCTATGATTGGATATTGTCCTCGAAAAGAACGAATGGTGATGCCAAACGTGTTAGCTGTGTTATAAGCTTTCTCAGCAAACTCCTTATAGACTTTATCATCATGCAAACCTGTTAGCTGTTCAATCTCTAACATAGCGTCAATATAATGTTGATTCTTTTTATTCTTGGACATGAAAAAGATAAAACTATTACCATGAATAGGATGCTTAACAACATCAATTAGATTTAGACCAGCTCTTTCACTAATTCTCTTCGCAGATAGAATGTTATAGAAAGAAACATGCTCATGGTAGATTGTATCAAACTCTCCATTACGAATCATGTCTGCTTGTGATGTTGAGCAAATTAAAACTGAGTTATCATGCATAACTTCCTTGACGTTCTTAAGTAGCTCTAACTGATTGGCATTATGTGCAAATGCATTTAGACAAGTGATAACATCAAAGGTCTTTCCTTCAAACTCTTTACCTGAAAAGAATCCACAATGAACCTTGTGACCTTTACCAGTTGAAATAGAATGAAGATTCTCTGCAGGATCGACACCGTATGTTTCAACATTGTTACTCCATGCATCAAGCATGGATCCGTCGTTGCAACCAATGTCTAGTGTGTTATTGATTGTTCCATCAAAGGTCTGATTAGTATAAGATATAAGCCACGTGAACCAATCTTTAAGAGTTTGCGAAACTCCAGACACATAAGCATAATTCTTGAACATCAATTCTGGATTGACTTGATGTGTTAGTTGGACATGATCACATACTGTGCAGCGATTAATAGCAAGGGGAAACTCCTGCTGCACTTCATCCTTTGTGTTCTTGTAATCATTTGCGAGCGGCTGGGTATCAAGATCAAGTACCTCAGATAACATATCACTACCACATGCAATACAATTCTTAATTGGTTGGCAATCACTCATCAATAAATTCTCCACTTGGTGCAATATGTCCAGTCACGCCTATCTTAGGAACTTCTACAACCTTATAGTCATGAAGATACTTGTAATAAGCATGTTCAATATCAATGTTATTGTTTGAACATTCTGCAAATATATAGGGTAGTTCCTCACGAAATGTATCAAGCAAGTTATAGTCCATGTGCCAAAGCCGAAGACGATAAAGTCGATCAAGTTCTAAGGTCTTCTTAACATTATCATCCATCCAAGACTCTAATGCTTCTGCAAACACAAAAGCATCTTTATATTCAGGCGCATCTAGAACAAAGTTATCAGTCAATTGATAACGACCTGATAGCTTGTAGATACGCTTAGCCTTGACACCGATAGATGAGTTAGTAAACCAATCAAGCACACCCATGAATGCATATGTCTCTGCTAGTGAACGAAGACCATGCAAGGAATACATCTTAACATATTCATGCTGACCCATATCAAGAAACCAGGTGTTGTTCCAATTTCCAATAACCTTTAGGTATTCTTCATTAACAGGCTCAGGTGACATGTCAAAGATAATCTTAACATTATCAGGGCAATATTTATCAATAGACTTTAATGTTTCTAAAGTCTGCTCATATCGTTCTTCATCATTAAAGACTGATAAGCGTTTATTAGCTCTTAGAGCATTGTTAATGAAAAAGATACCATCAGCCATATAGACGCTCCACAATTTTCTTAATCTCAGGAACACGATCCCACTGATGGACAATGTGATATGTATTCTTGCCGTTTGTTACAAGATGATTATTTTCAATCACTGGCTGAATGTCTTGATATGCTTTACGATATCCTTCGATCATTTCTGGATTGGTTTTAATAATCTGACCAATATCACCAGCTCCAGCTTTGATTGCAGCTTCGGTTGTTCCTAGCTGAACTGCCCAATCTTCTTTATTAGTAGTTCTAAGAACTTCGCCTCTTAGAGGATAAAGATTGATTAGAAAGTTATATACTGCCTGATCAACAATTGGAATAGGACGATTCACTGACTGATAGAATAGCTGTAGAAGCAGATCACGAACCTCTTCACTATATCCTGCAATCGTTCCTACATTGTGTATCAACTCACCAGACATTTCATTATATACTAATGGACCGAATGTGTCAAACAAATTCTTATTACCCCAAGGCTCGTCCTTATATTCCAATCCTTCTGAGGAAGCAACGATTGAATTAGCGGAAAGATTCTTCTTTAGGAAGTCACTTGGATTCTTCTGAAAGATAACGTCTCTGGTATCTGTTACGATTGCATAACGATATGTGTCTTTATGCTTTCTTAGAAAGTCCCAAATGAAAATGAAACGCTCGACATGTGGGGCATTCTGAGACTGATTAGTGATGTTACCCTTTTCGTCTTGCTTACCATATGCATAAAGCATTACACCTTCGTCAGTAAGCTTATCAATCGTTTCTTTATTCATATTGGTAACGACTAGAACAATGTCACCTTTGAAGTCTGTCTTCTTAATCGAGTTAACCCAATACTTGAGTTGATCCCATGTATAGCCTGATGCTCCACCTATGATTACGTCTTTTTCCACGGATAGTTCCCTCCAAAGTATTGCTCTTGTGTCTTATTACCTGATTCAAAAAACTCTTTAGTGACAGATCCTTGATTACCGTCGAGACGATAGCAAAGAGAGTAGAGTCCATTTGTATCATACTTTGCTTGATCTTTCACAATATGAAAGAAGCGACGGTCACCACCCCAGCCAGAATGCCATAGATGACAAGCCTGTTGGATAAACTCTCGCTTGAAGCAGTAAGATGATGTATCAACTAGATACTGCTTACCATGAGGTGAAGAACGAGACATAAAGATTTCCCACTTGCCTAGACTTTCACAGTTATCGTCAATAAGATAGTTTTCATTCTTATCAAAAATCTTACGAAGCGAATATGAGAAGTCTAGGTTCTTCTGTTCAATTGTCTCGATTAGGGTTTCAACGTGATTTGGTTCATACCAATTATCTTCATCAAGAAAAAGGACATAGTCCGAATTGACAAGATGAGGATATGCCGCATAGATTCTATGACCGTAGTAACCATTAGCTCCTGTGTTCTCGGGAGTATAACAAACTTGTAAATAATCACCATCTGAACCAGGAACATTTCTAGCATGTTCTAGTCCATCAATAATCACAAGATGTTTACATTTGTATGTCTGATTCTTAACTGATTCGATAGCCTTTTTTAGTTCAGGCTTACCAATCGTAGGAGTAATAACCGTAACAGGTCTTTCGATTGTTAGCTTCACTTTACTGTTGCCCACAGAACGTCATTGCGAATATGACCATCAAGATAATGAAGCTTGTAATCTGGATTGATCTTCATGATGCGTTCAATTGCATCTTCCTTCTTGACAAAGGACCATTCAGCAGAACCAAACAGGCGGCAATCGTCAATAATGATTGTATGTGTCTTGATTGGAGAAGAAGCAATAATGTCTAGCTCATCGAGAACAGGAGAACCGCCAGACTTACCACCAACAAGTTCTCCAGACGCATGAGCATCTAGCCAGAATGTTGCAGGCTCTTTTAGCTTTGATACAATATCCTTGAGAGAATCAATAGAGTCACCATGCCATAGCTTGACGATCTTTTCATTCTTATACTTTGCAACTGCGTCATTATAAAGCGTATCATTTAGTTCGATTGTATGAATGGTCTTGAATAGCTTTGTCTTAAGAACCAAATCTACAGTTTCGCCAAGATACGTGCCTGTTTCAACAAACACATTACCTGTTCCATACTTTCTTAGATTTTCTTCTGAGACATGAACTGGAGGGGATTCGTAATCTTCACCGAGGGGACCATCAACAAAAGTGTATTGCATTTTATACTCCATTATGAAATGAAGACTGGGGCGTGTCTTTCAACAGAGGCCCCAGCCATGTCAATCTTATTTAGTTTCTTCTTTTTTCACGCCGACAAGATCGGACCATACTTTAGCACTCTCTGTTAACAGTTGCTTCGTCGTTTCCTGAAAGCCGAATGGATCCAGGATATCGATCTTCTTCGCTTTCTTCTCCTCGGGGACAAAGCGTTCAAGAAAGATTTTGAGCATACCGTTAACAAGTTCTGCATTCTTAACCTCCACTGTATCAGCGATGGTAAACTTCCGAGTGAATGCTCTGTTTGCAATACCCTTATGAAGGTAATCGCCTTCTTCGGTTTCGGTATTGCCAGAGATAGTTAACACATCGTTCTTTAGTTCGATATCAAGATTATGCTTGCCAAAACCAGCGACAGCCATTTCAATGACGAAATGCTCGTCATCCACTTTCTTTACATTGTAAGGAGGATATGCTGGAATCTTTGGAAGATACTCATTCGCTTCTGCCAATCTTTGTAGCACATGTTCAAAGCCGATAGCGCCCTTTGAAATGTCATTGGAAAAAGAGAAAGGATCAAACCAGAACTTATCTGTAGACTTATTATTACCCATGTTGTTCTCCTATAGTTAGCGAGAAATAAGGAACGACACCTCTTGGTATCGTCTGTTATTATATAGTAAACTTTCACATATGTCAACCAGAAATAAATGAGGAAAATGTAAATGTTTTTCCTGTATTAGCACTTACAACAGTTGAGCCGGCTGTCAACAATGATTGGGTTTGTGGAGTCATATTATTCATGGTAAGCAAGCCGCTTCCTCCACCTTGATTGACGGACTTAGATACTTGTCCTACAGCTTGCGAACCTAGTTGCATAATCTCACCTATACCAGGAAACCCAGACAATCCTGGTATGCCTAGACCACCACCAAATGATCCCGCTCCACCATATGCAAAGCAATTTTGTGAACCTTGTGCTGGAGTTGGTAGATTAGTAACATGTGTTATGATTCCAAGCTGATCTGGAGCAGATCCGTCCATCATAGATACAATCATCTTCTTACCCTGAACGATAATTGTTCCTGGTGATTGCGAGATTAAAGCTCCTAGACCATTATGTGAGTTTATATCTCCTTCTACAGCAGCAAGGACATTATTAATGAAAAGCTTTTGCTGTCCTATGACTTGAGTTATAGCCCCACAGAATCTAGGATCTAGATTACGAAATACTCCCGGCATTCTTCTTCGGTCTCCCTCTACCACGTTTTTCTACAGGTTGAAAGCTTTCAACCATAATGTCTTCGTCTGGCACAGTAATCGTTAGAAGATTACCAGATTCTGACACTCCTGTCGAACCCATTCCACCAGCACGACTTGACTTGACGCTAGGTCTTGTAGCTGTTTCTTCGATATCATATTCTTCATTCTTAACAAGTTCTGCCTGAGCGATCCGATCACCAAAGTTAATTGTATGAGCATTCTCTGACATATTGTAAAGAAGAATAAAAACCTCTTCAACGTAATCTGAATCGATTACGCCTTCAGCATTAGCAAGCACTAGACCTTGCTTAAGTGATGTTCCAGAACGAGCATGGAGTCTAACTGAATAACCATGAGGAATATCCATAACTAGACCGGTTGGAATAAGCATACGATCCCCTGGGGAGACTGTAATCGATCCACGCATGACCCGTTCAATAGGCTTATTCATACGAGTGAAGCCCTTTACGTTTCCCTTACCGTGTCCTTGAAATGCAAGATCGAAGCAAGCAGAACCATCTGTCTGATGCTTTGGAAGTTGAACGTCGGTATGCACTCTCCAAAATTTCAATGTAGGCATAATATATTCTCCAATGTTATTCGTCTTCGTTGTATCTCTTTTTGCCTAGTGAATACTTGGCTACCAAGTTCCACTCTGGCTTTTCTGTATATGAAATGATCTTGATTCTGTTTAGAGGAGTTAGAGGTTCTTTGCTCTTGTCAGCATCAACGAGAGTAACAAGTTCCCATTCAGCTAATAGATTAGCAATGGTGTTACGTCTACCACGATCTTCTTCCGAAAAGTCTGTAGACTTTCCATCGAGCATGAACATTTCTTTAAAATGCACAAGATAATAATGTCCTTGCTTATGTAATATATGACATGACTGATAGAGTGTTTTATCTTTCTTAGATGCAACACCGATACGAGTCAATGTCTCCTTCACTTTCAAGAAGGCTTGAGGATCAGGAAGCTTTACTTCCACGAAGTCTTCTAGGTTTGCTGTCATTTATGCCACCTTTACTAAGTTCTTTTCTTATTACTTCTAGCTGGGTAGCGTTTAACAGAACCAATGCTTCTTTAGCCTTCTCGTTAGAATAGTTGTAATACTCTTTGACGGCTTCTAAGTCTTCAATGGTTTCCCGCTTTTCCCATTTTCTAAATGGACGCTTATATCCACGAATACTATTTAGTAGGAAGTGATATTGCATAGTACCAGGCAGATTTGGAAAACGATTCATTTCATTTACCTGCAGAATGCAGTCATAATGAAACGACAAAGCACGATTGACCACAAACGCAGGAAAAGACTTCTCAAAGTTTTCATCCTTCGAGAAGTCCTTCTTGTTTTGAAGAATAGATGGAATAATGTCCTTGAATAAGTCAGTCATCGAATAGGGTTCCACTCACTTTGACGTTACCGTATATAGCCAGAATCTCGTTAATCTCTTTTCTATTTTTCTTGTTAGCAGCCAGTAATCTCTTTTTGGGTATAACAACTATTTTATCACATTCGCTATAAAGCTGTTCTGTTTGAGCAGTCATATGATTAGAAACCAAACAAACAACACCTCTAGTGTTTAGCTCTAGACACAAATCGACTATTTGTTGATGTTGCTGTGTTTCGAAATTTTCTTTGGTATATTTTGTAAAGTTGCTTTCAAAGTCGTCCGAAGGGAGATAAGGCGGATCAAAATAGACAACATCACCTTCTATCAAGTTAGCATATAACATAGCATTAGAAAAGTCTCCATGAAAAAGTTGATGTTCTTTGCTACCAAAATGTTTACTAAAGGATATTAGTTCATTTAAAGGAAAACCTGCCGTGCTTCGTTTGCAGTAAGGTACATTGAACAAACCTTTAGAGTTGTAACGACATACTCCATTGAATGCAAATTTATTCAGAACCAAAAACAAAGCAGCTCTTTCAATACAGTTTGATTGTAAAGAATTGAATCTATCTCTAATATCATAGTATCTTTCACTTGTCATATTTTCAAAGTATGGCTTAGATAACTCCACGATTTGATTACAGTTATTGATTACATGTTGATATAGATTAATCAAATCGTAGTTCATGTCATTGATTAGATATCTATTGGCATTGACATTAAGAGACACAGTTGCAGAACCTATAAAAGGTTCCACAAAGGTGTTTGGACTTTCTATGTAAGGTAGTATGGCAGATAGAATAGACTGTTTACCACCGACCCACTTTAGAGGAGAGTTAAGCAATATTCATTTCCTTAAATTCATCGAACGATACAAATATCACAGACGGCGCACGAACATACTCTTTCATTTCATCCGACTTATACTGTTCAGTCATAGTTAGACCTGCTCCATCATAGACAAGATAGGCTTTCTTATATCCATCCTTATCACACAACTTCTGAAGTGTATTCATTTCAAACATAATCTTCTGTTCTGCAGTTCCGCCAGTTCCCTGAAACTTAGCGGATACTAGTGTATCATGATTGAACAAAATGTCAACAACATAATTTTTCTTGTTACTACCAATATGCTTTCCAGCTTTAACTTGTTCCCTAATAGCATTGTTAGGATACTTGTTTCTTAGATGTTCAGCAATCTTCTTTTCAAAAGTTTTACCTGTGCTAGTCATGTTTGCAAACTTTCCCATAGCATATACAATATCATCTTCATCAAGTTCAGGAAATAGGCTCATATTACTTAACCTCACACTCAATCATGATTTCAGTTAGTGCAGCGACAAGATTAAGCTCTTGATCTGCTACGAATGCTGCTTGATACTGATACTTTGCTAGAGTGACGACAGCAACTGGAATCGTCTCTGGCTTAAGATATTCATACAGATTATCATACACTGAACGATAGATGCGGCTTGCATCAATGTCAGAGTTAAGAACAACCCACTTACGCATAGCAGAAAAGTCTTTGTCCTTAAGTGCTTTGATTAGCTCGCTGAGGCTGCGAACGCTATCAAGTTGAGGAGCAATAGTAGCATCAATGCTTCCAGAAACAGAATACCGTTGTAGCTCGTTAAGAGTCCTACGATAATCTGGAAAATATTTCTCGACAACTTTTGCCAATACTTGCTTATCATATGTCACACTTTCTTTAGTTAGAATTTGTTCCAGTCTCTTATACATCTTAGAAGCCATAGTAGGCTTCTCTCCTGATTTCAATGTAAAGTCAACGACGGAACAGCGTGAATGAATAGCGTCCTTGATCTTAGCCTTGAAGTTGCAAGTAAAGATAAATGAACAGTTAGAGGAGAACTTTTCAATAACACCACGAAGGGCATCTTGCGTGTCTGGAGTGAGACCGTCGGCCTCATCTAGAATGATGACCTTACGTCCACCAGTGAGAGAAACAGTTGACGCATATCCAACAACCTTAGTTCTTAGAACGTCAATGCCTCTCTCTTCTGAGGAGTTAATGAAAAGATAGTTACAACCAATTTCGTCACACATAGCCATAGCTGCTGTAGTCTTACCACAGCCAGCTGGTCCCGACAGGAGAAGATTTGGAATATCTCCGCCATTAACGTATTCTTGAAAAGCTTTCTTGATACGGTCGGGGAGAATACAGTCCTCGATTGTATGAGGACGATACTTCTCTACCCACAAAAATTCTTCACTCATTCTTCACCTTTTCCATAACGTGCCGCATTGATATACATTATAACACACAAGATTAGGAAAAACAACCAGTGCATGATATCGTCATGATCTGCTATCCAGTACCCAATACCCATTACACCATTGATTGATGCCAGTATCTCAAATATTAATTCTGCCATTCTTCACCTATCAGTTCCACTTCACTATCTGTTTCAATCCACAACTTTGCTCCGCAAGGCCGTGGATTGTCTGGACGATAGACCATTCGAGAAGGTCCTTTGATTTCTACCTCCATACAATAGCGAACATCATTGCCATTCTGAACACGACAGACAGGATTGGTTTCACCTCTTCTCGCATTCTTTTGAATGATGTTCCTATTGATATGAATGATATACGTCACGGCATTGTCTTCCGAAGAATCTCATCATAGAAGGTTTCAAACTGATTATTCTCTTCCACTTCATCGTTGAAGTTAGCCTTGAAGTAAGCCTTTGCCATGCGTCGAATCATCTTCTTATCGACACCTAGCTTATCATATGTCTCGTTGATAATCTCTTTTTGCAAGTCACGTTCTGCTCCTGTGCGTGTCATGGAATCATTTAGCTCCATGATTGCCTTACGTAGAACCTTCTTGTCTTCTGGAGAGAGTGCTTCAATCGAGGTAGTCGTGCTGTTATGTCCAATCATACCCATTTGATTAACCCTTAAAATAAGTTGAATTGATTGTCTTAGCAGCAGTTGCCCATGACCACTTATCATTGATAATGGCATTGGCATCTGAAATGCTTAGTTTCACTGTATCTGATGCAGAGTTGGAAAGAATGGATATATATTCATCATACATATCCTTTGCGTCGATAGGCGTCTTCATTGAAAAATAGCTATTGTAAGCAGCCTGAATCTTTGCATCAGCACCTTTACGAATGGCAATCATGAGAGCCTTCAACTTGGCAGCTTTTTCCTCATCGTATCCCTTCTTAGCCTCAGCATATTCATTAATATGATTGAGACGATTTTTAGTAAGCACGGTTAAAAGATATGAAATCTTATACTCTGCTTCAATGTCAAGTGTATTTGCTAAGTTCATTACTTTTCGTCCTTTAGCTTAATGATTGCGGAGGGATTGATACATAGATAACCATCTCGGCTACCTTTAACATAGTCGAATGTATATGTGGGCACACCTCCAGCATCTATACATTGTTCTTTGAACGTCTGTCTAGCCAGGTCCTCTTGATGTGCAATATAAAATAAAGCAATTGCTCCAAGCACAATAAGAGTTACTGTGCTAAAGAGAATAACACCAACTGGATCAAGCCATTCAGATACAGCTGCAGCTGCAAAGTTGCGGTCACCCATCATCACTTAGACTCCAGAGCGATCCAATACTTTAGATTGCCGTTTGTATTCTCAAACTTGGCAAACGCCCCGTTCTGAATCTCTACGTTATAATCATCTGGAAGAAGCTTGAGGTTCTCGGTCTTGAATGATGACATGAAGTCTTTGCCAGCATAGTCACCGATCTTGATTGAGCCTTGATTAGATGTATCATTCATCTTTTCGTGAATGAGAAGATTGAGTGAACCGTCCTTACCTTGGACAGATAGATTAGGTAGACTATTCATCAATGCAATCTTAAGAAGCTTCTGGAGCGAAGCATTGGTGAGATTGAATGTAACATCAACAGTCTTAAGCACTAGCTCCTTCTCTGGAGGAGTGATAATGAGATTGGGCGAGCAAGCATTATAGGTTAGAGCAAGTTCACCATCGTCAATAACAACAGACTCGTCCTTGAATGTTAGCTCAGGATTCTTAAGAGTTGTTACGTTACCTAGGAACTGATTGAGGTCATAGATGCCAAACTTAGAAGGAATGTCATCTTCGATTGTAGCCTCGACAAGGATAGACTTAGCTGGTGAGATTGTTCGCTGTTTCGTTCCTTCATTAAGAACGACGCCACTGTTAATCTTGGCAAAGTTTTGTAGAACACTTAGGGTCTTTTCAGATAGCTTCATAATATATTTCCTTTTCTCATTAAACAGGATGATGCATTATAGACGATTTTTTACAGTGTGTCAATGCTATATCGACATTCCTTTTAAGGTCAGCAAGAGTTCCGTTGTTGTCAATAACCATATCGACAGGATACTCTCTCCAAGCAGTTTCTGATACATGCATCTTAGCCAGCTCTGCTTCTGTTGGTGCAGGACCTCTACACACCTGAAACACAACACCGCCGACACTCCGAACAAAATCGATTTCATTCGGAAAACGACAATCTGATATAACGATATCTTCATATCCGTGAATGCGTTTTTCTAAAGCTGCAATCCAGATATTATCTGCAATGTTATGGCGACAAGCTTCGGTTCCCATCTTTTGTAGAATGAGACGAGGCGTGACTTCATAACCTAGCTTATGTGACCACCAAGGGTCTACCTTCTCTCTAAACGAGCGAGAGGCATTAGAGTCACCTTCGAGAAGCTGACGAGGCCAAACGAAGATTTGTGCAACAGCATCTTTCAATGCATCGGCAAAGGCGAATCCGTGATACCCATGCTCTCGCACAAGAATATCACGGACTGTTCCCTTGCCGGCTCCGATGTAACCAACAAGACCTATAATCATCGTAGAGAACCTACCAATGCTGCAACTGAGGGAAGATCGCCTTCGAAGCCGAAGGTACCAACGTGAGTTGTCTTCATCCATGGGCATAGCCAAATCTTAATACCGATCTTGCGTGACCACTGACAGAACATGTAATCTTCTGATAGATAACGATGTGAGACAGGATCAATAATTGTATCAAAGTATGCGTGAATGTAACGTGAACCATCAAAGTTAGCTTGACCAACATGATCTGGCTTGTAGTTAAACTCAGGATATGCTTCCTTGAACTTGTCAAACACTTCACGCTTGACCATCATATAGCCTGTGCCAATCTCCATAACTTCGACTGGCTCAGTGACCTTGAATGATGTTGTTCCCGGAACAGGGTTGAACACAAAGTCACCAACGATGCTATTGAGAACTCCGGGATCAAAGCCGTCTTTGAGAACAACCTTCTCGCCGTCAACTCGACAGTTTCCCTTGACAGCGTTAACAACATTACCCCAGTTGATTGACTTCTTTGGATACGGTCCGCCGATAATATCACGATCAAGAGCTAGGAGAGCTAGAACGTCCTGAGGATTGAAATTGATATCAGCGTCGATGAATAGAAGATGAGTGCACCCAGAACGAAGAAACTCATCAACGAGATAGTTTCTGGCACGGGTAATTAGTGATTCATTAAAGATAAAAGAGAAGCGGCATTCAATACCATACTGCATGCAGATCGCTTGAAGATCCAAGCAAGCTTTAGCGTAGAGACCGAGACACTGTCCACCGTAACATGGCGTTGCTACAAATAGCTTTTTCTTTCTCAAATCATCAGTAGAAATTTTGATTTCCATTTAGTATCTCCATAAGCGAATAGCGTGGAGACGCTATAAGCCTCCACGCTATTATATAGCTAAATTATTTTAGTATTAGTCGGCAATGCGATAGAAAGCAGTGCGCTTACCATTGACATTACGGTAGTTCGTATAGATGGTGTAACCCCAATCACGAAGATCCGAAACTCGCTTTGCAACAGCTTCACGAGGAACACGAGCCATTGAAGCAACCTTATCAGCGGTCACACCAGCGCCAGTGTTGTAACGACGAAGGGCGGTCTCAATCTTCTCAATCTGAGTCTTCTTTGCAGTAGCCATTATATAGTTCTCCATTTCAAAGTTGTGATGCTGCTGGTCGTGAAAGGAAAGACCCGTGTATAAATCAGCAGCATCAAAGTTCATTATACACGGGTATTCTGGGAATGTCAACAGAAAACATTTAGAAATTCTCTGTCGAGGACTTCGGCCTCTTGTTGGGTGAGGCCGAACTTAGTCATTCAGAAAGCAACCTCTTCACCCACAGGGGCTGCTTCCGATTCCGAAACAGCAGTCGGATCAACGGTCTCATCGACCTTCTTATAGAGTTCCATGAAAGCATTCTTGGTGTCCACGTCGAAGCGGTTAAGGCACAGCTCAATTGCCTTCACACGGTTCTGGTTAAAGATAGCATAAGCCTCGCAGATATGGACGAGACGACGGGTCGAAATGATTTCCGAAAGAGCACCCTCGTAGAATGACTTACGGATAACATCAGCCCAGGTGACAAGCTTCTCAACAAACTCCTTAGCTTCAATGTTAGAAGCACCTAGAACATTGTTAAGGATCTTCGTCTCGGTCTTAGCCGCAGGGTACTCCTGCTCCATCGTGATGCTGAAACGCTCAAGGAACGCCTCATTCATTACGTTGGTGCCAATGAAGCGACCATCGTCGGAACCCTTACCCTTGGTGTTCGCAGTCGCAATGACGTTGAACCCTGCCTCAGGATGAACCAAACGATTAATCTTCTTAAGGAAGACCGACTTGCCTTCGAGGACAGGCTGGAGACACATAAGCTTGTTAGAGCCAAGATCAACCTCGTCGAGAAGCAGGATCGCACCACGCTGCATGGCGATGATAACAGGACCGTCCTGCCACACGGTGTGTCCGTCAACAAGACGGAAGCCGCCGATAAGATCATCTTCGTCGGTCTCAATGGTCACGTTAACTCGGACACATTCACGCTTTTCAGCAGCACAAACCTGCTCGACCATCATCGTCTTACCGTTACCAGAAAGACCAGTGATGTAAGCCGGGTAAAACTTACGAGATTTGATAATGGAACGAACGTCGGCAAAGTTACCGAACGGAACGTATCCCGAAGACTTTTCAGGAACGAGCGAAACATCGGCCGAAGCTGAAGTGGACGGAGCCGACATGGCAACCGTCGAAGCCATAGCCACGATGCTATCGACCACGGGGACATTCGACTGAATGTTAGCGGTCTTGGTCGGAGCGACCTTTTTTGACACTCTCGGAGCCTTAGACTTTGCAGCCTTGATAGCGGTAGCAGTCACAGGCGCAGCGGGAGTAGCGCCATGCTCGGTAAGAGCATACACACCGCGGGCAACCTGACGAGTGGCATCTTTGCGAAGCCACGTGGGGAACGACAGGTCATACTTGTCGCAAACCTGCTTGACCTGGGTACGGGTGATGGTAGTGATAGCTCCGAACTCGAAACGAACCTTATCGAGGAACTGGTCACGGGTGGACATATTAGACTTAGCCATACAATCTATTCCTTTCACGATTTCGATTATGACACATTATAGCTGGTTTAGAGAGGAATGTCAAGCCCCCTCTAAACCGTTGTTTTTACGCTACCTTCTTTGCTTTTCCTGTAACGTGATCGATGAAATTACGCAGGAGAACACGATTTACGGCTTTCTTCGACGCAAACTTGGAGAAGGCTTTCGCCATCTGTTTGGTCGACTTGGACGTATCAATCTCCAGGTTGTTATCGGTCACAGCAAGGGCACGGGTATCAATGACGAAATAATCATCATAACCTTCACTCTTGACAGGATAGAACTTGTTCTCTTTCCAGAACTTGGTAACTTTCTGCAGATACTCATAGTTGCCAGTAAGATTAAAGCGATAAGTGAAGGTACGCCAGGACTCACCGAACAGGAAGAAACCGATTAGATTACAACCAGTCTTTTCTTTGAGCAAACGAAGCAGGACGTTGGTGTTAGACTGACCAGCCTGACCCCAACCATGCGGATCATACTCAACGGTCTTACCAGTCTCCTTGTCATTATAGAAGAAATACCGCTTACGCATACCGCCAGTGAGCGAATAGCTCTGATGAGGAACGGTGTCATTCACCAGACCCATAGAACCATTGGACTCGCCATCGGTCAGGATGATCGTGTTAACAACCTCAAGCTTATACTTAGCACGGAAGTCATTAACAATCTTCGGAGCAACAAAGATTGCCTCGTTGAGCGGAGTGCCAGAGAGCGGATCGCTGTTGAGACGATAGCCATGACCCATAGCCCAGAGAAACGACATGGCGTCATTAAGCTCGGCAATATTCATCTTGGACGACAGGAACTGGCGGATCGTCAGGTAACCGAAGTTAACGCTGTTCTCGGCACTCCCGTGATTCCACGGAGACGGCTTGCCACTATCATCCGAGTCCTTGAATGCATACACCTCGAACGGCACTTGGATCTGCTTGCAAAAGAGAACAAGCGTAAAGAGCTGCTTAAGGGTATGCTTCAAGTTATAATCCATCGAGCCTGACCAGTCAAGAAACATAACAAAGCCATGGTTCTTACCCTCAGGGATAACGGTCAAGCGACGGAAGATATCGTCATTGTAACGATATGAATGAAGCTTATTGGTATTGATAACACCAGTCTTGGCAATCGAAATGCGAGAATAAATCTCAGCACTCTTACGCTGCTCGAACTCCTTGACAAGGAACGAGATGGTGTCCTTTTCTTTAGCCTTCCACTCCATCATTTCACGACGGGCAAAGTCATAAGCTTCCTGCTTGAGGGAACGAGAATAAGAAGCCTTGCCGATAGCAAGTTCGGAACGCCAATCGTTCAGGACTTTCTTATAATCGTGAACATTCTGAGCATAGTTAAACTCAGGCATATTCAGATAGATATAGTCTGCATTGGAGTCACGAACCAGTTCCTCACGCTTCTGTTCCCAGACACGATCGGTCTCGGACTCGGGAGCAGTAACACTGGTATCACCAGCGCCATCAGAACCATGAGAAGAGGCATTGGACTTGCCGCTGCTATTAGCGCCGAGGTCACCCGAACCACGAGTTAGTCCGCCTTCGTCGTCGGATTCGTTCTCGCCTTCACCCTCACCTTCATCGGAATCGGACTCGGAGCCTTCATCCGAATCAAAGTCACCAGCGCCATCGCTGTCACCGTCCCAATCAAAACCGTCATCATCACTTTCGCCCTCCTCAGGCTCACCAATACCAATATCGATATGCATATCATTCTCGATTTGGTCTTTACAGAAACGATAAACCTCTTCGGTGAGGATAATCGTCTCATCAAACAGTTCAAGATTTTCTACCCGCTTGAGAAAAGCCTTTTCGGCAGGGGTAAACTCGATATTATCATGAATGTTACCACCCTTAAAATAGATATTCATGCGGTCGATAAAATTCATGGAATTAATGTCACGACCCTTCGTACCGAAGAAGTCACGGTCGATAAGCTCCTGATAGCCAAGAAGATAGTCCTTGCGAAGCCCGGGGTAACGACGCTTCTGACGCTTATCGATACGAGCGTCCTCGATAACATTAAGAAAGCCAGCAACCGTGCGAGTAAGACGGGAAGTGGTTTCATCACCAAAGACACGTTTGGCAATACCCTCATAAGCTGCCTTATATTCTTCGGCAGTCGGGGTGTCAATAGCGTGACCAGTTTCATGACCAATAAGCAGATGCTTAAGGTTCTCGGTAATCTCTTGCCAGACGGGAAGCATAAGAACACGGTTCTTAAGGTCAAACATAGCGGTCTTAATACCAGGCTGATGCTGAACCGTAATATTCTCGGTAGCTAGAAGCTTGGCGAGAATAGAATTGGAAGAATTAGTGGAATGCATAAAGTGCCCTTTCACGATTGTTCACTTATTATAGAGCATTCGATAGGAATTGCAAGGCAAAAGAAAAGGGGCTCGAAAGCCCCTATCTTTCAACAGCTTACGCCTTGACAGCGAGCGTTTCCTTGTTCTTGTCAAGGAATTCCTTGATCTTTTCCGCTTCACCCAGAAGCTGCTCCCACTGGGAAGCGTAAAGAGTGACGGGGAAGCGACCCATGCCATAGAGAGAAACCGCACCCTTCTGGGAAACCTTCAGGGAAAGAGCCTTCTTAGGAGTCTTAGCAACCTGAGCTTCAAGTTCCGCAATACGGGCGAGGAGAGCGGCATTGGAATTCGACATATAAAGTTCCTTTCACTTGTTCAACGATAGATGCAGTATAGCACCTGTCGCTAAGGAATACAAGGGTCAATCCCGCTTTTTGGGTGCGTCAGAATGTCGCAGGCGAAGGTCTTTAGTAGTATGGTAGTATAGTGAAGCTAGAATCCAGACAATACTTACAACGCAGAAGAATATCCAGAACGATGTAAGCATATCAAAGTAATTCTCAAGTTTATTAAAGTTGAAATACTGCACGAATACTTGTCCTTTACTTAATGGCGATTGCACCAACAAAAAGAAAGTTCTGCCAGAAAGGCTGGACTTTCTTGAAACCTGCGGAACGTAGCATGTCTTCAATCTCTGCCCATGTGTTTGGCTTGAGCATGTTACGAAGCGTGACTTCCTTTTGCATGATATCTTTCTCAGTGAAATTCTTACGCTTATAGTCATAGTAGGTAAATGTGAACATGTCTTGGAATCGACCTGTTTCAGCTACAGTCTTTTCAGCGAAGATGAATGCACCGCCTTCATTGAGTCCATTATAGATGTTACGAATAACATTCTCACGATCTTTCGGAGGCATAAACTGTAGAGTGAATAGAGAAGTGACAAGTGAACAGTTATCAAAAAGATATTCACGAATGTCGCCGAACTCAAACTCAAAAAATGTCTCTGGTAGACTTTCACGCAATAGAGTAAAGCGGGCTTCCATTTCGACTCTAAAGCCTTCTGCAAGTTCTACACCAACATATGTTGCAGAAGGAGCAAAGTGTTCGTTCTGAATAGCCATTGCCTCGATTGTCTTACCTGTAGAAGAACCAATGTCAACTACGTTTGTCCAATCTTCAACATAGTATCGAGATAGATTGATAATGTCATCATGCAGATAATTATAACCTCGAATAGACTTTTCAATGTGATTGTCAAAGCCTTCGTCACGGTGTGCAAATGTAAAATCATAATCACTCATGGTTTGCCTCATTATATGGTTTCAATACTTTTTCATAGATAGCGTTTGCAACTTCTGCCATCATCTTCGGTGCGACCATTCGACCAATACGTTCCGCTTGCTGATCGAAGTTACCTTTTAACTCATAGTCATCAGGTAATGACATGATGCGTCTTAGCTCTGGTACAGTAAACTTACGATTCTTCTCATAGTGAAATACACCAGACACTGACTTCTGATTGCCTCGTTGTGTAATCGTTGGAGAAGGCAAATGTGGAGCAGGTCTAATCATATTGAAAAGTGAACGCTTGGGATTGATAGCGATAAACTCTTTGTCAGATGGCTTCATATGCCTAGAAGGATTGAATGGAAGCATTTCAATCCACTTCTTCTGAAAGCCATTCTGCACATAATCATATAACTCTTTCTCTTGTGCTGGATCAGATACCACATCATGAATAGCTTCCTTAAGAGAAACATGCTCATTATATGTCTTATCAGGAAAGATGTTTTCAAGTGTCAGGAAGTTCAAGCCAACAGCATCAGCTATATCGTCTCTAACACAAATAAAGATTGTTCGCTCTCTTGCTTGTGGTGTGCCATAGTCAGCAGCATTAAGCACTCGATACGTTACCTGATATCCAATATCTTCAAACGCTTTAATAAACTCATGTAGCTTACCCTTTGCTTCGCCGAACGTAATACCTTTCACGTTCTCAGCAACAATAACCTTAGGCTTGATATCAGCAGCTACACGAATGAACTCATGGAACAGGTCTTCAATTGCTTCTACTTGCTTGCCATCAGAATAAAGCTTAATGCCTTCCTTGACGACTAGCTCACCTTCTTGAACAATCTCACCATCATCATCAAAATAGGCACGGCGAGTATCTAGTTCGGCACCAGCCCAACCTTTCTCACGCTTACCTGCGATAGAAAATGCAGAACATGGTGGAGAACCATCTAGAATGTCTAGCTCTCCAGCTTTAATCTTTGCCATGTCGAGAAAGTCTTGACCAGTGTATTTCTTGATATCATCAACAAGAACAGGAGTGTCAGGATAGTTCGCTTTGTAGGATTCGATTGCAGATTCAACAAATTCATTGATTAAAAGAATCTTTCCGCCAGCTAGACGATAGCCAGTCGAACTACCACCTCCACCAGCGAAACAGCTAATAACTGTAAACTTATTCTGGGCAGATGCCTTCTTTACGTCTTCAACGGTATAAGGTGCATATTTCAAAACAGCGTATCTCCCATGTCATTCCAATCTCGAATGAGATCCATTACTCTTTTTCTATTATATACGTTTACTTCAGGATTGTCAAGCAGTTTCTCAAAGTGAGACGGTATACCTGCTGCAAGTTGCAGGTTCTCATGTCGTCTTACCTTGATTTGTTGAAACTCTGGAAAAGCGTCAATCACTTTGTTCTTCGGATATGGTTTATTTAGGTCATACCAATCGAACTGCATAAAGTAGTCTATCACTCGATCATCATGATAGGGAACAACAAACTTTTTTTCAAACTCCTCACAGAGTTGCTCATGCTGTAACATGCCACCAGGATTTGGTGTTATGTTAAGATCAAAATACTCTTTTCTATATGAATCGAATAACTCTTTAGGTTCTTTAAAATGCAGACAGACTTTCTTAGATGAGCCTTGCAAGCCGTCTGCTCCTAGACCAGAGATAATTTCTCTCTCTTTGATATGAGGATATACATACAGAAAAGGCCAGGCACATTCGACCTGGGTCTTCTTCTTACAACCGTAATGATTGATTAGATGCTTGAAGTCATTTACTAGATTGTCGATTGGAACATCAATGAGAGTCATTTCCCAACCGAACTTGTCTGCAACATCTATAGCGTTCTGTGCGTCTTTAGAAACTACACCATTCACATACATTGTGTAACAGTGTAGTTTCTTGCCTAATCGATGTGCTGCGAAAGCTAAAGATATTGAATCAATACCACCTGAGAATAATATAGCTACATCTTGTTCTCTTAAGTTATCTTCTAAAACATTTTCTAAAATTTTGTCAAAGGTCATAGCTCACCATATGTTACTTCCAGCGTTCTTTAATCTCATCAATTCTCTTTTGCAAGTAGGCTTCAACAACTGCTAGTTCGTTAGTGGTATCTTCTACTAAACGAATAGTGTTTCTAATCTCATGTCCAAAAGCAGATATGAGTAGCTGATCGTGAGAGTATGAGTGAGATTTAGTAGAATCAGTTTTTTCCATACTGCTTGCTCCAGATATAGCTATTTAGGAAGACGAGAAAACCAGCCACACGATTCATGAATCTACTATTCCAAAACCAATGATTATATCTCATATAAGATATCCTTTCGAGATAAGTCCTGCGATATAGATTACACTAATGACTGCTTGAATGGTCATGAGTGACCATTTCTTCCACATATATCCAACAGCAAACCAGCCAACATTTCCAACAAACTGAAATGCCAGATTCATAGGATAGATGTTCCAAGCGGTAAGCATCGCTCCTACAATGACAAGAATGGTAGAAACCCATTCAATAATAAATTCAAGATTCCATTTCATCGACATTCATCCAACCCATTTGACTAAGACCATTCCAAAGATTGTCTATGTTATAGACGAAGTAACCAAACGGCGTATTAATTACTGTTATCATCTTCGTCCTCATCTAGTTGTTTGCGAAAGTCAAACTCAGAATCGAGTCCAAGGTTGTCAGTGATTTCTTCGATGCGTTGTCTAAGCTGTTCTAGATTATAATTTAAGATTGCTTCACGAATCATGGAATTGACAGTCTGTGCGTTCTCTAGACCAAACTCTTCCATAATAGCATTTGTGCAAGCAAGTCTCTCCATAATACCTCTAGCACTTGGAGCCCAGACAAAAGGAATCTCTCCTTTGTCCATCATTCTTTCCGCCTTGGCCATAGCTCGGATGAGATCCTTATCCATTTCTTATACTCCTGATCAAACGACTATTATAGACTATCATCCGTCACTTGTCAATACAGAAAAGTTCTTTATCTTCTCAAATCGTAATGTTCTCTGGAATCGATCGACCATAATGTCTTTGTGGGAAATGACGAAGATATTGGCCCCTTCATTTCCCATATCCCACATGATCCTAATAAACTCATCGATTCCTGTAGTGTCCATTGCTCGATCAAGGATTTCGTCAAACACAAGAATGTTGACGTTGACCGAATTTTTCATCTTGGCAATTTGGCGCCATGTCAGAAGGATAGCAAGATCGATTCGTAGTTTCTCGCCTTCACTGAAATTGTGATAGCTGAACTCGTCTCTATAACGAGACTTGATGGTCTCCTCGAATGATTCGTTGATATTGAAATTGACGAAGAAACCAAGTTTTGCCAGATACTTGTTAATGTGCTTGTTGATGATAGGTAGATACTGCTTGATGATCCGTGTCTTGATACCACCGTCTTTGAGAAGGGTAGTTGCCATGTCGATGTATTGTCTTTCATCTAGAAGGGTCTTCTTCTCTTTTTCGAGGGTGGAAATATCATGTTCGACTTCGGTGAGTTGTCGTTCGCTATCTTGGGTTGTTTTGTCAGCCTTAGCAAAGCTGTCAATCTGAGCCACAATTTGATTAAGCCTATCAACAAGATTGTTATAGGAAGCCTTAGCAGATGAAAGTTCCAACTTAAGGTTGTTAATATTTGTGAGTATCTTTTCAATCTCGTCTATCTCTACTAGAACAGAGTCGATTTGCTGCTCAACCTTATTTAGTCCATCTGAAAGTTCATGAACCTTCTTCTCGTTATCATCAATCATTTTCTTAGAAAACTCAGGCGCAATGTCTTGACGACAAGTTGGGCATGTGCCTGATTCAGCAAAGAAGTCAGTATCTTTGATATACTTATCACGATTTGCTTCCATCTTAGCTCTAAAGCTAACAAGCTTAGAATGCTTGGACTTGAATGGAGATAGATCAAGGTCATTCTCTAAGGCTTTATCTAATGCAGCCTGACGATTAGCAACATCAATCTTTTCGAATTGAAGTTTAGCTGCTATTTCATGCCTTTTAGCATCTAGCTCTTTTAGTTTTTCTTCGTTGTTAATCTTAAGTGAGGCTAGTGTTCGTTCAATGTAAGACTTGTTATCTTCTTTGCTAGATAGAAGCACCTTGTTCTTATCAATCGTTTCACGATTCAACTGTAGCTTGTTCTTTACCACAGTTGACATAGCTGTAAAGATTTGAATGTCCAACAAGTCTTCGATCACAGAACGTCGATCATTTGCAGATAGCTGCATGAACGGAACGAACGATGCAGAACCTAGAATGACAACCTGTGTAAAGGACTTATAGTTCATACGGAGAATGATCTTCTCCAGATGCTCTTGATAGTCCTTAGTTGCTGCGTCTTGATTGATTTTGATATCATCACAGTAAATCTCAAAGATGTTTGGCTTAACACCTCTGATGACCTTATACTTGTGTGTATTGATAGTAAACTCAATCTCGACCACACAGTTCTTATTATTGATAGAGTTGACCACATTACCTTTGTTCACCTTACGAAAAGGTTTACCAAAGAGAGAGAAGGTGAGGGCGTCTAGAAAGGTAGATTTGCCCGCACCGTTGTGACCTATAATAAGAGTATTCTTAGCTGAATCTAAACTAATTTCAGTAAACACATTACCAGAAGATAGAAAGTTCTTCCATCTAATCGCATTAAAAGTTATCACTTTTTCTTCACCCTATCATTAACATGTTTAATATAATCTGCATAGGAACCAATCACTTTTATTCTACCCCAACCTGGCATGTTACGGCGAACTTTAGCTTTAGTGTAATCCCATGATAATGCTTCTTTCATACTATCACGATATTGTTTAGAATAATACCGTGGAGGATAAAAACGTCTCATCAAAAGTCTCGCTTAGGTTTCTTTCCTTCTAACAAGTCCTTAATCTCTTTACCCGTTAGAGTCTCATATTCTAACAGGCCTTCGGCTAGTGTGTCAAGGTCTTTTCTCTTAAGAGTGAGGATTCTTCTAGCAGTAGAATAACCTTCCTCAACGAGGCGCTTGATTTCAATATCCACAATCTTCTGTGTTTCTTCTGCAACCTTAGGTCCACGAAAGGCATCAGCATTAGGATCTTCATAAGCCATACGACCAAGAAGTGGAGAGAATCCTAGCTGAGTTACCATTGCTCTAGCCATCTTAGTAGCTGCTTGAATATCAGATGCAGCACCAGATGTTACACTATCTTTACCGAAGACGATTTCTTCTGCGGCACGACCACCCATTGCCATAGCAAGGTGTGCAATCATTTCTTCATATGACTGTGAGATTTGATCACGCTCAGGTAGAGACTGTACCATACCTAATGCACGGCCCCTGGGGATAATCGTTGCTTTGTGGATTGGAATAGAGCCTGACATGTTAAGTGATACGAGAGCATGACCACCTTCATGATATGCTGTCATTCTTTTTTCTTCATCAGTCATTGCTAGTGTTCTATGCTCAGATCCCATTAGAATCTTATCACGGGAATCTTCAAACTCTTGTGCTGTTACAATACGCTTTGAACGTCGAGCAGCAAGGAGAGCAGCTTCGTTAACTAGATTTGCAAGATCAGCACCAGAGAAGCCTGATGTTCCCTTTGCAATAACTTTTAGATCAACATCGGGTCCAACAGGAACCTTGCGAGTGTGAACCTTGAGAATATGTTGACGACCAACAAAGTCTGGATTAGGAACTTGAATCTGTCTATCGAAACGACCAGGTCTTGTTAGAGCCTTATCCAGAACGTCCACACGGTTAGTAGCAGCAATAACAATAACACCCGCATTATCATTGAATCCGTCCATTTCAACAAGCATTGCATTTAGTGTCTGGTCACGCTCATCATTACCACCCATACCAGAACCACGTGATCTGCCAACAGCATCGATTTCGTCAATGAAGACAATGCATGGTGCATTCTTCTTTGCTTGATCGAACATGTCTCTAACACGGGAAGCGCCAACACCAACAAACATTTCAACGAAGTCAGATCCTGAAATGCTAAAGAAAGGAACACCCGCTTGTCCAGCAACTGCTCTTGCTAATAGTGTCTTACCAGTGCCTGGAGGACCAACGAGTAGAATTCCCTTTGGAATCTTACCACCAAGTCTTTCAAACTTAGCAGGATTTCTTAGAAACTCTACAATCTCTTGCAAGTCTTCTTTAGCTTGATCAACACCAGCAACATCTTCAAATGTCTTTGTTGTTGCAGACTCGGTCAGTAACTTTGCTTTTGACTTGCCCATTCCCATGATGCCGCCTGGACCACCTGTACCAGAACGACGAGATAACCAAATCCAAAGACCGAAGAATAGAAGAACAGGAAGAAGATTGATAAACATTGAAGTCCAGAAAGTAGATTCTGGATCGTCTGTTCTAATCTTGATACTTACTTTGTGTTCTTCTAACTTTGGTAGAAGTGAAGATATACCTGCAATAGCAGTCTTAAACTCTCTATTGTCAGAAGTAAAGTGTCCTGTAAGCTGATTACCTGAGATATAAACATCATGAATGTTATTGCGATCTACCTGACCGATGAAGTCAGAATAGCTAATCTCATTCGTTAGCTTGTGTTCAGCAGGTAGTGACATCCAATAAAGGACTACACCTACCAAAAAGAAAATAATAAAGGGTACAAACTTTTTCATAATACGATTCCTATATCGTTTCAACCTGTAAGGCTTCGTTGTAAACATCAATCATGAATTTTTTCATTCTCTCGTTATTAACCGAGAGTGTCAAACCATCGATATATTTGCGAAGAATCGTTACTGTATCTTCCGCTTCGTCAATCTCGTCAGAGACTTCACCGTCGAGTAGAATAGTAGGATCTTCAACAATCTGAATATCAAGAGGACCTGCTTTATAAAGCGAATCAAACAACAGGTCGAATGCATATGGATTAGACTTGTTCACCACAACTAGCTTGACGAAACAATCCTTATACTTGGAGAAATCTGTCTTTTGAATCTTGTCAATTATCTCAGGATTAGCAATGTCATCATACTTTGCAAGTCTAAACATCTTATGTGGATTCTGTTCAAACTCCATAGTTCTAGTATTAGTATCTAGGATGCTGAATCCTCGTGGGTCCCCATAATCATGCCAAGTATATTCTGCCAAGGCTCCAATATAAGTAATGTTGCCAACGCTAGAACGATGATGATAGTGGCCAGAATAAACAGCGTCGAATTTCTCAAAAAGCTTACGATCCAGTCCATGATCTGATATGAGTCCTCTATGCATTGTAAAGCCGTTTAACTCAAGATGACCCATGAGTATCGAAGCTTTAGGATTTTTGATTGCTTCATAGGCTTCCTGACGATTAGAGTCAGTGATCCATGGCATTAATTGAATATCAAGCCCATCAATACTGATAACAGTAGGGACACTATGAGTCCTAATGTAACGATATCTTCCAGAGATAACTTCCTCAAGTGCATTAACTTCATGCGTATCTTTGTAATAAGAATCGTGATTACCTTGAATAATATGGGTTTCAATTCCCCGCTCCTCTAGAGGTTCTAAAAAGTCCTCACGAAGTCGCTTCGCAGACATGAAATTAATATACTTGCGACGATCATAAATGTCACCAAGATGGATTACATGCTTAATGTTATACTTATCAATATAGTCAAAGAACCATTGCCAGCATCGCTTCTGATATAGTTGAAAAGCCGGATTGTCATTTCTGACACCAGCGTGGGTATCGGTAGGCATAGCAATTAAGGCCATAGTTGTTCCTTCAAATCTTTGATCAAATTCAAAGATACAGTATAAAGCATAAAAACGATTTCGTCAAGCTTTTTTAACATGCGTGAGTATTAAATGCCAGAACAGTTCTTTCATGTGTGGTAAAGTCTTCCTCTGTTCCATGTTGAAGCCAAGACGGAAAGATAATCAAATCTCCTGATGTAGGAACAAAACGATACTTTTCTGATTTGTATTTTGAATCTGCCTGATTAGGAGTCCAACATGTGGCTATATTGTTATCATAAAAGTATAAAGAACTTCCTTCATCCGCATTGATATAGATTATGCCAGTGATAATACTACCTGGATGAGCATGACGAAAAATCTTGCCACCCTCATTCTGAATATTCAACCAGCTATTAGTGATTGCAACATTAGCAATTCCTGTTTTTCTTATATACTCTGTTATGGCTCCCTTGACCATATCAGTTATACCAAAGCACATATCACTTTCGTTTATATCCGCTAAAACATCAACGTGCTTGTCATAAGCATGAGAAGACCTAGAACCTGGTCCAACAAAATATTTATGAGGAGCAAGAATCTCACTATTACGATAAGTATTCAAAATCCATTCACACTTCTCTTTGGTGAGAAAGTTAGGAACTCTCATTAGTAATGTAGGAAACAACTCAATGTCTTCAGTTCGATTAATCATCATCTTTTTTCGTTAGCTCCATATAAGTATCATACTCAGATTGTCTTAGCCAACCGAGATTTATCATTCTTTGAAATATCTTCTCTCGATCTTTTGGATGAATAGGAAAAGGCTCAACTATCTTATCACAAAACCAATGTAAGTCCTGTTCAACTCTTTCAACAAAATCATCATAGTTACTCATAGCGGATATTCCTTTAAAAGATCATAATACTCTTTAGGAACATTATGTGACCTTCCTTCATGTTGATATATAAAAAATTCAGGACTTGCATCTACTTTAATCATACCAAATTTTGTGGTGATAAACTTAATGTCTTCTTCTAATGCATCTATAGTGGCATAAAAGTAATTACGTCTAATGTTGGTGAAAACCCCATACCATGAACAGATTCCTAACGGATAAAAATCTGGATATCTTTCAGTGAAAATTTGTGGAGTCAAGTCATCTTGATAATGAATCTCATGCTCATTTCCGTGAGCAACATGCTGTTCTCCTTTAAACGGAACAGCAATGATGATTGATTTGCCTTTTAACTTAGAGAGAAGTTCTTGTGCTTCCAACACGGATAGATGTTCTAAAACATCACCAAGAATGATTAAACCATACTTATCAAAAAACTTTTTTGTCTGCTTGCGAACGTCGCCTACAAACAATGTATCATACTTATCTTCAAGCTTAAATATATCAACGTATGGAGTATAGATTTCTATACCGTCAATAATATATCTTTCATTAGCCAGTAGATCTGCATATGTTCCTACACCTACTCCAATATCAAGTATTCTGACATTAGTATTAATATTAGACTTAATACATTCTTTTGTTTCTCGCTTAAATAATGCTGATGACAAAGGCATTAGCGTTTTCCTTTAGGAAAAAACATAGACTTACTATCACCCATTTCTACATCATAGTCATAGATAGCCCGATCGATTGCTCGCTTGATACCTTCAAGCCTCATTCGATAATTACCTCTAACATGAACTCTCTCTTGTTTATTCTTAAGTGAATCTATCAATGATTGCACTTGGAAAGGAACTTCATAGACGTTTTCATCCCTCTTGCTGTTGCTGTTGCTCATCATCTTCTCCTACAAACTTCTCTAAGCCTTCTTTCTTAAGTTTCCTCTTTAACTTCTTTGCCTGTTCTCTTGTCTCAAAGTTTCTTATGAAGACATTAAGATTATCATACATTGTCGAAGAAATCAAGTGGTTATCGTCACCATCAACCATTAAAGATGCATCTGGTGTGTCCAGAACGCTTTCCTGAAACTTTTTATAGATTATATATCTATTCTTTTCTTCTTTGGAAATTCTACGATGAAAGGCGTAGTAGATGATTTGGGTAAAGTAAGCAAAAGGATTTTGACTAATCGCTGGATTGAAATTGTCAAAGTATAGAAAGCAGTTCTCGATAGCGTCAGACTTCATTTCATCAATGAATGAGTAATTCATGAAGCGAGGCTTACGAGCTAAGTTTTCCGTAATAAGCCAAATACACTTGCCAATGTATTCCGAAACACGTGGCTTCTCTAGTCCGTTCTCAGCAGCATAAGCAACTTTCTTCTTATACTCAACGATATCTGCGAGAAACTTGGCGTTATCAACATAGTGATTCGGCTTTTTCTTTGGTTTTGCTAACATTTTTTCACTTTCTTTCATTTATGCCCTTGACATGTTTTCGGCATTGCGGTATAATGGACTTTAAGACAACAACAGATTTAACAAAACTGCAACCAGATTGCTCCCGTCGAGCGAAGCGAGACATTGCGAAGCAATTACTTAAATCCAGGTTCGGTAAGGGTAGTAAGTTTCGTTATTTGCTTTTGTAGAATCGGGCCACGATCAGGCCACTTGATAATGGGCTGGTCTGCGTTCTTGGCTAGATTCTGCAGTAGAGGCATATAAATCTTACGAATAGCTGCCAAGCGGTTCTTAAGATCCTGGATTTCATCTGATGCTGGTGCTATAGCTTCTGCTACTATATCATCTTCGTTGCCAAATGTAAAGCCAAAATCGTCAACTAAATCGGCATCATCTAAAGAAAGATATGGGTTAGTTGTGGTTGTTGCCATTAATGATAAGTCCTTTTAGTTCCTAAGTGTTCTACTATCTTATTGTATAATTCTAATTCTTCGTCAGGAGTCATATCCGTATCAGGATGCCTTTCTGGCTCAGACTCCTCCTCGATCTTCTTACTCATATTCAAGTAAGATTCGACGCTCTCCCAATAGTATATATTCATCTTCTGAGTGATATCATTTAGTAGCATTACATCTTCTGCATGTAATGAAAATATCTGTTCTTCACATACACGAGGAAATACCCATGGCATAAATGCTATGGAAACATATCCGGTATCTTCAGCGGGAACATATACAAGCTTAAGAGGATGAAACAAGGTATAAAGAATACCCTGCTCATCCTCTGTCTCAACAACTTCTGCAATCACATCATCACCATTTTGCAAACGTAAAAACTTTGCTAATGGTTTTTCATTATCAGACATAAGGTTATTCCTTCATGCTTATCTTGTAGAGTTTGAATTTAAACTGTTCATCACTGTAAGTCTTGAGTCGTTCGAAAAAGTGTTTAAGAGTAAAGTTTTCTTTCTTTCTCCAGCTAAAGTCGTCGGCAATGTCAAAGAGTGTAGCGGATTGTTTAGATTCGTTAACTCTAAGGACACGCCCGATGGATTGTAGATTTCTGATCTTAGACTTACTTGGTGACGCAAAGATGACATTGGAAAGATTGACAATGTTAGTACCAGTGCTAAGGACACCAATAGAGCCCACAATAATAGCGTTAGTTTCCGATTCAATGATTCGACGTATTTCTTCTCTATCATCAACATTTGTACCTCCATGAATAAAAAAGACCTTTCGGCCGTTCGCCTTTTTATTTAGCATGTCATATAGAACACGACCATGGGATTCAACAAAGTTGAATAGCAATAGTGTATTACCTTCTAATGACAAAGCCAAATTCACTATAAACTTGTTTCTTGCAGGATTGCTTACGAGATACTTAATCTCATCCTGATATGATGCAGACTTCATATACTGACATTCTTCGTCAGAGTATTTAAGCAATAGACATTTGATTGTTAGCTCTGCCAGTTGCTTATTCTTCATTAGTTCTGCAGATGTAGTAGCTTTATACACTTGACCAAAGAGTCCAGTAAGCACCCACTCATGTGCCTTAGCTCCAGATAGTGTTCCTGTTACACCAAGACGATACTCTGCTTTGGTACATTTGGTAACGATATCGGACAATGCTTTTGCTTGTGCTTGATGAACCTCGTCGCAGATAACATAGTCAAACTGTTGAAAGTATTCTTTAGGCATCTTATAAAGTGATTGCCATGTTGATATGATAATAGGATGCTGTGCATGTTTGTCTTTACCAGAATACACTCTCCAGCAATACTTGAACATATCCTTGCCGTTCTTAGCAGAGTAATCTTGAAAGTCGGAAAACATCTGCTCAACAAGTGCTGAACGTGGAACGATTAGAAGTCCCCGTTTACCTTGCTTAAGAAGATAATTACAAACCAAATATAGTAGTAAAGACTTGCCGCTGCCAGTAGGTGAAAGAACAATACGACGCTTGCTACGGATAGAGTGAACAAAAGCATCCATCTGGTAGTCTCTAGGAAGGTGCTTAGGGTTAAGCTTTTCCACAAACTCTTTCGCTTCCTCGATTGAAAACGATGTATCAAGGTCTTCATCTGCGTATTCATAGGTATAACCTCTTTCTTTAATCCACTCGATGACTTGTGGACCAAGACCTCTATAGATTGTTCTAGTTGCAGGATTGAACAACCTCAAAAAACCGTCCCAGAGTTTTTGCTTGTAAGAAGGAACAAACTGAAAACCTGGTGGACGGAAAGAAAAAGCGTCACGAAGTTCCCATGCGATAGACTCCTCGCATTGAACTTTGATATAGCTTTCGTCGTGATTATATAAGACCAAATGATTCATTATTTACCAGAAGTGAGTTGTAGATACTTAACGTAGTTCCCGAGGTCCCAGGTTCTAGATGAAATATACTTTAATACTGATTCGCAATAAGATACTATTTCTTCGTGGGCAACTTTCTTAAGTAGTAGTCTATTTAGTTCAGCGTCAGCATCAAGCTTACGAGCAATCTGTGGATTAGATAGAACATGCTGCATAGGTTCCCAGCCACGTTCTTCTAAGTCTTCCTGTGTAAGATGACCTTGGTAGTAATCCTCACGAAGTCCTTTAAGGAGCTTATAGTCAGCTTCCATCTTGCGAACAAGATGCCTATGATAGGACATGATATTAAGATACTTACCATGAAGAAAGGAAGTCTTCAATAGTTCTAATTCCATTGATGTGGAATCAATGACTGAATCTTTTGACCACTCTTTCATTAAGGCTTCAATATCAACTGGCGGCTTCATTCTTTATCCTTTCAAAATCACATTATAACATAGCTAAATGGAAAAGTCAAGCAAGCCTTTCAACCTCATAGTAATCGTATCTAAAGGTAAAGTCACATGTAGGAATGGTATCAGCATCAACCTTAGTGTCAAAGTTAATCATACCTATTGAAGTAGGATGACAATTACGAAACTTAAATCTCATATTTGTTCTATTGGCATTTGTATTGGTCGTAAGAAAGCCATCAAAGTAAAGTGGTGTCTGGGTATCATTAAAAGTTTTTCTTGGATATTCGCCAAATGATGTAGGACGAGTTAGTGACTTAAGCCAGTTATATGTTTCTTCCCAAACACGAAGATCCTCATCCATCATTGCAGTAATTACTAGTGCGTCATAATTCAATTTTTCACCATGACGAAATGTAGCACTAAAAGGAGTATTAACTTGAATCTCTGATGTTGATACGGAAGGTATGCTTACAGTCTGACAAAAGTATTTTAGAAATGGCTTGTCAGGTATTAGAAACGTAAATTTTGTAGATTGTAAAATTGACGTATTCTCTGGTGTGTTAGTAGTGAATGATTCTGTTGTCATTGCATCCTCCGCTATCTATTTATCAGACACAAAAAAAGCGGGGCCCGAAAGCCCCGCCTTTAGTTATGTTTTTGTCCTAATCTTAGGTTAGGTTACGAACACGGAAGATGCGATAGTAGATGTTTGCGTTGTTAGCATTCTCTCTACCAGCAACAACACCGTCACCAGCTGCAGTAGCAAATGGATTTGCTACCATGCCGTAACGTGTCTTGAAGCCAATCTTTGGCTGGAAGGTGTCCTGACCGATTGCACGAACCATCTGTAGTGGAACGTATGGGCAGTAGAACATACCAGCGTCGAATGGTGAAGTTCCCTTATAGCCGACAGTAACTAGCTCGTCGCCGTTTGCTGAACCACCGAAGTAAGGATCGATATAAACCTTAATACGGCCGTGGAGCATACCAGCGAAGGTATTGCCTGTGTCGTCTACCTGTAGATCGGCTGAAAGAGCAGGTGTGTAAGAAAGAACACCAGCCATAGCCATAGCTGAAGCAACGTCTGAAGAAACGATAAGGACGTTGCCCTTGCCTCTACGAGTTGCCTTCGCAATAGCGTTACATTCACGCTCGATGTGGAAGATAAGACCCTTGAACTTCTCAACTGACCAACGACCATTTGAGTCGGTGTCAAGATCGAAGGTACCAGCAGTTGTTACACCATACTGGGCGCCAACTGTAGCTGAACGATAAATTGTGCGGATAACCTCACGATTGATTTCAGCTAGAATCTCTGTTGAGAGAATGTTGGCTAGCTCTGTCTCAGCATCGAGACCGTGAATGGCCTTAAGATCCTGAGCGAGTTCTGTGGTATACTCTGCCTTTAGCGCACGGCTACGAGCAGTAACAGTGACCTTGTCAATGTTGAATGCCATTTCAGCAAATGCGTTGTTAGCAGCGTCACCAAGTGCTTCTGCCTGTGATGTGGTCATACCACGACCAACACCGAATGATGTGCCGTCGCCGCCTAGGTCAGCAACTGGGTTTGTTGAAGACATGTCACCGAATGATGTGTTTGACCATTCTGTGCCAGGAGCTCCACCAGTATTAGCACCAGCATTCTTTCCTGAGAATCCTGTGTTAGCCTCGAAGAATAGAGCTTCACCTGTAGTTGATGGCGAAACGCCCTGTGCCTGCTGCTGCTTATAGCGTGAACGCATAGCAAAGATAAGTCCTGTTGGACCTGTCATTGGCTGAACGCCGCAAACGTCATAAGCGATTAGGTTAGGAAGCGCACGACGAACTAGAGAGATAAGAATTGGATCGTATGAACCAATTGCTGTACCTGCACCGAGTCCACCACCAGCGTTTGTTGGAGCGGCTTCGTTAAGAGTGCGTGACTCTTCGGCCATAGCCTTTTCCTGGTTCTCAAGAACGACGGCAGTAACTGCACGACGATATGAGTCCTTGATTGGATTGAGACCAGAATGGTCGAGAACTGGGGACCACTTCTGCTCTAGGTTTTCTGTAAGATACATTTTTTTACCCTTCTTTCTATGTTAGTAAAAATTACTATATTATATTTATATTATCTAGGAAGTGAACGACCAAGTGCCTGAACGTATTTGCCCATTGGACCCTCTAGTGTGGCTTCTGTTAGAGCCTGTGGGTCACCATGTTCAACACGGTCAAGAACATCATCAGCCTTGACTGACACTGGGAAGTAGTTCTCCCTAAGAGTGGAAACTCTTTCAATGAACTCCTCGTCAGATGTATAATCAACACCTTCAGCTAGAGCCTGAAGCTTTGATGCCTGTGTGGTTGTTAGGCCTTCACAAACAATTGCTGTTAGCTCTGACTTACGGGATTCTGAAAGCATTGAAGTAAGTTCAACATTACGCTGAATTTCTTCGTTTAGCTTTGCCTCTAGTTCCTCGACTGTTGCTGATAGTTCTTCAACAACTGGAACTTCTTCTTCTGGGATATCGATATAGTGTTCTGAGAATAGCTGACGGAGACCTGAAATGAAGTCTTCTGTTAGCTCTGAACGGAGAGCAGACTCAACTGCAACTTCGTTTTCTTCGACCCACTGCTCAACAACGTAGTTAAGATAGTCGTCAACATTGGAAGCAAGTTCTTCCATGATTTCGTTGACTCTTTCTTCTAGTGTCTCTGCATAAGCCTGCTCAAGTAGAGCAACTTCTTCTTCTAGCTTTGCCTTAACAGCAGCTTCAAAGATTGTTGTAGCCTTAGCATGAAACTCTTCTGAAAGGTTCTCGCCTTCTAGAAGGGCGTTGACATGCTCAGTCATGTCAACTTCGTATGACTCTAGAGCCTCTTCAACGTCTTCCTCAAGAGATTCGTCCTCTTCGGAAATGAAGTCAAAGTTCTCGTCAATAGCTTCCATGATTTCTTCTTCTGAAAGACCAGCTTCGATAGCTTCGTTGATGAAGTCTTCTAGCTCTTCGGAAAGTTCTAGCTCCTCTGAATCCTCTTCAAGAGCTTCCTCTTCCATGTCACAAGCTTTTGCCTTACGAGCTTCCTTAAGAGCCTTAAGACGCTCTGCTAGAGAATATGTTTCTTCCTCGACCATATCTCCGTCCTGCTCCATTTCTTCGGCAGCGAGCTTCTTTGTTGGTTCTGCGTGTGAGCCTGAACCCTTGACTGATGTGTCACGCTTATTGCCACCAGCCGCCTTAGAACCTAAATTGTCTTTAGCTGTTGATGTTGGTGTTGCTCCACCAAGATCGTCAAAACCTAGTGTAGCTGGCTGTGCGTTTGGATTAGCAAAACGATCTTCTGATGCCTTTGACTTTGGACGTAGTGTCTTAGCGTTTGCTGTAGATGCTGTTGAAGGATCGACAGGATTTGGGTTAGAAATCTTACCTGGGGAAACCTCAGGATAAAGACCTTCATTAACCTGCTTGCCTTCGAGAACAGCTCTAGCTGATTCTGTTAGTGATGCCATTGGATATATACTCCTTTTCCTTTTATTTAGTATTTCAAAGTTTTGAAAGATAGTTTTCAAAAATTCTTAGAGCCACTGACTCTATTTCGTTCTTAGAGGCTTCAGTGATAAGTTTCTTAGCACGATAATAATCCTGCTCTTTCCACTTACCATTTTCAAATACCCACTCTTTACCTTCCATAATGCCTCTCACGAATGCGTCGGGTGCTGATGGATCTGCTACAATGTCTGCCGCTGTAGCCAACTTGAAATCGTCTTGGACTTGTTGATATCCATTGTGTGGACGAAGAGACCCTACGCCTCTTGTTGACACACCAAGACTTGCACCGCCGTCTAGTAGACTCTTAACAATCTTACCGTTAGGAGTATCCAATATTTTTGCTTTACCAATAAAATTAGTTCCGTCTGCATGAAGTTTAGTAATCATATGCGAGACACGGTCTAGGTTAATTTGAGGATTCTCAGGATGACCTAGCTCACCAAACGCTCTGTTCTTCTGAACATATTCTCTATTGTAACGATCTGCTTCCTTAGATAGAATGCTCATAGGATATACACGACCATTACGGTTCTGCTTTTCAGCTTGCATGAACACGCCAGTAATAAAGTGGTTCTTGCCACCTTTACCGTCCGCTTCGACAAGATACTGAATGTCTTGAACTTCTTCTCTAATAAGTTTCATAGTAGTATTTATCCTTTTTTATTCTTCTAATTGCGAGCCGATATCAGCGAGTCCACCGCCGACTCTCTTAGCAGTACCAACTACTACTCTACCCGCAGTTGTCTTACTAGCAAGTTTAGCTGCTCTTGACAGTGATCTGTAACGACCACTTAAAGACTTTCCGGGCTGAAATGCTTTACCAAAACTTTTTTTAGCTAAACTACCTAAAGTAACACCTGTTGTTTCTCTATGTTTTTGTCTAAGAGTTCGTCTCATTCCTGATGAAATTGAATCATCTGACGCACCTCTTTGACCATAAGATGTTAGCTTTTTTACGTCCATGTATGATTTTTTAGGACCATATGATTTTCTTTTGCCTGCATCGGAAAGCTTTTTTGTATCTAAAGTGGATGATGTAGTTTCTTTGCCACCAATTGTAGTAGTATCTCTTGGTGGTTCGGGAGCTTTTTGCGCTCTCTTAAGTCTTTCAATTGATGATCCCATGAAATCTTCTTCTGATAGACCCTTTTTCTTTTCAAGATAACTACTAACAGCATCAATAAACTTTTTAGCTGGAATTGCTTCTCCTGCTTTAAGATATCCACGCTTTCTACGAACAGCTAATCCATGTTTAGTCATTGCACCTGTTGATGTTTTTTCTTTTTTCTCAGCAGGAGTTCTTGCTCTAGGATTGTCTGGTGTTCCATGAACTGATAGAGTTGGATTTTGCTTACGATACTTTGCCCAATCTTTTTTAGTATTAGAACCTTTAAATTCGCCAGGTTTTCCCTTAACAGGCTTAACAATTTCATTGATAGCAGCAAAACGACGCTTTTCTTCGTAAAGCTTATTTTCTTGGATATCATTAAGTCTCTGCTCAAAGATATCTTGAGCATTCACAAGATCACCATTAATGATTGCTTCAACTAGTTCTATACTCATTAGACGATCCTATTAAATGCGGTTGCGTCAGCAGTTTGACCCTGATCGAAGTCTCTGCCGTCTTTCTTAATGTCAATGAATAGTGTCCATGCATCACCAGCGCCACCTGTGCTAGTAAACACAATGTCTCCTGTACAGTTAGCAGAATCAGGAATCTCGATAGTTCCTCCTGTGCTTCCTGCATCAAAGTTATAATCAAACTGACCTGTTCCGAAAGTTACGATGGCTGTGTTAGTATTGCCACCCCACTGTAGCATGACATTCTTTGCAGCTGCCATTTGACCCTGACCCCAAATACGCTTGATAGCAATTCTATTAAGGCGTTTAGGATTTGTTCTACTAATTATTCCTGTAGCATTGATAGCAAACGCTAAATTAGCTGCTACAATAAGAGGAGCATTAGTGTCTCCACCACCAACACCAACAATCTTAATAACTGCGTGTCGGTTTGTATCTACTAATGTCTGAGTTGTTAAGACCGTTGCCATCTATTATACCTTTATTGAAAAGTTTAGTAATTTCTTGAAGGACTCAAGGTCTTCGTTGAGCATTGATTCAACTACCTTCTTGTTTTTGGCATTGACCGAGTCATAAACTTCAACTATTCTTTTTGCCATATTACTATTTAGTGTAACAGTTCTTCCGTTAATTTGTAAATTCATTGTAGAATTTTCATTAACTAACTTACGAAGATCGGAAACTTTATTCTCTTGCACTTGTCCAGCAAGTGTACCTTTTGCGTATCTTTTTGCAGCTTGACTTTCAATTGACTTGGTTGTGTCACCTGCTCTATTGTGTGCAAGTGAAGATGCACTAAACGAATGAACCTTTGCTTCAGGTCTTGGCTTTTCTATAGGTCCTGATCCTGATGGTTGATCTTCAGGCTTAGCTTTTGCTTCTGGTTTTCCAGGTGCAAGTGCTTTCTTAAGTGCCCACTTGCCAACTCTAGCTCCCTTACGAATTGCCGAGCCAGCTAGTCTAGTTGCACCACGAGCAACTGCACCTGCTGCTGATCTAACAGCTCCAGATGCTGCAGCTCTTGCTCCTAATCCTAGTAATGCTTCGCCTGCTGCAGCAATCAAAGGAGCAATCTCGTCAAGTCTCTCTTGACGTTTTTCTTCTAGCTTTGCTCTAAACGATTCCTCACATCTCCAACGACGAAGCGCCTTATTAATGCGTGAATCAGGATCATTTGCAGTCTTTGCAGATGTTAGTCTCTTTTTCATTCCACCCATGCGTGAACAGAATGACTTTCTTCTGGATGCTCTCTTACCTGAAGGATTCTTTTCAGTTACAGCAGTTTGTAACTTAGATCCAGGATGCTCCCGACGATAAGCATTGACAGCCTTTTGTGACATGCCTGATGTATTATCTTTACGATTAACTTCTTTCCAATCTTCATCAAGCATTTCAGGTTCAAGTAGAACTGCTTCACTTAGATTGACATTGCCCTTGGGGCCAAAAGGAATCGTAAGATATTTGTCTAGTGCCTTTGAGTAGTAAAGAGCTACAGTTAGTTTGTTAGGATAGTTACGAAACTGTACCCTCTTAAAGATAAGCATGATAGGCATTTCTTTAGAAGAAGGTACTCTATTAGAAAATGGTGTATCACCTTTGTCAGCACCCTCAAGCATAATCTCTTCAGGAAAAACCTGATTGAGAAATTTACTATCATATTCTTCTCTGATTTGCTTGATGGTCTTCATAATCTATCCCTTACTGTGCAAAATAATCTGCGGCAATATTCTTCTTGCGTTCTTCAAGCTTCTCCATCATCTTCTCCTGAAGAGCAGCCTGAAGGTTTTCCTTCATACCGACTAGATTATCTTCAAGGATATTATCAAGAGCTTCATTGACAAGTTCTTTGGTGTCCATTGTTGTTTCCTCTTTTACTGGTTTTGATGACAGACTAGATGTATATTTTGGTGCTGATGATATACTATTCATTTTTGGTTTGAGCATATCTGATGTTTTTTGTGTAAGCTCATCATTGGATACTTTTCGTTTATTTCCTGAATCTTTATCCAAAGCACTGGAATCATTTTTATCTTGACGATCTATATGTGATTTAACATCATTGATAGATTGTTGCATGGATTTTCCATTTATAACACCGGAAATTGCATCAGATGTTGCATTTGCCACGCCTTTCAAAGAATCTAATCTAGGTCTTCTATCATCAATGTTTCTTGATGTAGGAAAACTTGAAGTATCCATTTCTTTCATATGAGCTTTCATTGCCTTAACTGCAAGCCTGCGAACGTGTGTAGAAGACTTTTCATGGCTTCTCTTATGTGAACCTTCAAAAGGAGTATCATCTTCCTTCTTCTTACCAGATTCAATAAACTTCTTATTGATTGCACGGGATAGAGTCTTAGATGGTGCTTTACCCTGTCTCCAGCGAGCATTAGAAACCTTGCCGACTAGCTCTGCTGAGATTTCATCAATCTGTGTTTCTTCTTCACAGTCCCAAGCTCTGCGTGACCAATAGTTAGCACTTGTCTTGTCGTTAGTTCCTTTGATACCGCCTGAGCGAGAGCAATATGACTTCTTACGACCTGGTTGATTCTTTTTGATTGATAAACTCTTGTCACCAAAGTTTACCTTCTGTGCCTTACCATCGCCATCAGGATCAACGAATACTTTTGACTTCTTAACATCACCCTTCATTGGCTTGTTAAGAGTAACTGTCTTTCCCTTATATGTTGCTTCTTCAACTGTACCTTCTTTAGCACGACGCTCCGCAGATGCCTTATCAGCAGCAATTCTTCTAGCTTTTTCTTCTGCTGCTTTTGCAGAAGTCATATTAAGTCCTGTCCAGTTTGGATGCGACTTACTAATGGCATCTTCTGAAGATGCATTTGCAGATTTTCTAATTCCATATGCTTTTGCAGGATTACGAGAAGACTTCACTTCATAGATCCCTCGTTCGGTGCTATTAGCAGGTACTAGATTCTTTTGTTCTTCTGTAGGTACGCAGTTAGGAACCTTACGTCCCTTCTTGGTCTTCATGCCGACCATTTCGTAGCCCTTCCAACAAGGATCTTTATCTTCTTTCATTAGCTTTCCTTTAACGTAATCTCTAATACCTTCTACACCCTTAAGAGTATAGTTGCCTGACATTGCAGCCCATCCCGATTTACCAGGTAGTCCAGAGACAGCTTGTGCAATGTCTTTAACTGGATGACCCTTACCCTCTGCAGCTCCACCAGCAACATTTCCAAGAGTAGCTACGTTTGCAAGAACCATACCTGCTGCAGCTGCTTTCTTTGCTTTAGGAACAATCTTTTTAACTTCATTAACCTTAGCAACTTTTCTTGATGCTCCAGTTAAGTCTCCAATAACATCAACGCCCTGTGCAGAACGATCATAGTCGCCGCCAAGTTCATTAAGTTTAGCTTCTTCAATATTACCAAAGTTTTTTGATGCACCAATCTTAGTAGGATCAAAAGCTTTATATCCTAACTTATTATTATGAAGATTATGATGCATCTTTTTAATTAGTGCTAACTTGTTTCCGTTTTCGTCGTTATAAGACATTGTGTTAGTATTGACATACTTATCAACGTAATTAACTACAGACGGATTGCCAGATGTAAATCCTAGTCCTCTAACACCATCAACGCCAGTTACTCCGGCATTAGTTTCGTTAATGAAGACTTTAAAACTTTTCATCTTATCCCTTAGACGGAGTTAGTATACCATTTTCATTAATGTGGGTTATGACACCACTTTCATTAATGTATTTACCATTTCCAATATATGACAATCTTAACTCTCTTGCTTCTTCGGAAACGGTCTTCTTTTTCTTTTTAGCTTCAGGCTTCTTATTAACATCTTTAGCTGCAATCTTAGCCTTAGCAAGATCGGTCTTAGTCTTTAACTTTTCAATTTCAATTTTCTTGTCAGTCATTTCTTTTTCATGCTGACGAGATTGATTATCCTTTTCATCATTGCCTGTAATCTTTTCTACTTCATTGCTAACATGTGCTTGAGCAATCTGTTGTTGTGCATTAAAGTCAATCTGATTCTGTTGATCTTGCTGTTGCTGAGCCTGTTGGTCGACCATAGCTTGTTGCTGCTGTTGAGCAAGAATAGCATTCTCTTCCTGCATCTGTGTATTGATTTCTTCAATATCATCGTCTGTCTGCTGAAGAATATTTTTACGAACCCACATTGCAGAATAATACTTACCAACGAAAGGATCAACCTTGATTAGTGTATCGAGACGAGCATTAAGAAGCTCGGCATCCTTAAGTTCGTCAAAGTTATTGTCTTTCTTGTAATCATACCAAATGTCTTCCTTAATCTCTTTCCATTCGGCTTCTGTACAGACGTTCTTAAGAACTAACTGAACACGAAGGATTTCATCAAAGAGTGTGGAAAACTTGCCACGAAGACGAACAACGAATTTATTAAACTTGATTTCGTCTCTTGTGATTTCGGTAGTTCGACCAAGAGAAAAACCTTGATTCTGTTCTAGACGAGAAACAGGAACACCAAGCGCCTTGTATAGCTTGGTTTGGAAATACTTAACGTCTTCTAGCTCACCAAGGTTTCTAGCACCTTCTAGTGTGCTAATCTCTGTACCTTTAGAGCCTTCACGACGAGGAAGCCAAAAGTCTTCAAGCATTGATAGATGCTTACGATCATCTTTTAGTTCACCAGTATTAGAATCGTAAACTAGCTTATTACGATACTTGACCATGATATCACGAACATACTGCTCTGCCTTAACTGTAGGCATGTTGCCAACGTCGATATAAAAAACTCGACGCTCAGGTGCTCTAGAAAGGCGATAGATTACCGTAGCGTCTTCCACCATTCTTAGATTGTTGAATGGCTTAATTGCTTTGTGAAGATAAGAAAGAACAATTGTCTGCTTAGGATCCATGATGCCAGAATTGATATTGACAACAGAATCAACTGCAATCTTTGCACCCATATTAGATCCTGCACCCATCATACCTCTTTCATTATAGAGATAGTATTCTAGCTGTTTTTGGATAATCTCAATGCCAGTTTGGGGATCACGCATTTTCTTGATTTCACGAATCTTACGAATGCGTCTAGGATCGATGTATCTTAGTTCTTGAACTCCATACTGAGGAGCTGTTTCATCAATGACTAAGTGATAGAAAAGTCTACCGTCGATATACCAACGACGGAAAATCTCATGACCCATGTTACCAAAGTTAAGTAACTTGAGGACTAGTTCAAACTCTTGCTCGATACGCTTCTTGGCGTTTGCAGGAAGCTTAACTTCGTCTAAATTGATTTCTACTGAATGACCTGAGTCTTCATGAACAATTGCTTCGTTAACAATCTCATCGATTGCTGATTCCATTTCTGGCTGAATAGCAAGTTCACGATACTTTGTAATAAGCTGTGTTTCATTACGAAAGGTTCCGTCAAGATCAACATATGTTCCGTAATAACCAGCACCAGCAATAGTAACAGCGCCGTCCTCGTTTTGAGGTAGCGTGAATGTTTTGTTCTGTGGTTGTTGGTTAGCGTCACGATTTAGAGTATCGTCACGACCGATCTGAAAGCCAAATAACTTCACTATATTTTCCCTTTATGAGAATCCACGGGACTATGCATCCCGTGGATTATAACATTATTTAGAAGTTCTGAATTGAGCTTGCAGAAGATGTAGAATCTGTAGTAGCTCTTGCTTCCCACCACTGGTAGGCGAATGTTACTGCAAATTCTTCAATATTATCTGCACCCCAATCAACGTCGATAGCTGACACATCGGTTGGGAAACAACCAACAAGCTTATATACCTTAAGGATATCACCTGTCTTACCATACTGGGTTACAAATGCATCCTGCTGATATCCGCCGCTACCAGAAAGCATTGAAGGAAGACGAAGGTTACCAACGTGTGAGTTGATACCGCTCATCCATCTTTCAAAAGCATTGCGTAGCGTAAAGTCTTCGTCTTGAATTACTGTAATAGACCAATCTGTGAATGATCTTGTTCCAGCAACTTTAATTTCACGACCAAAGTAGTTAACTCCGATTGATGAAACACTATCACCTGGTAGTGAGGTAGACTTTGCTCTGAAAGTAACCTGTTGTTGAGCGGTACCGAAAGAACCAGGTGCTGATCCGCCTGTACCCACTGCTAGAGGAAATGTCAACTGAACATCGAAAAGGCTTGCTCTAGCTCCATCTCTTACTAAGCTTGCTCTAAAATCTTGAACATTAAAAGCCATTTTAAGTTTTCTCCTATATGGAACTATTTATAATGTGGAGGGATCAAGATTTTCCCTCCACACACTGATTAGATTAGAAACGTCCAACTACTTCTGAGAACGCTACGCCGGTTCTAACTGCGACGAAGTTAAGCTGAATGAAGTTGATGCTTCTAGCAGGCTTAATATAAATGTCTCCGACAAACTCATTTCTATCAATGACCTCAGGTGTATTGTTTGTTTCGTCACAAACAACACGGAAGTCGTAGATACCACGACGACCCTTAACGTCACGAAGATATGGTTCAACTAGAGCAACGAACTGGGCTCTTGTAAATTCATCGTTGAACTCGAATAGTGAATACTTAGCAGCCTTAGAGATTGCCTTTTCGAGAACAATGAATAGACGACGAACATTGATACGATCAAATGCTGAAGGCTTTGTCAACATGGTCTTATCGCCATATAGAACTACGCCTTCGCCACGGAAGTTAACAACTGGGTTAATTCCGTTCTTATAGAGTGTATCCCGATCATCTTTACCTGGATTCCAAGAAAGCTTGACGACATTCTTGATGTGACCACGATTTAGACCTGCTGGTGAGAACCACGGATCACGCTCAAAGTCTGTGCGGGCACAAAGACCTGCAATGTCAGCATTGAGAGGAATCCAACGATAGACATTGTTATACTTGTCAAACTGCTTCTTCCAACCTGAGTCAAAGACAACGTAAGAAGATGAGTTGAATAGATTTCTCTTAGTGACAATATCATTTGCTTCTGATCCTGCATTATCAACAACGTCGCTCATATCAGGTGATACGAAGACTACGCAGTCACGACGCCCAGTATCAGGATTAGCAGATGTGCCGCCGGCAACATTTTCAATAACGTGTTCGGCAACTGTCTGTGAATGAGCACCAGTCATGATTAAAGAAATATCCCACTCTTCAGGATCTTTAAATAGATCGTAACCAAGTGCAATATCTGCATCAGTAGCAAGTGATAGAACACCACCAGAAAGCGTTGATGTATATGATGCTGTATTTTGAGTAAAGCTTACACCAGGTGATACAGAACCCCATGTAGATGTATCTGTATTGCTTCCGCTAAGACCATGATTAAGAACACGAATAAATTCTGAACGATCATTTAGAACATTGAGATAGTAGTTTGAAGAACCGTCGTCTGTCTTTGCATCAGATGCCTTAGAGACGAATGAGAACTTTTCTAGAACAGTATTTGCAATGCCTGTGATTGAACCTAGTGAGTCGATAACAATGACATGCATTTCGTCATTGGCACCGCCACGTGAACCAACCCAGTTTGATGTTCCAGGAATAGCATCGAACTCTAGATAATATTCCCATGTTCCATAAGAAGCTAAGTTACTTGAATCGGCGAACATCGAAACTTTAATGCTATTGCCTAGTGCTCCTGCATACTTGGCAGCAAACATACCATAATTAAGACCTGCAGAAAGATCAGCATAGTTTGTTGTGTAGTCATCATCATTTGTGATTAGAATTGCTTGTGCGCCAGATGTTGCATTGCGTGAAACATTGGTGTTAGCGACACGAACCAGCTTAAGTGATTCGGCATAAGATAGGTAGTTAGCAGCTGTGAACCATGACTTGAATGTATCTGCTGTTGGTCTATGAAAATAACGAACTAGCTCAAGTTCACTACCTACGGCAAACACTTCGTTGATTGGTCCCCATGCAAAATCACCAACAAACGCCCCTTCAGTAGTCGATACTGATGGAATGATTGTTGTTAGATCGATTTCAGACCATCTTACTCCTGGGGATAATTGATAGGCCATCTTTTACTCCTTTGTAGGTTGAAATGGGATTTCTTCCATTACACCTTATTTATTGTTTTGCGACTTTTAGAACTCAAAGTCTGGCTAGCCAGTCATATCCAAGGTCATCAAAAGGATAGTGTTTTTCTCTATCTCTCGTCCATAAATCACCATCAGCATCTTGTTCCACGTCATCATTCAGGCCGTTGTCTATAAATCCAAAAGGAACATTGTCAACATCTTGTAGATATGCTTGTTCTTTTTGCAATGCATAACGAATATCGTTAGAAACGGTTTCTTTAAATAATTTTTGTGCGGTGAGCCAACCAAAGTGAACTAGTGTCATTGCTAGATCGTCGTTAGCTCCTTCTTCTGCTCTAAATGACTTTTTATCGGCAGCAAAAGAAAATAACTCAGTAATTGTATCTTCGTCATTGAGAATAAGCTTATCGTTCTCAATTAGAGTCTTAAGATTAGAACACCCAATCATCTTCGACTGAGGCGTGATTTTAAGACCGAAGGCTAGCTTGTTCTTACCAGCAGCAAAGCCTCCAGATACTTGTGTTCCTTGTTTACCTTTTTGCTGAAACTTTAAAAGATTCTCATATGCTAATTCATGATGTAGAATGTCAGCGACTTGCAAACCGATAGAATTGATTTCCACTAGAACAAAAGCGTCGTTATACTTTCTTGCCGCAGAATAAACAACTGCTGGTAGAAGCATAGGACTTATCTCGTTGTTTTTATATTTAGCTACCTGTCGATATGGGATTTCCGTAACGTCAAACACAGAGAATGCTGAATAGTCAAGACTTTGACCTTCTGAAACGTCTACTGTGAGAACGTATGTATGCTTATGAATAGGTTCCTCAAATACGTCCATACATTCCATACGACGAACAGGCTCTTTCCAATGTAGTGCAGCAAGCTTAGAACCATTGATTAGTGTATTGGATGATCCTAAGAACTCGCAACCAAACTCCTGATCGAACTGTCTTTGCGAAGTGTTTCTGATCGTTTCTTCTGCCCATGCCGAGTCTCTTCCAGGTACCATAGACCAATGAATCTCGATGGGCCTATAATCGCTCGTCTTATCAACTGCTTTTGTCCACATCTTATAGAACAAGTTCATGCCGTTTGGTGTCGAGACGATAACAACTTTAGAAGTCTTACCAGATGAAATGGTAGGATAAGTTGAATTGAAAAACTCTTCGGCAATGTTGTTTGGTACGAACGCAAACTCGTCTAGAAAGATTAAGTTGAACGAGAAACCACGAACTGATGAACCTGATGTAGAGTCTGCAAGAACTCTTGAACCATTAGCAAGATAGATTGAACCCTTGTTCCATTCTTTGATGCCTTGTTTAAGAAACATCGGTAGATACTCGAATGCGAGCTTAAGTTTACCTAGTAGTTCTCTAGCAGTTGGTGCACGGTTAGCCAGAATAGCACATACAAAGTTTTCGTTAAATAATACCTGATGAAGAATGTATGCAACGCTTGTTGTTGACTTGCCGACCTGTCGGGGAAGTTTACAAATAGAGAAACGATTCTCATGAAATGTAGAAAGCATCTTCTCTTGGAAGTCCCACATATCAAAAGGAATCAAGCCGCGGTCGACGTTGATGATACGAATATATTTGCGAGCAAAATAAACAGGATCTTCTGCACATTTGATATACTCATCCAACTCATGTTGTGTGAATGAGTGACGATACTGCTCGTTAGGTAAGTTTGGATTGCTTTGATAGCTATGAGGAAGTCGAGCCATTTTCTTTGTTCTTCTTTATCGCAGACAAAAGCTCAGCAGCAGAACCCACAAACACAGCCTGTTCCACGTTGATGCTTTCAGGATTCTTCCTACGAGGATCAGAATCAGGATCAGGGTCTTTTAGGTCTTTCTTTGTTTTCTGTAAGGCGTATAAGTCTTTCGACGTTTCTCCAACAGTTTTGATGAGATTAGAAACAACCTCAAAACCTCTTGCACTTTCGTTTTGTCTAGCAATTTGGGCGATTTCTTCAATAGCGTCGTTTCCCTTTACTATTAGATTGCGAAGGGTCTTTCTCACTAGAATGTAATCTTCATCTTCATCGGTTAGCTCTTGTGGAGCTTCATATGGTATTACTTCCTGTTTCACTTCTTTCACCTCAACTGGAGCATGTTCGATGCCTAATGCATCTGATAGATTCTTTTCAAGTCCCATGTTTTATCATCCTGCAACATAAACTGGTCTTCTACGGTTATTAGTAACAAACTTCAGAAGGACTTCAACAGTAACCGTTTGAACTTGAATATTACTAGTAGGAGTATATAATACTTCTGAGCTAATAGCCTGAAATTGTTCATACGGATTCTTCATTAGTACCTGAACGCCAAAAGAAGCGACGTTAACAGTTACATTAGAAGGTTCATATAGAACCTCATTAGTTGTAGAAGTTACTCTAATATCAGCAGGAGTTGGTTCATAAAGAACTTCTGTTTGAACAACCGTAACATTAGCAGTGGTCATGCTACTACAACAACTCCGATTTGAGTATTAGTAAACTCTGTATCGGTCCATGGAAGTCCAGTTTCAGGATTGACTGTGATAGAATCCTTATATCTGAGATAAGATGTAGTCAATACAATCGTATTAGCATTTGTATAGTAACCAGAAGCATTGGCAACAATGATCGGCTGAATGTTTGCTACACCTGCGTCAGACTTAAGAGCATATATATTGGGATTGATTGCAAATATGTTAGCTGCTGGTGTAGGCAATCTAGTATGATAAAAACGCTCTGTATTTGTAACAACATTTGGAATAATAAGATAGTCAGTTGTATTATAGGAAGTTTCATCAACGACAGCCCAATGTGATGTTCCTGTCGAAGGAGTACCAGAGTTTGCTCCAACGTCCCAATTAGGAACAGCCGTAGTGATTCTTACATCACCAAGTCTACCATTCCATGGAGCTGCTCCCGTAGTATCGGTAACATAAATGTCATCAGTCGCTCCTCCATAAGATGAGTTAGTATTAACACCAAAATAGCCTGTCGCAGCATTGTTTGATTTAGTGATACAAGAAGTATTACTAATGATTTTAGTACCGTTAAGCCATACTTCCACAATACCATCATTTGTAGTATTGCTTGAAGACATTTTACATCTTACTTCGATCCATTGCCAACTATAAGGTCTGAATGTACCAGCGGGCGTCGTGCCGATTAATACACCGCTGCCGGCTCCATAACGTGAGGAACTCCAGCTGGCACCATTCGTAGAGTTATATACTCTGAGGACACCTGCTCCAGCATGTTCAAGCCAAATGTCTGGAGCAGGTCCGTCTTGACTATAACCAGCATTATTTTTATCGTTGCCCCAGAAACACACGATGCCGCAGACTGGACCTGCGGCTGTTATTCCCAAATAGATTGCACGGCCTGTATATACCTCCGATGGAATGGAAGAAAGATAAATTCTTCCCCATCCGTCGGCGACCCCGGGATATGTTGAACCACCGCCATATCGTCCTGAAGTGCTGGACCAGTTAGTTGCAATGGTGGCGCCTCCCTGACTGAGATCCCAGGTGGTTACAAAGTTTGGAATCATACTAAACATTTCTTGCCACGTAGTGATTGAATCGAAACCTTCCCAGAATAGAAGTGCCATTTTTATTTCCTTATTTAGTAACGACTAATGCAATGTGATTAGTAGATAGTGTATCGTATGTCCATTGAGTACCAGTCTCAGGATTTGTTGTGTAGAAATCGACATAAGGTTGCCAAGAGGTAGACGTTATTTGTAAATTGCCATTTATAAAATATCCTGAACTATTGTTAATAATCAATGATCTTAAATTAGCTATACCAGCATCAGATTTTCTACTATAATTATAGGGTCCTACTGCTAAAATAGTAGCATTTGCTCCCAATGGTGATGTATTTTTGACAAATCTTTCGATGCTTGTTCCATTAGTGACTGGTATACTAAGATAATCTGTTGTACCTCTAGAATCATCTATAACTGCATAGTGTGCTGTGCCTGTTGATGGCGTACCAGAATTAGCTCCAAAATCTGTAATTGGAATTAAATTAACAACTCGGGAATCACCAAGTCTTGTATTCCATGGAGCAGAACCAGTTGTATTTAGAATATAAAAGTCGTCGCTAGATCCGTATTGATTGGTCGCAATTGTGACAGAGTTAATAACATTGTTTGAAATGTTGCCAAAATTTTTTGTATTAGCATTTGTTAGATTGACGACACGACTGTTATTGATCCAGACTTCCACACCTCCTGTGGTGGCGTCCATGTTATAAAAAATATCAAGCCATGTCCATTGGTCTCTTAAAAATACACCAGAAGCAGAGTTAGCAATTAAAGTTCCTCTATCACCTTTGTAAACTTTAACGGTTCCATCGGAATCTGCTGTAACACTAGCTTCGATACCTGTATTGCTTCTAGCTACAAAGAGAAGAACATTTGTTGCTGAATATGCTGATTGATGATAACTTGCTCGTCCTGTCCATATCTGACTAGCGTTTATATCAGAAATATCTACCTTAAAAGCATCATTAGTATTGCCATCAACATATAAACGACAGCCATTGAAGCGGCCGCTCGTAGTCTGAAAAACCTCTGACGTTCCAGTCAATACTCTTGGCTGACAGTTTCTAAACTCTGCTAATGAGGCGTATGGATCTAGACCGTCCCATATAATAAGTGCCATCTTGTTTCCTTAAACTACGTAAAAACCAACATTGGCATTGGCCCATTCCTCTAGCGTCCATTGAATACTTGTGGCAGGATTTGTTGTCCAATCCTGTCTATATTTAGTATTAGAAGTAGACATATATTGTGTAGTTGAATTATACGTGGATGCTCCAGACTTCATTGCAATTTTAAATGTAGCATTTCCTGCATCTGTCTTAGCGGCTGAAACTATTATAGAAGTTGCTAGAATGGAAAATGCATTTGTATTAGGTAGACTTGAATGTGTAAACATTTCGCCTAAACCAGATTGTTCAGCACTAAAAAGTATATAATCGGAATTGTTAGCTATTATCTCATCAACAACAGTATAATGTGAATTATTGCCTGTTGATGTTGTGCCTTCATTAGGACCAGCATCAGAGGTTACAGTTATAGATGCAATGCGACAATCACCCAGTCTCTCGTTCCATGGAGCAGGACCAGTTGTGTCTAGAACATAGATATCATCTGTTCTACCACCCAGGTTTCCTTCTACTTGACTGATGTTAACGCCATTGTAATATGTGGAAGAATTTGATGTTTTAGTCACGCAAGAAGTATTACTAATAATTTTTCTATTGTTTAGCCAAACTTCAACTATGCCATCAGCAGTAGAAGCAGAAGATGATATTTTGGTTCTTGTCTCAATAAAGTTCCAAGTGTTAAGATTAAATACTGCGGCGGATGCTCCTATCAGATAGTTAGCGGTAGAATATCCTCTCCATGCACTAACTACGCCGTTATTAACAGAAATACACACTGCAGGAGAAATATATCCAAAAACAGCATTTTCATAAATCTGTGTTAAACTTGCTGTATTTTGTGTGATATATACTGCTCTTCCCTGATACATTTCTGTAGGTGTAGCAAAAGAACTAATATCAATTATACCCGTTCCTTGAAAGGAACTTCCAGTAGATCCTACATAACCACCATTCCAGCGGCCGCCAGTTGTATAGAGATTCAATACGAAACCTAGTTGTGAAAGATAAGGATTCACAAAGGGTCGTGCCGCGGCTAATTGTGCCATATTACTATATGAGTCAAATCCGTCCCAAAATAAAAGAGCCATTAGACTAGAACTCCCTTGAATGTGAACGAGAAGTCGGACAATGTGGCATCTGGTGACTCTGGAGCAGTAACAGACAAGTAGTCTCCTACATTCATGTAGAGAATGTTTCCTGATGTATTGAATGTTGCAGAAATCGCTCCAGTATCAAAAATCATAATTCCAACATTTGAGGTGTTCTTGCTAATTGTAAAAATTGACGTTGCTGTTGCAGTATTTGTGGTATTACCTCTAGAACCTGAACAATTTGCAGCAATCATAAAGTCTCTAACAACATTAAATTGAAAGATTCTTTCGCTTGCTAAGGTGACACCAGTAACAAAACCTCCAACATCATAAGCTGCAACATTAGCTTTATTGAATGCTGAGATAGCAATATTAGTGCCATCATTAGCAGCAGAAAATGCTAAGTTAGCCTGAGAGTATGCCGCATTGGCTGTATTATATGCAGGAACAGAAGATGACTCAAATGCGGAATTTGCTTTATCAAAAGCGAGACCCGCTATGACTCCGGAAAGATTAGCAGTGTTATAAGAACTATTAGCAAACTCAAAAGCTGAATTGATTTGAGCAAGAGAAATATTTGCATATTCAAATGCTAGATTGGCTTTATCAAATGATAAATCTGCAACATATCCTGCAGCATCAGCAACGATGTATGTGTCATTAGCATAATTGTATGAAGACGTTGCCAATCCAAAAGCATCGTTTGCTGCGGTATAAGCTGCATTTGCTTTATCATGTGCAACCATGGCATCATTTGTTGCTTGCACAGAGTTGTTAAGTGCAAATGAAGCTAAAGTATAAGACGCATTAGCTTGATCAAAAGCTGGAACAGGTGATGAAAGTAAAGCAGAATTTGCAGCTTCAAAAGCAGCATTGGCAGTTATTGATGCAGTATTTGAAAGCCTAGATGCAGTAATTGAGTTAGTAAGAGACAGATTGGCTGATCTAAAAGAGCTAATAGCTGTATTTGAAGCGTTGTTAGCTGCAATGAATGCTGATATAGAATTATTTGCCATCATGTATGCAAGATTGGCAGTATCATAAGCAAGATTGGCAGTTCCTAGTCGTAGGATTGCCGTGTTTGACTGATCTAGTGCTAGATTAGCACTATTGAAAACGTCGGTAAAGTTGCTATATACGGCATTAGAATAACTATATGCCGCATTTGCTAGTGTTGCGGCATATTCTGCTTGAGAAAAAGTTCCGCTAAGAAGACCATACAACTCTACGAAGTTATTGTTCGTATTAGCAAACGCTCCTCTAAGCGTGTCGCCATTGCCGTCATTTGGTTCTGTACCGATGTTTATAAGTTTCTGAGGCATTCTTCCACTCTATTTGTGTTTATAGTATTTATGTGTTTGCCTCAGTTCGAGGCCATTCAGTTATATCAATATTATAACCGTAATCGTCGCCAGGATTTGCTGTAATCGGATCTGGCGTTATCTTGATTTCTACTAGATGCAATGGATTAGCATAGAAAGAAGCTATAGTTGCATTAGCATTTGTTGATACAGCATGTATCTTGTTATTTACCTTAAACTGACCCTGAGTAGCTCCAAGAGTCAATAGATTGTTATTTGTGTCATGATGCAAGATAAAAGCATAAGCCGTTGCGGTTTTATAAGTGTTACCCTGATATACCATATCTTCGGCTTTAAAAGTGCCATTTGCATTAGCTAGATTTAGCTTAGTGATATATCCTGATTTAAGACTTGGATCATTATAGATATTCGCATAGACGGTACGAATGATCTTAGTATTAGTGATTGGACCATAGTAGTCCATTTTCATTGTAAAGTTTAATGTCCAGTAGACATATCTTACCGAGTCATAGTTTCCTTCATACTCAATCTGATTGCTTACGTTGTTAAGAACGATTGGTATGTCTTTAAGAAACCCCAGATCAGGTACCATTCTAGCGGTAACGGTGAAATCCGGATTAAAAAATGGTAGAATCTGTTCAACAATTTGTGTTCCGTCGTCAATGTTTCTAGCATACACATGAAGCGAGAATGTGATATCATAAGGAACACCTACATAAGCTGTCGAGGCTGATGTTGATGTGCTAGTCTTATTTGTCTTAAGTAGTGAGTTATGCTTTCTTGCTGCATCGTATGTAATGCCTGTAATCTCAAACGACATACGAGGAAGAATAGTCTGTAGCTGTCTTAGTAGATCAGGATCCTCAAGAATGCGAGTGACCATCTTCTCTTTAGGGGCATATACAATAGGAACTAGTGAGCGAGATACTTCTTTACCTGTCTGATCGTTCTTACGGACAATCGTAATGTCATCAAACATTCTACCGAAGAGAATGACTGCTTTTCTTGTTAGATGATGATAGAAATTAGCATGTCCTAACATTATGGTGTTCCAAACGGATTAACTTCGGTCAGATCAAGAATTAGATCGGCTCCTGTGTCAAAGTTTTCATTATCATAAATGTCATACTTAACAAAATCAGACTTTTCATCATCTATAGATGTAATTCTATAAATTGCATTTGTGCTATTAGCATAAACATTACTACCAGCAGTAAATATTCCTGAAATATCATAGATGAATGTTGTGCCGTTAGCCTTGAACCAATCGGATACGGTTGCATGAGCAGTTGCATTTGCCCAGGTTCCATCTTCACTTTGATAGATAACATCGCCTTCAAGAATGTTACCTGTGCCAGATGTATTGAGATTTAGTTTTCTCTTGTAAGCATTCTCTTCTGCTACAAGATCGATATCCTCAACACCAGTATCAATCTCATCTTGTGCAAAACGGAATGCTTCACAACGTAGCTCATACACATATGGTAGACGCTTGCCGACTTGGTGAAAGAGTAGTTCCTGTTCGACAAACTTAAGCTCAAACATTTTATGAAGAACTGGAACGTAAACTAGATCGCCTTCTTGGGGTCTATGTCTCATAGATGAAGGAACGTGTTTAGCAAATGAACGACGAGAGATAACAAAGTTTGAGGTATCTCTAATCTCTAGACCGAAACGACCAAAAAAATCCCCGTCTCCCTCGAATCCCGTTACGTTAGCCAAATAACCATCAATGAGATATGCTTTATTGAATTTAGATTTACTATACTCACCAAAAATCATATCCCCTTCATCAAAAGACTCTCTAGGAATATAATACATGGCATGACCCATAATCTCTATGGACTCAACAATAACATCTTCTATGAGCATGTGTTCGTTATTAAAACGTGCCTGCCCAGGATAATTTTGAAAGTATCTATTTACAGGCATATAAACCTTTTACATTCTAGACCGTGATTATATTTCTTGAAGTTACTTGAGTCCATAGTCTTGTTACATTGAGGACATGTCAATCTCAACTTTGATTTTGCTCTATCACTAAGATGCTGTCTCATTGCGATACTATGTTGTTTTCCAAAGAACGGATTATCTTTTCCTACATACTTATCTTTCTTGGCGTCACTCATTAACTGTCTGGACTCATAACTCTGTTTTCTTCCAAACATAGGATGACTAGCACCACTTACTCCAGGCACACCTTTTTTTGCTTTACTTATTTTTTCTCCAAATCCCTCAGGCTTAGGCTTTCGTTGATTCATCTTAGTTGATTCAGATAACTTATAACCGCCTTTGTTTAGAAACTCTTTTCCGCCGTTTCCTGCATTTAACCATTTGTCTTTGGATACCGCATTTGTGCGTTCTATGACTCTATGTTCCCAAAGTCTAGCAGACTCTTTAGTCTTAAAAGTTCTTCTTATTTGAATAATATCCGGATCACCAAACTCTTTTCTGAAAGTTTTAACTTTTTTAGAAGAAGTGAAATAAATGTTCCATAAATTGCTAGGATTTGCGTTTACACCATACTGACAGCCATAATACCACTTATTGTGCTTAGACCATCCTATCAGATATGTGTAAGGTACATAGTTTATCATTATCTAGCCTACCAAAAAGCCGGGAGGGCTCTCATAAACATTCCTTATTTCTTGTTCAGTCGCCGCTATCTCGGCTACAGCTTCATTATAAATGTCCACGCCTCTCATGGTAACTCCTCCAGGAAGCTGCATCTTGTCAAACTTTGACATGTTGGCTCCCCACTGTTTCTTTACATATGCTGTAGCTAGTTTCTTGAGCATACGATTGTTCCAGACAGCAGTGAACTGAACTGGATCTGTGATAATCATTCCTTCAACAATGACAAACTCTCCAACATCAACATCGTTTACCCAGTCATGATCGATATAGAGACGATTGTTGATCTTATTAAAGCGAACTGGCGTCTGACCAGTGAAGATAAGATCGAGTGTAGCCAAATGTTGCATCGTTAGCGAATAGTTGACATAAGAGGTAGACGAAAGATCCCAAAGATCATTAAGTCTTAGCTGATAGCGCAGATCGAACATATTCATAGCCATGTTGTTTCCACCAATAGGAAAGATACGAACAGCTCCAATGATCTGATCACTTAGTTGAATATAACCATTTGTCTTATCTTGTGCAGTGATCTGATGCTTGACATATGTTCTTTCTGTGCCATCAAAATGAAACTCATTCCAGTATTCAAATGCAAGCTCGATGGCATCGTTAACTTGCTCATCGTCCACGTTGATTTGAATAACAGGATAACCCAACTGTCTTAAACAGAAGTCTTTAAGTTCTTCTCTATTAGCTGGCTTAGTGAGTGACATGCTTTTGGTTTACCTTACTTGTTCAGAACCTTATCTGCGAGCGGTCCTGATGGAACTTCTTGTGAATTAACTTGAGCTTCTGCCTGTTGACGAACAGTTGTAAATGTTTCCATAGACTGCTCAAGAGGTAGCTTTGCTAATCCTGAAAGAATAGTGTTAAGCTGCTGCAGATTTAGTTCTACTGTGATCTTAGGTTCCATGATATACTCCTTAAGTTTACTTCTTTACCCAGGGTAGGGCTGCATCCACATGTGGATTTCTTTTCTCGTCAATTTGCTTTTGAATAATATCATTGACATGCTGTTCGTATAGATCAACAACACCCGCTTTGATCCATTCAATAACGTCAGCTTCTTTTAGTTTCTCAAAAGGAACAAACTTAGTTCCCTTAGGCATTGAGTCTGCCGAAAATGGGGTGGCACCGTCAAATACGCCTTCATTGCCAAGCTCATCGGTACCGATCTTTTTCCAATATGTCTGAACAATAACATTAGAATTTTTATCACCTGGTCTTGTCTTGAGACCTGTCACTTCCCATTTGTATGTAACTGCCATTTTACTACCTCTTTGTTAGCTACTTATATGGTTATTTAGTATTGTGTTTTAGCTTCTCTTTTATTTATATAAACTTAGGACCTGTGATCCAAATTACAATAGACTTTCTAACTCCCATTGTGATAGGTTTAACACGATGCAAGAGAAAAGAAGGAAAAGCAACTATGCGACCTTTTCTAGTGTCAACTCTATCTGGTGTATTTTGATTACCCATCGTAACTTCAAAATCACCTCCTAAGAAGTCTTTACCCTGCTCACTAAGTAAAAGAACCATTGTCATCTTACGAGTGAGTTCCATAGTTGATCCGCCTAATTCCATGTCCATGTGCCAATTATATTCGCCTTGATCAGTTCCCTCATATACCGTATATTGAAAACTATCATAACCATAAAGATTGAAACCATAAAACTGTTCATTTAGTTTGGCGCCAACATCATTGAATCTATCAAAAATCCATGAACTTGCACAGTCTCTTTCAATAAACTTTACCTTTGATCTTCTAATAAGTCTTGTCTGATCTGCATTTTGTTCACCTATAGTTCCTGCTCTTTCTAACAATGAATCGTCACAAAGATTTATTAGTTTGTTTAATTCATCATCATTGAAAGCATTATCCCACCAACATGTTTGATATGTGACACGATTTCTCTCAAACGTATTGTTACATAACGACTTATACATAATATATCCTTAATCGAGTGTGATAACTCCTGTTGTATTCACTAGTGATGTTACATTTGCCATTCGTTCCACTGCGTTGGGTTGTAGCTGAAGTTCAAGAATTGCCAGATAATCTTTCATTGTAGATGAATAGTCTGTAACTAGTTTGATAATATCATCTTGAGAAGGATTAGGATTATTGAAAATTGTTACATTTGTATCGGTCTTACATGACAAAGGATAATTGTTTTCATCTCTAACAATGTTTCCGTCTGCGTCAAAATAACTACAAAGCAAATCTTCTGTAAGAATATCTGTAAAGTATCTTACGGCGAATGAATGATCTTCTGCGTTTACTCTAAGAATACGATATTTTAGGTTCATTAGTTTCTCCCTATTACTATGCCACAGGTCCTGTGATTGTTCCGAGGTCGCCTCCGATCCAAGTTATATTTGTATTACCTGTGATGGCATTACCTCTGACGCCCGGTGTTCCAGCTAGTCCTGTTGCTCCTGGTGTTCCAGCTAGTCCCGATGGTCCTGTTGCTCCTGGTGTTCCTGATAGGCCTGCTAGTCCTGAAGGTCCTCTTGCTCCCGGTGTTCCTGCTAGTCCTGTTGCTCCTGGTGTTCCAGCTAGTCCTGAAGGTCCTCTTGCGCCCGGTGTTCCAGCTAGTCCTGTTGCTCCTGGTGTTCCAGCTAGTCCCGATGGTCCTGTTGCGCCTGCGATTCCTGATGATCCTGTTGCTCCTGGTGTTCCGGCTGTACCTGTAGGTCCTCTTGCTCCCGGTGTTCCTGCTAGTCCTGTTGCTCCTGGTGTTCCAGCTGTACCTGTAGGTCCTCTTGCTCCCGGTGTTCCCGACACTAATCCTGTTGCGCCTGCAATTCCTGATGGTCCTGTTGCACCAGGTGTTCCTGCTAGTCCCGATGGTCCTGTAGGGCCCGTAAGACCTGAACTACCGGCTAGTCCTGCATTCCCTCCTGTAGTACCTGTCACACCTGGACCAGAACCAGGAATTCCTGCTGAACCAGGAGTTCCTAAATTGCCGCCTGAACCTCCGGGACCGCCTCTTATAAGCGGTGAAGGTTGAAAAATAAATCCTGGACCTCCGGCGCCGCCCGTCGATGTGCCCGGAATTCCTGCGAAACCTTGGCTAATAAGTGCAGATGGCGGGCCGCCACGGGCGCCGCCGACGCCCAAGATCGCACCTCCGCCACCACCTGATCCTGCCAGCTGCTGCGTGGAGGCGCCACCGCCTCCTCCTCCTCCACCACCACCAAGTCCACCGATGCCACCTGGACCACCAGGTCCAGCTGCGCCGCCGATGCCGCCGGGACCGCCAGGGCCAGCTGCACCACCGATACCACCAGGGCCACCAATGCCTCCTTGGCCTCCGATGCCTGCTAGACCACCAATTCCGCCAATACCACCAGGGCCACCAATACCGCCTGTGCCGCCAATTCCGCCTAGACCACCAATACCTCCGATGCCACCAAGACCGGCTGCGCCGCCAATTCCTCCAAGTCCAGCTGCACCGCCGATGCCACCGATGCCACCGGGGCCACCAATACCACCAGGGCCACCAATGCCAGCTAGACCACCGATACCACCAATACCTCCGATGCCACCTATGCCACCAAGTCCGCCTAATCCTGCTAAACCTCCAGAACCTGCGATACCGCCTTGACCACCGATACCACCTGGACCACCAATGCCTCCGAGACCGCCGGTTCCACCGAGACCGCCTGTGCCGCCTGTTAGAGTGCCTGTTACATTTTTGACAAGAACGATTAAGTTGGTTACAGCATCAACTTGTAATGATACACCACCTGTTGCTCCTGGGATTCCTGTGCCACCTGTTGCTCCTGGTGTTCCAGCTAATCCTGTTCCACCAGTTGCGCCAGGGATTCCTGTATTACCAGGTAGTCCCGTTCCGCCTGTTGCACCTGGGATTCCTGTGCCACCTGTTGCTCCTGGTGTTCCAGCTAATCCTGTTCCACCAGTTGCTCCTGGAAGTCCTGTTCCACCTGTTGCACCAGGCGTTCCGTTTAATCCTGTGCCACCTGTAGTGCCAGGTAGTCCAGTACCACCAGTTGCACCAGGTGTTCCTGCTAGTCCTGTTCCACCAGTTGCGCCAGGGATTCCTGTGCCACCTGTTGCACCAGGTGTTCCTGCTAGTCCAGTACCGCCTGTTGCTCCTGGAAGTCCTGTGCCACCAGTAGTGCCCGGAAGTCCAGTTCCACCAGGAGTAGCGTTAGTTCCGGGTGTTCCCGATCCTCCAGTAGTTCCCGGACTGCCAGCAAGACCTGTTCTCCCAGGAAGTCCTAGATATGGTGTTGGTGGTCCTGCTGCTGATCCTCCTTGACCTCCCAGGCCGCCGATGCCGACAGCACCAGGGATACCAGATGATCCTGTATTTCCGGGAATTCCGTTTAATCCTGTAGATCCTCTTGCACCTGGAATACCTGGGGTTCCCCTTGCTCCTGGAGTACCAGGAGAACCTGTTGCACCAGGGATACCTGCAGCACCAGTACCACCAGTTGCACCAGGGATACCGGTACTTCCAGTTGCACCAGGGATACCTGCAGCACCTGTGCCACCAGTTGCACCAGGAATACCTGGAGTTCCTCTTGCACCAGGGATACCTGCAGCACCAGTACCACCAGTTGCACCAGGGATACCGGTACTTCCAGTTGCACCAGGGATACCTGCAGCACCTGTGCCACCAGTTGCACCAGGGATACCAGATGATCCTGTATTGCCGGGTGTTCCATTATTGCCAGGTGTTCCTGGAAGTCCTGTGCCACCTGTTGCACCAGGGATACCAGTTGAACCAGTTGCACCAGGTGCGCCAGTACCACCATTGATCGTACCTAGATTGTTAATATAAAGCCAAGAACCATCAGCCCAGCCTGTATTAGTTCTCAAAGCTGCTGATGTTGATGTGCTTCCGATTGTTGCAGAGACATTAGCCACCACTCCTATAGCAAAATCTGGACTTCCTGATTCTGCATATAAGTCAACATTGTTTGTATTTGTTGAAAGCTCCACAACTTTGATAGGCATTGTGGGTGGCATAATGAACATGTAAAGAAACTCCTTACTTTACGTTTTGAATGTAAGAACCATACATGTTAGTTCCGTCTGAGACGAATGTGTAAACGTCACGGGCACTTGCTGTTGCGGTAGCTACTGGATCAACGCCACCTGGCCACTTGAATACTGCATTAGAAACGTCCAGTGTTCTACCTCCTACACCATCTTGTATTACATGAAGTATATATGTGCCAACTCTAAGATTAGTTGGTGCAGCAAGAATAGCATTACCTGTTAGTGTAAGTGTAGCAATCTGTCCGCTTGCGGCATTCCATGCTGTTGTAGAAGGTGAAGCAACAAAGGTAAGTGTTTGAGATAGAATGTTTGCTCTAGCAGTTGAAACAGAGCCAACAACATCAAGAGTGGCTGCTGGAGACGATGATCCGACGCCAATTCCTACTTTATTGTTTAATGCATCAACTATAACCATTCCAAAATCTAAATTGGCATTGCCTGTTACAACTAAATCTCCACTAACAGTCAATGTACCTGCAAATGTTGTTGTAGTGTTCGCTAGTTTAGTGCTAGACAATGAATTAGCATTGTTACCAATACTATTAGCATAGGCATAGTCCATACCACCAGAAGTAACTGCAACATTCGCTGCATATGTTAGGCGTCCCTGACCATCGACTGTAAAGACGGGAATGTTACTTGATCCGCCATAAGTAGATGATGTAACCGATGTATTGATTAGATTTAGAGTAGGAGTTGTGCCTTCGGAGCTAAAAATTTGACCTGATGTACCTGTAACTGATGTAACTTTACCAGAATTAACAGAGTTACCTACACCATTAGCGTAAGTCATTGCAAAAATATTTGCTGAGTTACCTACCGTATTGGCATTTCCATATCCAATGCTAATACTAAAATTAGTGCTGTAAACAATATCGGGTTGTGTATTTAGACCTGTAAGAGTTGCACCATTTCCATAAAAATAGTTAGCATTGACGTTATCCGCAGAATATACGTTACCAGTATCAGAAACAGAAAAGACTCGAACCTGAGAGGCACTATTGACTACATCGAGCAAGATACCTGTCGTGTTTCCTGACACAACCAGAACATTAGCTCCGTTCGATTGAATGATAAAGTTGTTACCGGATTGAAAGAGAGAGGTATTGTTATAAGGACCTAATGATATGACATTGCTAGTCCAAAAATTGCCATTGACACTAACATTATTAGTGATGACATTAGCAATAAGAAGATTAGTATTGACAATAAGCCCGTGCCGAGCTTGAAATTCTTTGTTAGCCACCTAGTTCCCTTTCCCCAGGTTTTACTTATTTAGTTTATCAAAATGAAACTTGTCCTCTAATAGAAGTATATCTATTAATAACTGCTCTTGAACATGGAGGTTCAGGACCAAACTGATAAAAGATTTGCAATCCAAACGAAGCAACATTAATACTGACAGTATTAGGAACATAAAGAACTTCTGTCTGAACAGTCGAAACATTGACCGTCGGATTTCCTGTATAAAGAACTTCTGCTTGAACAACTGTAACATTAGATGTTGTCATTTATTTATTTGTCGTTCTTACAAAATTGATTGTGGTAACCGCTACAGAAGGAACAACATTCAATCTTACGTTTCCAGAGACAATAGTTGCATCAAATAGGGCTAAATTGTTAGATGTAAACAATGTGCCATATTCAGTAATATATGCATTTGTTCCGTCATGTAATAGAACAATCTGGGTAGTATGAAATAGCGATGGAGTCGTATTCATTGTAATTATGTAATTAGCTGACCTCCAAGTTGAAGTCGAAAACACATCAAGAATTTGGCTTGTTGCAGATGTTGTAAGAAGTGTATTAGCAAAAATTGATGAATTAGTAAATGTTAGAGTGTTATTGACTACACCTTTAGTATTAGCCCAGTTATTAGAAGATGCTCCAATTGTTACCGCAAATGAATTAGCACTATTAGCCACATTGTTTGCGTATATGTAATGTGTGGCATTAGCTGCAGCACCAACTGTAACGGCGTAAGCATTTGCACTATTAGCAGTTCCGTTTGCAAAGATGTAAGCAGCAGTATTTCCTGCTGCTCCTACAGTGACTGCATAAGCATTTGCACTATTGGCAGTTCCGTTTGCAAAAACATATGCTGCAGTGTTGCCCGCTGCTCCTACTGTCACCGCATATGCATTTGCTGAGTTTGCGGCACCATTAGCTATTGCACGATCTAAGACAATATCAGCATTAGAAGCAAAGTAAGTTGTGACACCGTTTTGTGAATTACTTGTGAAACCCCAAGCATTTGCAGACTCAATCCATAGAATCTGAGCATTAGCACTCTTAGAACCACGATTGATTTCGATACCAGCATTTTCAATAGGCGACATTGAACCTGGAATGTCAGCATTGAGAACAACAATATTGTCGCCTACAAGTAGAGTGCCTGTATTAGCGTATGTTGTTTGACCAGAAACAGTTAGATTACCTGTAATAACAACATCGCCAGATACTGTTCCTCCAGATTTAGCATAGTATGTCGCCGAAGCAAATGCGTTAACTGCGTTGCCGACGCCGTTAGCAAAGATGTAAGCAGCAGTATTCCCTGCTGCACCAACTGTTACAGTATATGCGTTGGCAGAATTAGCGGAGTTATTGCTATTGATTAAAGCGTTTGTCCAAAGTGTTCCTGCATAAGCATTAGCACTATTGGCATCATTGTTAGCATTGATAAGAGCATTAGTCCATAGAGTACCAGCATAAGCGTTGGAATTGTTTGCTACGTTATTTGCATAGATGTAATGAGTTGCATTGGCTGCAGCACCTATTGTGATCGCATAAGCATTAGCAGAGTTAGCAGCAGAGTTAGCAATAGCTCTATCGATAGTTGATAGACTATTTGCCCATCCGTTTGCACCACTTAAGTCGGTTACACCAGCTGTAATACCTGTAAGAAACGCACCGTTACCAAAGTAGTAAGTAGCGGTTGAGTTTTGTGTGACAACGATTTCTTGAGGATAAAGAGTATTGGCTTCAAAAACGAGAGCATCAGATCCATCTATAGACCCCTCGTTATTGAATAGAATCTGTGAGTTTGCTGAACCGACTAATGAGTTATTAGCAGCATATGTCCAAATCGTATTCGCAGAATCATACACATAACGATTGCCTGATGATGCATCGAAATATATTTGACCGTTAATTGGTGAACTTGGGAAATTTAATGCCATCTATAACTCTTGTTGCTTGTCTATTTATCCTATTATATAACCGTATGCGTAACCTTTTGAGGGAAGACTATAACGAACAATAACAAGACCACCGCCGCCAAGACCGCTACCAGCAGTCTCTGTACCACCTCCACCGCCACCAAATGCGCCGCCGTTTCCGCCAGTTAAGTTAGTACCAGCACTTTGGTTACCTGTACCACCTCCACCGCCGCCCGGGCCATAATCAACGCCACTAATATTCCAGATGTTTTGTATAGCGCCATCGCCGCCATTTCTACCGTTATCGCCGCCGCCGCCACCAGCGCCTGAACCTGCTGTAGCATCGCCACCATCAGCGTTGGAGCCGCCAGTTCCTGCTCCTGTACCACCAGAACCCTGACCACCAGCGCCACCAGCAGTACCACCGTTACCACCAGCGGTAGATGAGCCTCCATTAGAACCACCGCCGCCGCCACCACCGTCGTCACCTGCTGTTGCAGTATCGCCGTTACCACCGTTTCTACCTACACCAGCAGGTCCAGCAGATCCTCCACCGCCACCAGCAGTAAATGTAGCGGTAGTAGCTGTACCGCCGTTGCCGCCAAGATTAGTTACTGTTCCTATAGAACCTGCAACGGCAATACCGCCAGTAGTCTGAGTAGTAGGTGTTCTACCACCTGTTGCTAATGCTCCTCCTGCCGCTGATGCGGGAGCAGCATTAGAAGCAACATTAACCCAAGTATTAGCACCATTAGTATTAGCAGCGGTTAATACACCTTGACAGTTAATGAAGATGTTTGTGCCAGGTGTTAGTGTAAAGTTATTTGAGATAGCAAACGAACCGCCGCCGCCACCAGGAGAACCTGTAGTTGCAGGAGCTAGATAACCACCAGCACCTGCACCAATACAAATGATGCTATTATCAATATTGTTCCAATCATCAGGAACTGTCCATTGACTAGTTGTGGTAATAGCGACATATACGTTAGTAGCCATTAGGTCTTAGTCACTTTTAGCGAAATGGTGAGACGAGTTGTTGCATCTACTGTAGCTACGTTATACGCTAGAATATCACCAGCATTGATTGTTGATGATGTATTGAATAGACTTCCTTGATTCTTAACACCTGTAGAGACTTGGAACCCGCCTGTGTTAATAGTATCACCATTTGTTGGCGGGAAGTTTGCATACGATTCTTTCCAGATTTCTACGTTAGCAGATCCAGTCTGGTCAAGTAGCATTGTCCACTGATTGATTGTAGCAGAGAAAGGAACTTCGATGTGACCTTTTTGACCAGGTTCAATTACTGCTCCACCACCGTCGATGACAAATCCGATAGATGCTGTGATGACTTCTGCAGCATTGGCGCCGGCGACGAAGTTAGTATTGTTTGATGTACCTGTAAATAGTGTGGTTGCTGCATTAGATACTACGGGAACCTGATTGACTAGAATATTTGCTGCGTTAATTGTTCCTGTGACGCATAGCTTATAGTCAGGTGATGTTGTGCCGATACCGACATTAGCTCCGCCTGCAGAATCTTGTAGACGCATAACTTCATCGGCTGCAAGAGCGCCACCAAGAAAGAAATTAACAAACTTATATGTTGCAGTTGTATTAGCAACACCAATAGATAGATTGCCGTCAGGCATATACAAATAACCATCTCTTGGACCATTGATTGTCCAAAACGCTGGTGCATTGTATCCTGAGTTGTTAATACCTAAGTCAATGAAGTTTGTAGTCTCTGAACCATCATTAGATGTAGCGATATAGTCACTTGAAGCTGCCGATCCTGCACCAGCATTACGAAGATTGAACTGATTAGTTCCGTTGACTGTACCTTCAGCAGTTGCTAGAGCGCCTGTTAGACCTGCTAGAGGGGTGACACCGCCACTGACAATAGTAAGAGGATAGTTAGAAAAGCCTGAGCCAATAGCAATATTACCACTTGGGAAATATAGACTACCGATGAATGCTACACCAGATGTGTTTGATAGTTTAGTATTGGCAGCACTATATGCGGCATTTGCAGTATCATATGATAGTGGAACTAGACCACCAATCTCTGTAGCTCCTGCAAATATTTCATCTGCGGTAATCTTTAGAACTTGAACATTACCCAAACTAAATGTTGAGTTGGCAATATCAATGTTACCTGCAGGCTCAGCATCATATGTATTGAAAAACTTAAATGTGCCGTCGGTAGCATCCCGGAACATACCCGCATGAGTATAACGTCCAGGATCTGTATGATTAGTTACAAAGCCAGAATCTGTAGAAACGGCTGTGACTGATGCATTCCAAGTGTCGCCAACAGTGTGTCCTGTATTTGCTTGGAAATATACACTAATGCCATTAGAAAGAGGTTGACTAGTTTGATATAGAATCTTAGTGTTTGTTGCAACATTCGAGACAAAGTTGTTATATGACCAAGTAAAGTATTCGCCGTCAACATTAGAACCAGTAATCTTAACATAGAAGGTAGTAGTTCCTATACCTTCATAATGACCCTTGAAGGACAAGTCATTTAGACCAGTGCCTGTGAATGTTATGTTAGAATTAGGAATACTATCACCAGCAGAAAGATAGATGTATTGTGTGCCTACTGATAGACTTGATGTGCTAGTAACTGTCTGTGTTCCTAGAACCGTGAAGTCTCCTTCGACAGTCATGTCACCGCCGATACGAGCACCGTTTAAGACTCTAATACTTTCTTGCGTGTGTGACTGTCTATCGACATAAAGAAAGCCATTTGTTGCATCTGATACGATACAATATCCAATGTCATACGGATAATTAGGATACTCAGGAGAAGTAGTAACTAGAGTCCCTGGTGAAGCAAAACCTAGATGAAATCTTTGACCCTGTGTTAGACCAGAAGTATCGAATCCACCTATCCAACCACGAACAATAACATAACCATGGTCACCATTTAAAATGTCGTGTCCTGCTAGTCCAATAACGTCATACTTAGCTGCATCAGATGCATCAGCTAGACCAATTGTAATATGATGATGTGAAGTGGCATGGAAACCTGTAGCATAAACAGGCTGACCTCTATTGATTGTAGCACCTGAGTTATTCAATACTTTGACAAACTCTTTTTGACCTAAAGGAAGAACAAAGTTAGAATCGTTATTGAATACTGTTAGTGACTTATCAACATTGTCATAGTAGATACGACCTTCAAGATAACTTGGTCTAGAACCAGGACCTAAGTCAATAAACCCACTCATTGAGTTTATTGTGTTAGTAACAACATTACCAGTAACTCTTAGGTCACCAGCAAAAGTTCCTGTAGAGTTAGCAAGTGCAGCATTAGCTTTAGCAAAAGCTGAGGTTCCGTTTGCAATGGTATAATATGATGCGGACGCTACAGAGTTTGCCGAGTTAGCGGCAGCATTTGCTATTGCTCTATCAATAGTTGATAATGAGTTAGCCCATGCATTAGATGACGCACCAATAGTTACTGCAAAAGAGTTTGATGAGTTAGCAGCATTATTTGCGTTTACATACGAATTGTTAGCTTGGTCGAATGCAGCATTAGCATGAGTAAAAGCGGCGGCGTCACTACCACTGCCGCCGGCCGTTGTTCCACCAGTAGGAACTGCTTCAATCCACTGACTAGAATCGCCATCATTGTAATAGATAAACAAACTACCAAGATTACTATTCCACCATACGTCACCAGCAACTGGAGTAGATGGAGCAGTAGGTGATATAGGAACATTTGTTGTTCCATTGAATGTGATTGTTCTAGTTGTAGAGCAAGCGGATAGAGAGACACCGTTACCAGAACGGAAGTTTAGAACGTCATTGCCTGTGCTAGATAAAATAAGAATATTATCAACATTAGCAATACCAAACGAGTTACCACCAGAACCGCTAATCGAAACAATCTGGCCTGTTGTATTCTTATAATATAGCTTACCGTCAGCATAGTTAATAGCAAGCTCGCCATTAGCTAGTGCCGCAGGTACAGCGGCAGGAGTTCCAGATTTTTTGATTGCAATAGTGGTATTAGCCATTAGAAGTCGTCGTCTGTCTCTTTAGGTTTGTCCACAATCTTCTGAGATAGGGAAGTCGATTTAGTCTCATCCTTATTTATGTCTTTCTTAGAAGGGGTGACTGGTGTCACTACAGAAACTTTCTTTTCTTCCTTCTTAGTGAGACGATCAATTTTCTTGTTTGCACTAGCTAATTCTGCTGTAAGATTTTCAACCTGTCGATTTGATTCATCTAACTTAGGCTTCAATTCTGCCAAAACTGTGCTAACATGTTCCAGTTCATTAGTCTTAATGACAAACTCTTTTTGTAGATCATTATGCTGATTAATCAAAGTATCCATGTGAGATACTTTTTCTTTCATACTATTGAATTGAAATTCCCAAGTAGCTGCATTTTCACGAAGCTTTTGTATTTCACCATTTGATTCGTCACGAACCTTTTGTAGTTCAGCTTCTATCTGTTCACGATTTCCACGCTCATCGCTCAATGTATCTACTTGCTGCTGCAATGAAGAAATGACCTGGTCTTTGTCCAAAACCAGGCCATTGAGTAGCTTCAACTGCGTTTTTAGTTGTAGAATTTCATTGAGATACGAATGAACTGTTTCCATAGTCAAGTCAACATAAGCATTCATATAGTTCACATTTGTATCACTCATTTTGTATCTCCTAATTAAATGTTAGAATGAACCTCCGTCAAGCATTGCAAACTGTGGTGCACCAGCAGAACTAATCTGTAGTAGATGACCTTCTGTAGAAGATGCAAGACCCCAGATTGGATCAGTTCCTGCGCCGATGAGAACGCTGTTTGCAAGGAAGGTTGTATTTCCTGTACCGCCATAAGCTACACGAACCACACCAGTGCTGATATAAGAACCGTTTGATGCGTTAGTGTTAGCATAACCTGTGATCTGCGCCGCATAAGAGTTAGCAGATACACCAACAGCAGCAGCATATGAGTTAGCATTATTAGCAGCAGTATTAACGTATGCATAGTCCATCGCAGCGATTGATACGTTAGCTGCAGATGTCAGACGACCAAAAGCATCTACTGTAAATGTTGGAACTTGTGTAGAACCGCCATAAGTAGTAGCTGTTACGCCTGTTGAAATTAGATTGAGTGTAGGTGTCGTGCCACCTGAACTAAAGATTTGACCTGCTGTGCCAGTGACAGAAGATACTTTAGTGTCTGCATATAGATTAGCTGATACACCAACTGCTGCAGCGTATGAATTAGCGGAAACTGCTGCAGCGGCTGCATAAGAGTTAGCTGAGACTCCGACTGCGGCGGCATAGCTATTGGCTGATACACCAACAGCGGCTGAGTAAGCGTTTGCACCAGATGCTACTGACTCAACATCAGTATTAGATGCAATGTTTAGCCAAGTTGAACCTGAACCAAAGTTAGTAGAAATTTGCCACTTGTCAGTTGTTTCATTCCAGAAAAGAGCAGCGTTAGCGCCAGCATTACCACGATTGACTTCTAGACCAGCATTCTCTGTTGGAGCTGCGGTACCTGGAAGGTCAGCATTAAGTGTGACAATGTTATCACCAACAAGCAATGTATTTGTATTGGTATAAGTTGTCTGTCCTGAAACTGTAAGATTTCCAGTAACTGTAACGTCACCAGAGATTGTTCCGCCTGTCTTTGCATAGTATGTAGCGGTTGCATATGCGTTTGCTGATGCGCCTACAAATTCTGCATAAGCATTACCAGACTGACCGACGGCGTTTGTGTAGTTATTGCCTGCCGTTCCTACTGCATTAGTATAGTTATTTCCAGCAACGCCTACAGAGTTTGTATAGTTGTTGCCAGCAATTCCAACTGATGTAGCGAACGCATTTGCAGAAACACCAACTGCAGCTGCATAACTATTAGCAGATACACCTACAGCAGAGGCATATGAGTTAGCAGAAACACCGACGGCTGCTGAATACGAGTTAGCGGAGACACCTACTGCTGCTGCGTATGAGTTAGCAGATACGCCTACAGCAGCTGCATAAGCATTAGCGCCAATACCCATTGATGCGCCGCCAATAGCGATAACACTAGCACCGTCTGGAGTACCGATAAAGAGATTATTAGATGAATAAGAATACGCCAGCTCACCGATCTGCAGAGATCCAGGAGCTGACGTTGTTTGGGATCTCTTGATCTGAATTAATGTATTAGACATGTTAGAAGGTTCCTCCGTTTATGATGGGTAATTCTTTCACTACAAATTTGCCACTTACCTCATCATAAACTACTGTTTCGTTGTTATCTATGCTAGAAGCGTCCACATCGAGCATCTGTGCTAACTTATTGATAGTAACAGGCGTTGTGACGTTCTTAATTTGAGCTTTCTGAGAATTATTTATCATAATTCGGTTTTTAGGTTGTGTTATAACAGTAATCTTGTTGCTGGACATTGAACTTACTTTGTGATAGAGGGTGTTACTATAATGATACCTTCAATCAGTCTATTATATTTACTTCCATCAAATGTCTTAACATCAAAAAGATGTGTTCCTGGTCTTAAATTAGCTGTGTTTGCAGCATTCATTGTCATTAGAATCTCGCCAGTAGCATTAGCATTGATGGCGCAACTAAGAATACCAGAAGCGTTTTGAGAAAGTAATGACCTTCTCATTGTTCCCGTTACTACATAACTTGAGACATTTTGTAGAAGATTGGTAACATCGTCCTCAAGAACTAGAGTCGATTCAAAATCGGCTCCTTGATCGATGTATAGTTCTACATATTCGGCCATTGGGGTCTTTCTTTAATTGATTCCTAGAGCTTTTTTAAGATCATTAAGATCCAATCCAACAGATGCTAGTTTTTCTTCAATAGTAGGTTGACTTGCAGTTTCAGGAGTAATAAAATTTTCTGCAGGTAAAGGGGTATTACCCTGCTTTAACCAAGCTTGATATTCGGCCCAATCTTTTTCCATATGAGGAGAAATGATGAAATTATCAGTTAATCTAAAAACTGAATCTGTTTCAAATCTAAGTCGGTAATTTAATTTGGTACTCATCTTTATTCCTTATACCTTATAACCATACACACGAATACGTCCACTAGCGAATGCACCATGATCCCAAAATATCTGAAATCCTTGAACAGCTGCAAGTCTAGCCAATGATATATTAGTGGAAGTGTTTAACTGATAAGTAGTAGAGTCAGCTTGTCTATAATTGACAAAACCATACATAGACTTATAATTTGATCCATCATGAGGAAATGTCATACGTAGAGTGCCGTTAACGCCTCCAAGAGCGGCAGTGTTTGAAACCCATCCAGCATAAATTAGAGGAGAGTAACTGTAAAATCCTCCTGCATAACTGGTAAGAAATCCGACGGTCTTTGAGTTCTGATATTGCTGCGTGCTACCAGGTCCTACAATAGTCGAAGAATATAATGACTCTCCTCTATACGCTCCGTCCTGAGTAAATCTTATATACAAATAATTCAAATTAAGTTGTGGTAAAAGGTTTATAAGTTCAATTTCGAAAGTATTGTAGTCAGGATTACCAGAGAACGTATACGGAGCTCCTACATCACCAGCTCCATTTGCAATAATAGTATCTTGCAACAATGTTCTACCATTGTTAGAACTAATATTCCAAGTTCCAGACGCTCCTACACCTGTAGCTGCTGCGCCGCCAAGGGCAGCAGCCGTCATGGTGCCAGTTGCATTGATGTTGCCTGGTCCGGTTGCTGCTGTTCCTACACCAATACCAGCCGCTTTGAAATAAGCAAGTCCTGCACCTGCAGACCATCCGCCGACAGCAAATTGATTATCTGTATCAATACCAAAATAAGAAGCATATGCGCCCGGTCTATGAAATGACATGAATGCTGCAGAGCCTGAGCCCTGAACCATTATACCACCTGCGCCACTAGTAGCATTCTGGATTCCGATTCCCTGATTACCTTGAGCGTTAATCTGATTCAAAGTGTTTAGAGTAAATAATCTTGAAGTTGAATTAGGGTTCAGATAGTAGCTTGTGTCATTTGTATCATATAATAATGGTGCTCTTAAATCCGTATCAGATTGAATAGTCCCTGCCGCCCAAAACGCTTTACTACCATAGACTCTAACCCAAGTGGTGTCGGTCATATAGATGCCGCCGCCGTAATCACCATTAAACCAACCAGTTGCACCACCTGATCTAAACCAGCCATTACAATTAATAGAGTTTCCTACTCCAGAATCATATCCTGCTGCTACACGTCCTACTGATAGAACTGAAAAAATAGAAGTTCCATTAGGATTGACATAGAAACTTGTATTATTATAATCATACATAATTGGAGCAGAAAGAGAATTTGTAACTGTCAGATTAGTCCATGATGTTTGATTAGTTAGTGCAGATGTTCCCGATGTTGTAGAATAGCTTGAAGTACCTGTAACATTTATCGGCCAAGATGCGCCAAAGTCAGTCGCATCGACTTGAAGTCTAAGAACACTTCCTGCAGACCAACCAATATAAATCTTATTTGATGATTGACTAGTTCCACCGCCCTGCTGGACAGGAGTGAATCCCAAATTAGGCTGATAGTTAGCATTACCTGAGACACCGGTAACACGACCGTAAGCATCGACATTGATAGCTGAAATACCGCCAGTATAGTTTGTTGCGGTAACAATTGATGCTAGATCAACAGTAGCAGTAATATTTGCTCCAGCTGTTGTATTGGTAACAAGGATACGACCAGCATTTCCTGCAACCGTAGCAATTTTTGAGTTGGCAGTGGTGAAAGCTGCTCGACCATTAGCTAATGTTGTATATGATGATCTTGTAAATGAGTTAACGCTATTGCCAACTGCATTGGAGTAAACCATAGAAGATTGCATATTAATGTCGATAAGACCAATAGCATAGGTAACATAACTATTAACTGTGTTGCCCATGTTATTTGAATAAGCATATGCTATAGTTCTAAAGCTATTGGACGTATCATTTGAATATGCCATGGTAACATTGATTGTATTGCCGACAGCATTAGCAGACAATAACGAGATTTCATATGCTTGTTCTGATACTGCAATTAGCTGATTAGTTCTAATGCGCCAGGTATCAAATGTGTCTTGAAGGGATACGTTTGCTAATAATGCCATATTACTTTACAAGTCCTTTGAGCAATTCTTTGATTTCCGACATGTCGTTCTTTAGCTGATCTATGTCATTCTTCATACTATTTAGTTGTGCTTGTTTTACCTTTTGCTTCTTATAAGCATTAAGAATATTATCATCTTTAGAGACTACCGCTCCCGCTGAAGTTTTATAATAGCCGTCTACATCTGTTTTTGTATCTATAGAAGGTAAAGGGGCGGTTTTCTTTTCTCCGTTTAAGTAAAGATAATCTAAAACGTCCATAAAAATTCCTTACTTTTGTAGAGCAATAACACGAAGATCAGTAGCTCTTGGATATATTGCACTATTGTCCGAAACTAGACCAATTTTGATTTGGAATTGCTTAAATCCTTCAAATACAGTGTTGGCAGAGTTTGTATATCGAACAATTGGATCATCCTGATCATTAGATCCAGTCATGAGACTATCTGGAATTTTATACTGAAACTCTCTCCAATTTTTTCTATTAGTAAGTGAAGAATAGACAGATGAATCATATGGAGTTAGTTCGAACCAATTTCTACTCTTAATAGATTCAAAGTCTTCAGCATTAGATATACGAGCATATACCTTAATATCTGAATTGGAACCTGGTGGACGATATGCTGTTAGAACTACTCTTAGATCCTCAGCATCTTGACCGTCAGCCAGAGTGACAACCTGTGAAAGGTATTTATCTTTTAGACCTCCACCAGATGATGAAAGCTCACCAGAAGTATTTGAGTTAATAAGATTATCAATATAAACTGAGTATGTTCTATCTAGATTGACAATAGGTGTCAAATAATCTGAAGTGGTTGTCATTCTAATCTTGACACGATTAGAGGGAGCTCCACCAAAGTTTGCAATTTCTGCAGAATGTGAATACAATGCTTTTTCATCATCAAAATCCATTGGATTACTAACAACGATTGATTGATATTCGCCTACTGAACCGCTATTGCTAGTTGTTAGCATAGAGAAACTAATATCTGTTGGAATAAAATCAAGATAGCTTGGTTCAAATTGAATTGAAGAATAACGCATCTTTGTGACTTTATTTACGAAGACTGTTGATCCAGTCAATTCCATATGAAGTGTATCATTAGCCTCAAATAGCCCATTTGAATCTTCAACAATAAGAATAGCACTATTTCCATTAAATGCTGTAATGTCATTTTTTGGTGTAACTTTATAGATTGCTCCAGTAGCAGTATTAGTTGAGACAACAGACGAAGTAACTCCAGTTGCAAGACTTCCGTTTGCTCGTCTTACAGAAATGTTCTCATTTTGAACATAACCTGTGCCACTCATTGAATATGTCGAACCATCAATAGCTTTAACTGCTGTATTAGTTGAGCTTACCTGACCAATCAGATAATCACCCACGCTAATAGGACCAGTTGGAGCTTGAAGTTGTAACTTATCATTTCCTCTAATTCTATCGCCAAACCATGCAGTATTAGAACCCGTAGCTTGAGTTAATGGAAGTTGAACATATTCATTACGTTTATTACCAATAATCGCTTCACCAACAACATCGGTACTAAACTTAGCACGATTGAATGTGATCTTAAGATCCACTCTCGGTACTATATCCCAATCTGTATTATTATTTGTGGTGAATAAAGTGCCTGTAAGAGGACGATTATTGATTTTTTGATTAGTGATAATGTCAGCTTGACCAAGCACACAAACATACATATAATAGTTTGGATTGATTCCAACAGTATGAATGATGAAAGCATATTCCTGGTTGTTCATTAAAAATACAGGATCTTTAAACTTAATGTTTGTTGCCACCGATCCGTTGTCGGAAGTATTGACCTGATTTGATTGTAGCCAAACTTCAGATCCAGGAACTTGAGTTTTTGTGATTGTTCCTCCATTATCCATTGCTCGAATTTCAAACCAAACACCAAGATTTGGATCTTTTTCAGCAAAGAACACATCAATACTTGAAAGAAATGTTCCTTCTTCTGCATTTGGTGTTGTTAGCTTAAATGAATAAGCCATACAACTTGGATTATCAATATAATTAAATGTTAAAGATCCTGGAATACTATTATTAGCAACAACAACATCTGTGGTAGAAGTTACTGTGCTATAAGTGTTTGTTGTCGTAGAATAACGAATTGGTTGTGATTCTGTACCACTCTTTTCAGTAGTAATAACCTGACCTGTTGAGATAATTGTCTCTTGAATAGTCTGTGTTATACCTTGTGCTACAAAGTATCCCTTTGCAGCTGCTGTAGCATCAGGCTCATTTGTAGGACTATCGGTAAGAATAACTTCCTTAGTACCAGTTCTAAATGTTTTTGTAGCATTGACAGGAAGTCTTAGAAATCCATGAACGTAGCCGTTAGCATCTGAATATAGCTTTCCACCTTCAACATCAGTAGCAGTAATAAGATTTTTAAACTTATTGTTACCTAAACTAGAAGGAATTGAACTAGCTATACCAGGAGTTACATATGCAGACATAAGTTGTCCGTCAAAATACACATAGTATCGTGTGCTTGCCTTGAGACCTGCCCCTTCGAACGCAATTGTCTGAGGACGAATATCAGCTATTGGAGCAACTGCTGTAACCTTGTCACCAATGCTATGTGATTCGGTCTTAAGTGTCTGAAATGTTTCTTTATAGTTTCTAGTAGCTTGCGTACCTGTTGTTGCTGTTGTTTGATATGTATTAGTTGTTGTAGCAGTTGTTGTCGTTGTAGTAACGTCAATAGTTCCTGGATTTTGCAAAATCCATAATTTATCTGCTGGACTAATAATACCGGCATATTGTCCTATAGTTGGTCCTATTTGTTGATATAAATTTGTTGCTGTTGTTGCTTCTCCAGCAATACCAAAATATCTACCAACAGGATAAAAATCTCCTAAAGTAGCATTATGATTGGTTGCATAACCATCAACCCAGGTCGTCCAAGTGACTGGAGTATCTGCACCGTAAGTATCGATAAGTGAACCAATATTATCAAGAATGTCCGTTCCTTGATAGAATGCAGCAATAGACTGTTCACCTGCTGGTCCTCCGCCGATTGTCTGAGAAGTTGAACTTAAAGCAGTTGCAGAAGAGATAAGAACAGGATCTGTAGTTGTCACTCCTGTTACAGTTGTCTGCCAAGAAGCGTAAACAATTGAGTAAGGGGTCACATCAGCATCTGTGGCACCAAAATTGAAAGTCTGACTAGCCAAACGATCAGTATTTACCCAATAGTCAGAATCAGGATCTAAGAATAGTTTTCCGATAAATCGATATACGGTTGTCTCAACATTACGAGTAGTTGTAGCATATGGTTGTGTTAGTGCCATTACTTCCGTATAAGGAAGCATTAGAAGATTATTTTCAACTACAATATTAGAACCTGAAAAGTATTTGTAACCTAATCCGTGTGAATTGAAAAGAGGACGAATTGAGCCTTCTTTAGGATCATAACAAATATGATGATCCGGATTGTTATAATCAGACAATGCAAATGATGTGAATGAATCTACAAAGATACCGTTCTTAAATCTATCTAGTCCATTTTCATCTAAAATCTTCATATCAAGAGCAGATTTCTCTAGTAGAGAAAGTGACACATAATTTTCCAGATTGTCAACTCTCTGCTTTAATACACCAATATCTTTCATTGTGAATCGAACTTGAGAAGTTCTTTCTGAATGAGCAGCAAGATCGATTCTTTGTATTAATCTACCATAGCTTGGCGAAAGTGAAGGATATGGAGGTATAAAAAGTTTTGCAATCGACATTAAATGTTGTGGACATGCTGGAGTTATAGGAACTGATGCAGGAACACCCTTGATTATCATAAAATCACCTTTTTTATTTAAGGTGACAATATCCTTTCTAGCGAGATAGTATGAATAGTCATAGATAATTGATTCAGAATCTGCGGGTATTCTAAGACCATTAGCTTCATATCTTAATGTCGTTGACTGAGGAGGATTTTTATTTGCAACATTGTTTAAAACCTGATCAATTGTTGTAGCATCACCTGCTGTATTAGTAAATACAGGTCTAAAGTCTAAATGGTTTCTCAAATCATATGTTTTACCAGTATCTTTAGAGATATAGAATGAAATATCTTGTGTTCTAATCTGGTCTGCAGAAGGTACAGTATCATCGATTGGATAAGAATCAATGGAGAAATATCCTACGCCAAGAGTATAATCAGGTTCAAAATAATCTAAACATACTAAAAGCTTGTCGGATGCTGTGAGTGTGCCATTATAAAAAAGTTTTCCTGTACCATAATAATTATCTCTTTGACCTCTATCAATAGTAGTTCTTAATCCAACATCGTCACCATCAGTCACTGCAGTAAATGATGTTGCCTTACGCACAGATTTAACAGCATAAATGTCAGAATAACCTAGATAATATGAACCAGAAGTTCCTGCAGTAGAACAATCGATTAGAACGTAACGATTGCGTCTTAGAACTTTTCGAATTTCTCTGGCATTTGATTTATACATTGTATAGGTAACTGTGCCTGTAACAGAAGTTCCAAAATTTTCAGCAATGTTAAAGTTAAGTGCCAGTGGCGTAGCTGAAACGCTTCTACTTCCCCCGGTACCGGCGCCCGTTAGCTCAATAGTGTCACCATTAAGAAAAGTCTTATAGATTGTGTTTGCTGCACTTACACTTGATGGCAATGTCTGAGTTACTGTTAGAGTATTGTTGTTAGCAATTGAACTAACAACGTAAATTTTACCATTTCCTGAAAGAGTAATCTTGTCGCCAATATTAAGAGTGCTAAATCCTGTTCCTGATGTTCTAAGAACAGTTGTTCCTGCTCCACTAGATGCAGTTCCTATGTCGATAGTAATAGGACTATCTAGATTAAGATTTAAAAAGATATCATCAAGATCACTAGCTGAAAGAGTAGTTGTTCCATATGGAAAATTCTCTGAAGCGATTGGTGATGTGAGTGAAAATGCTCCAGATGAATCAATAGAAACGTCCGTTGTTCTCTTAAAGAAGAAAGATGTATCAACCGTTCCGTCTGGTGAACGAATTGTTTTTGTGTAGTTTGAACCTACATAATATAGAAGAGGAGAATATACGTCAGCAATTTTAGCAGAACCTGATTCTAATACAACGTCTGCACCCATATCTGCTGTGGTCAAATTATTGTAGTAAACACTCTTTACAGAAGAAAATGAATTTGATCCGAGCATATTAACATCGAATAAGTGAATACGAATAGCTCCATCAGGCGAACCTAACTTTCCGCCTTCTTTAGACAAAGATTTGATTCTGGCAGTTCCAATTTTTTTACCAGTCTGTGAAGCTGTTGATGCAGTTCCTAAAAAGACACGCTTTTGTGCAGTATCATACAGATCAATATTCTGACCAATATTAACATTCCAAGCACCAACGACATTGTTTGCTATAATATAGCTACCAACTTTCGATGATATAATTTGTCCATTGACATTAGCAAATGATGTTGCCTTTTCTGTAGTCAAAAACTCAGTAACAAGCTTGTTAACTTCATAACCTTTGACATAAGCAGTTCCAGGCTCGACCTGAATTGAAAGTAACTGAGAATCTCCACCTCTAGACTCTATAAGATATCCACCATTTCCAAGATCAAGATGTTCCTCAATTACAGTATTGAAACCACGAACATAGTAATCACCTGATTCGTCGTAGGTTCTCTTAGCAATTTCATCCGCAATAACATTATAGACAGGTCTTTCATTAAGCTCAGTAACATTGCCCTTATCAATAGTGAATAGATTTACATAATTAGGAAATCCTGCTTCATCGTCAATATCCAAACGAGTAAGAGTTGGAATAATTTTAAATCTATCTGCACCGGGTGCAGCATAGTTTGATGCTTCCAATGCTGGATCAAGTAGCGAAGAATCTTGTGATGGATTGATGATTGTCTCATCAAGAACAAAGCCTACCTTACATGTTGGAAATATGTCATATCTATCAACAACTACTGACTGTTTATTATGGTAGATGAAATGCTCTTTAGCAAATCGAATACCTTCATTGACTGTGAATACAGAACCATAACCAACAGGAACAGTATTTCCTACAATAAGAGTACCAACATTTGAAACTAGAGGTTCATCAGCAACAAATACAACTTCATCAGTATCTGAATTACCTGACATATAAGTTACATAAAGTGTCTTGGGCGTATCGGTTCCTTCTGAACCATCAATTACAAGATTAACGTATGCTTTGATACCTGTTAGCTGACCAGTAACAATTTCGTTTTTAAAATTGTCAATATTAACTTTATTGTCAAACAAATCAAAATCTTTTACTTTAACATAGTGGGCTCTGGTGTCGATATTATATTTTCCTCCAAGAACCATGCTACCTTCTTTAAAGATATGCTGACCAAAACGATTGATCTGCTCTTGAAGAATAGACTGAATCTGTGTAAGTTCTCTAGCCTGAACCGCATAACCTGGCTTAAAAAGAATTTTATAGTAATTAGATGTACCGTCATAATCGTCGTAATACGGACTTACGTTAAAGTTAGTCGTAACCGATCGCACATTAGAATAGAAAAATTCTGAATTTGCGGTAACATCAACATTGTCAGCCATTTTACTTTTTTCCTTTTAGAACTTTAAAACTAGTTTGAAATCTTCGGCCTGATCTGCGGCACGTTCAATAGGGAGTATGTTATCTATATATAGAATTTTTCCAGAACGAGGTTGTAAATCTGGATATGTAATTGATGACAGGAATCGAGCTGCCGTTGTATTAGCACCAATCAAAAGCTCTGATTTAGGCTTACCTGTAACATTAGCAAGTTTAAGAAGATTGTTTGCTGAATCCCATTCAACAATTTTACCCTTGAATGTATAATTAGGTAAGCTTCTGCCTTGGAACACCCATTCATCTACTGAGTAATCTGATGACACACCATTCAATTCAATCTGTGTGGTTTGTGATACAACAGCGTTTGAGCTAATAGTGTCTTTATTATATACTAGAGGACTATCGACAAGCGCAATCTGTCTATACTCATTTGTAACTGGCAACTTACCAAATTCATAATTCTTGAGCGTCATATTGATTATGATGTTTGAACCACCAAGCTCAGCAAGTGGATCCGATCCATGACCGCCTGGAGGACTAATGACCGCTCGGGCTACTGCACCTTTGCCATCAGACGTAGAATAGAATGAGATTGCAGCATATGTGTAATTGATGCCTAGATTATCAACAACAATCTCAGAAATTGAATTTGATGTAACGTCTCTGACAGCAAAAGCATTAGCGTCCTGACCGTCACCTTTGATGATGACGGAGATATCATTAGCATAAAATGTGCCGCCCTCAAGAACTTTAATATAATGTATGGCACCGGAGATAGCGTTGTTCTGAACCTGCCACTGCAGTGATTGATCGTTAATGTCTTGTGTTCTAACAGGAATAAAGTCGTCAGTGACAAATCGTAGCTGCTCTTCTGCAGTTACGGTATACATATACTTCCAGATATAACCGTCTTGTGTCTGAACATCAGATGTTGTTGAGATTGAAATTGGCTTAGATGTAGAAAGAGCCCCATAGTTATTACTAATACACTTATAGACGTTCCATTCGTCGGTAACGACATAGAACGGGACTTCTCCATTCATAAGAACATTTGAATCTATAGAATTATCATAACCATTATAGATTGCACCCGAAGTCCAGTTATTACGAGGAATAGCATGACGAACATTGTTACCGGTAACTTTCTTACCGCCGATCATATTATCCCATACTTCATAATATGCATCAATACTTGTATTTGCTAAAGGGGGATCGAACTCATCTTCCCATGCATATGCTCTTCCAAATGTGAAGTAAACATTAGCAGCTCCAACGCCAGACACGGATTTCTTAAAACGTGCTGCATTGAAGATTTGTAAATCTTTAGACTTAATAGCGGTCAAAAACGTGTTCCTTCATCTGACATTATTTATGCTTTAGATACATAAACATTACCTGAATTATTTGGTAATAAGTTAGTTAGATTTCCTGATATAATGATATTTCTGTGTGCAATGTTGTAGGTGCTACTATCAGCAACATCATTGACATAGTAGATTCCGTTTGATATATTGGCGAGATTACCTGAATCGAACATTACTCTAACATAATCACCGATACTATATCCATGATCGGCTCTAGTGAGAGTGGCATTCATATAACCTCTATAGATTGTAAGCTCACCATTAGATCCGATCTTCTCACCAAAATCTGTGATATACATTGTATTTATGTCTTTAACAAAAACTGTATAGTAGCCATTTGAGACATTTGCGATATCACCAGAAGTGAACCACATATAAATCGAATCGTCTGTTCTAAATCCATGATTAGTAACAGTAACAGTGATATTTGCTGTCTTGATATCTACAGCTCCTCCAGTCATAACAGTATTAGGAGTATCTATATTAAATGTATTAGCAGTAGAATGATATACATTGTAGAAGTTACTGGTTGCATTTGCAACATCGCCAGTAGTGAATGTAAGATAAATTGACTCTCCTTCAACAATGTCATGACTATTTGCTGTTACAACTATGGTATTTGAATAAACTCTCACAAGTCCATTCTTGACTATCGCATTGGCAATATTGCTATGCTGAACGGAGAAAGCCACAGAGTTAGCAGTAGTTACTTCATAGAATGTATTTTCATATGTTGTATCGTCTGTTTGGAATTTGAGATATACGCTTGCATTTGCAGTCTGTCTCTTGTCGGAATAGTTTATACGAATCTTAGGATCGTATATAATAACATTACCATTTGCTGGATAAGGTTGTTGAAGAACAATGAAGTCCTCACCAGAAATATTTCCCGATACTGCAGGAAAGACTGCAAATGTCGCAGAGTTCTGACTAGCATAAACGACACTAACGAGATTGCCACGAACATTTAGAGTATCGCCAACGTCAAACTTATTGTTTGAGTTAGCTACCCAATAACTTACGTTAATAAATGATACTGTATTACCTGATCCTGAGCTTAATACTAGATTAGATGTATTAGGCTTAGGAGTAATGATGTTTGTATTTCCATTTACAACATCAACCGAAAAGTAGTTGGTATTTGCCATTACAACGGTATAGAGTCCATTGACGATGTTTGCATAACCTTGATTGAACTTTAGAAATACTTTTTGTCCAGACTTATAGCTATGTCTAAATGACTTAACATAAATTCTAGAGTTTCTAGAACCATATGTCGTTGTTGAAGTCGGCATAATATTGAATGTTGCCGTTCCGATATAAGGTTCATAAGTTCCCACAAGAGTCTTGACATTATATGAACCACTCTTAGTCACATCATTTGTATTGACATAATACTCAGAAAGAACCATCTTGCTATTAATAGTATTTGCAGCAGATGTGCGAACATTTAGAGAGTTATTAGTAACAAAGTCATACTGACCAAATAGCTTCATACCTGCAGGGTGAGTTAGATCCTTAAGGGGCTTTCTATATTTACTAATAGGTTCGTCAATCTTAACAACATAAGAATAGTTCTGATAGTAGTCTCTATCTTCAAGGAAGTTATAAGATGATAGATGGCCATCATCGTTTAGATAACGACCTGGATAGACATATGTGCCTTGAACAATATAGGCTAGAGCTGATGCGTTTGAACCTGTTGACATATTTGCAAGATTGAGTAACGGAGCATAGGTGAATCCATCGCCTGCCGCAATAACTTTAATTTCAAGAATTGTACCAAATGTTGTAGATGATTCAATAAGTTGTTCGCCGTCACCAATTGTAGCTACAACTTCAATATAAGCATTGCTTCCTGTTCCAGAAACGACTCTTGCTAGTGGTAGAGTAGCTTGATTATAACCCTCACCGCCTGGGAAATGACCAGGCTGAGTGACCCAGTTAACTGATGTAATCATACCATTAGCAGCAACATTAGTAACATTAGCATATGCGCCTGTGCCAAATGAACCATATGGATTATCAAACTCGATGGTGTCACCAACTTGATAATTCACTCCACCTCGTCTAATCTCCATGCGACCTACAATACCGAGTGACCTAACTGCAGTATTTGATTGAATATCAGCAACAGGCATAGATGTATAACCTTCGCCTTCTCTCACAAGTTCAGCAAAGAGAACAGGACCACAGTTAGCATATGCCCAGTAATGCATAGAGTTAGCAATCCAGTTATTTGCTGGATCGATAATCTCAGGTTTTAGATTAGCATAGATTGTATTGCCAATTGGCGTATTAGCTTCTAGATAAATCTGATCAGCGACAATCTGATATGTGTTTGGATGATACTTGTTAGATAGATCGACAATAGAAACACGACCATTAGCTCCGTCTCCACCACCGCCGAGAATGAAGATATTGTCATCAACTTTAAATCCAGCACCAGGTTTCAATACACCAATAGATGTAAGAGAGCCTTTGGTAACTCTTGAAACAATAATCTTAGCATTAGCTCCGTCGCCTTCAATAGGAATTTCTTCACCAAGAGTATAACCTACACCTCCATCAATCAAGCTAACATATGAGATACTACCAGAATAGAGTCTACCAGAAAGAAACTTTTCTTCTCCATTTTCTTCATATCTTGCGTGAACAATTTCACTGGCAGAAAATTCTCTATCGAAGTTAGAAATTTTTAACTCAGTGACAAGTTTGCCTTTATCATAGAATGTATCAACGAACTCAACGATGGCCGTTGTGTTTGATGTTTCTCCAATAATTTGTTTAGATACGAACTTAGTTGCTGCACTAGTATTAGAAACATTATTGACTTGAATGTTTCCTACTCTAATAGCAGTTTCGATATACCACTTACCGTCAGATGCTTTGAGAACATCTTGTCTCGGATAGTAGAAGCTAATTTCCTTATTGAATAGAATGCGTAGAAGAAAGCGAACAGACTTCTCAGAGCCTCTGGCACGATAGAAGTCCTTGGCATGTTTAAGAATAAGGGTTCTGTCAGCAAGAACTTTTGCAGGAATAAGTGCAATAAAGTTATCATACATCTTTTGAAGAAAACTGTGATATCCACCTTCTTCAGTATGTCCTTCAAAAAGAGCATCTTCTTTAATGTCTTGATTGATATTGTCAATGTCCAAAAAACGTAGAAAGTTCTTCTGGACGTAACTTAGCTGACCATCTTGCTCTAAAAACTTATAATAGTCTTCAAGGAAATTGACGAAGGTCTCATGATCGTCTTTAACGAACTGAGGTACCTGAGAACTAATTAATAATGATGTTTTATTGTTTGAGTTGTCCATCAAGTTTCCGCAATGATTTCGAGCTGAATGCTTTGAATATTGTTTTCGTCAATAGAGAGGATTCGATTTCTTTGTGGAACAATGATATCCTCAAAAGGAACAGAATTGAGTGTTAGAATGTCAGTTCCATAGTATTCATTCTTTGTAACATTCAATGGATTAAGTGCTGTAAGGACAACTTCGCCTGTATTATAGTTTACTGTACCTGCGTTTTCGTTGACAACAACTTTTTCGCCGTTTGTCTTATAATAAAATGATCTGATAGTTCCGTTTCTTGCTTGAAGCACAGGAAGAGCATAAGCTTCCGAGCCTCCACCACCAGAAATGAGAACAGTGGCTCTTGAATAGTTAACGCCCTTATTAGTAACTTTGATAGACTTAACTCTATTGCCTGCCATTTCAGCTACTGCAGTAGCTCCAGTACCATCACCTTGAATTGTGATAATAGGAGTTGACTCATAATTAATACCTCCAGATACGACTTGAATGGCATCGATACCTGTAAATGAACTTGGAACTTCCTCAAAAAAGACTTGACGAATTACATTACCACTATCGAGAACGGATAGTTCGGGATAGGTGTATAGCTTTTTAACGTAGTCGCCTTTAGTAAGCGGAGCATTAAACTTGATATAGTAGTTCTTGGTCTGATTAATATTAATTGGAACACGCTTTTGCATAAACACATAGATATCCGATCCTGTGATAGATGGATCAGAAGCTTCAATATATGCCTGAAGTTTTGACTTTTTAAATGTTGACTTGAACTTGCTTAGTTCTTGATCGCTATAACGCACAACTGCTTCTTTGACGATATCTTGAATTTCGTTTGCTGACTTGTATGTTAGCGATGGATTGTATTTAACTCTTCCTCTAATCATAAGATAAACGTAATCCGGATCAACAATTTCTGGAATAATTGTTAGAACATTACGATTCTTGATAAGTGAGGTTTTAATCTTTTCTTTTTCTAGATTAGATAGAGCATAGAAGTTTTTGGTCTTAAGTGAAAGATAGACCTTACCATATACAACAGGATCATTGTCCTCGCCGCCCCAAATTGCTACAGAGTCAATGTTGTTATAATCTTTCATAATAAGAGATTCGTAATCGTTGATTGTGACGCAACGATTCTGTGCAGTATAGAAATAAGGAGCACGAAAACGAATGCTCTCAATATTTTCTTTATCTACGCCGCCGTATGATCCTTGAACAGTGGTAATTCTAACATTGTCTCTATAACGATCTGCAATAGATTCTGCAAAGACAAACTTTGAAATGTTATTAGATACAGAACCAAGTGTATCGAGATAAGTGACAATAATGATATTACCATCAGTAGGTCTCTTACCAAGAATGTCATCACCAAAGTAAAGTGAATACTTTAGCTGGTCGTCTTCTTCAAGATAATACACTCTGGAATCTTTTGTCAAGACTGTCATGTCATCAGCATGTTTATATTCTGTAGTATATGTGTTAGCGGATGATTCCTGCACGGTAACTGTAATAGTCGTCATGTCTACGTTTGAAGAAGGAATCTGATATCTTCTGGTCACATTATTTGCTGCTGCAGTAAACTCATAAGTGATAACTTCACCCTGTTTGATCATTACGTTAGCAAATGTGAATGAACCGTTTACCTTTGCAGCAGTATTTGAATTGAGGGTGACGAATGTGAAATTCTTTCCATCAATGTCTCGACCAATTAGTCTGGAATATCTATCAAGTGAAATGACATTTGGAGTGCTATCTTCCGATGTAGAAGGCGTAACAACTACATTGATCTTTGCTAATGCTCCCTGTGCAGATTCAGGAACATAGTTAATAAGCTTAGCATGTGATAGAATATTAGAACGAACTTGTGCAGTATCAAGAAAGGCTTCGGATGCTGCCATATTCATATAGAATGAATTGTAGTATGTGTTATAGGCAAGAACGTCCAATAGAACAGACATGCCTGATCCCTCGAAATCATAATCATTGAACTGAGTCTGACTACGCAAAAAGTTCTTAAGATTATCTTTAATCTTAAAGAAGTCTAATTCTGCAACTCTAAGTGCTGTATTTGAGATTGCCATTATAGATTGCCCTTTCGTCTAATCCAGGCGAGTCGCATTTTCTCTTTCGTCTCCTCAGATCGTTTCTTACCTGTATTACCGGCTATCATTTTTGCTACTTGCTCCTGAGGTAATTTTCTACCAGTCATAGTCTGACTTTGCTTCTTCTTAGAATCTTCTGATCTTTTATATCCCCTTAGGGTATTGCTAATCTTTTCTTTTTCTTCTATAGTTTTTTGTTTGCCTATATGATGTTTGTGCCAAATCATCTAATACGCTCCAGAAATAAACTTGTTATAATAGGCGTTTCACGATTATTGATGATGTATTCTAGACCAGCAGAATATCCGTTTCTATCAAAGTCTGCTGAGACCTTAACAGAGATAAGTCGGACTCTTGGCTCAAAATTATTTATCACATCTCTAATGGCAGTCTCTAGAAATGTCTCGGTGAGAGGACCCATATTCTCGAATAGGATTTGTCTAACAGAACAACCGATATATGATCTAAATGGGCGATCATAAAAGTTGGTAAAGATGAGATTTCTAACTGATCTTTTAATAGCTTCTTCACCAGTCTTTCTAACAACATCTGATGTAGTAGGATTTCTTAGAAAGTCTAGATCCAAATCTGCATCTGGATAATTATTTGTGAGAATAGCGTAAGCCATTTTAGTCCTCTACTGGTTACTATATTTAGTTGAGTTTGCCTAAAGCCTTAGAATCACTCTGAACTCCAGAGGTAGTCTTAGCTGCTGTCGCTTCACCTGTAGCACCTGTGGCTTCTTCTGGTGATCCTGCTTGCGATGTTCCACTTTGCATATATGAGAGCGAAGCGTCTAGATGATGCATACCTGAATCAGCCTTAACGTGAATATCACCAGACTGTGAGTTGATATGAATGTTCCCGCTCTTAGCAATAATGTTTGCTGCTTCTTGAGCGATTAGATGCATTGCTCCCGAATCAGAGAGAAGCTTAATAGCGTCTTTAATCTTTGCTTCAAATGTTCCATCTTTAGCTTCAAAGTGAAAGTTACCTTTCTCAACATTACCTGTGATATTACCTTCGTTAGCAAAGAGATTGAGTCCCGAGCCCCCACCAATATGCACTTGATCACCTAGCGATACTGCAGTAAGCGAATCTTTAGAAGCCATTGCAATAGCTCCCTGCGCTTTGACAGCCATAGATCCTTCAAGCTTTTTTGTTTCATTCTTTGCTTGTGTGTCTATATTGCCTCTAATATGACTATTCATATTCTCAGCAGTAACATTAAAGTCACCAGTAGCTGTCCAATTGATATCGCCGTGAACTGTCTTATTAAAGTCTCCATATACTAGCATTGATCCATCACCCTTGACGGTAAGATCATTTGCACCAGTAATTGAAAGACGATTTTGTCCAAAGACTAGATGATACATTGAATTGTGAGCCACAACCTGAATCGCACCATTGGGTAGAAACTGCATCGCAGAACCTCCACGATGCTGAAACGTCATACTCTCTTTACCTTCAGAGTCGTCAATAACAATGCTATGACCTGAGCGAGAATGAGCAGAGAGAAACTGATTTGGATATTTGCCTGCTCCTTCTTCACGACGAGCATCTGGAGGACCCTTCCAGTTCTTGGGGGATTTCTTCTTATCTTGATCTAAGTTCTTATCGGATTTTCTAGTATCTGACATTTATTTCACACCTTATTTGAATAGTGAAGGATCAAGAGGGTTTCCTCCCTTGAGTGTTTTTTCTACAATTTTCCATAGCTTCTGTGCATCATCGCCCTGATTTAATTTCTCATGCATTTGTTTTGCTTCTTTTTGATTATTAGGACCTAGACGCTTGAACATGTCCATCATCTTTTCGGCAGACTTACCGAACATATTCCCTCCACCTCCGCCGCCACCTGCGGATGGACTATTAGATGGATTGGTCATTGATTGTGCAAATTGTTTCTGCACATTAGCATTAGCATATTCTAGTCCAATATCAGCATGAGAGATAACAACATTAGCATTTCCCCATGCAGTCTCTACAGTATAATAAACAGGAGCTAAATTTTCAAGGCCGAATAATGAGGTATCATGCTGCAATCTATGAATAGCGGTAAACAAGTCTTCAAGACATGTGACCTGTGATAATAGAGTCTCTGCATTATACATATAGGTATCATAATGCACTCGACTGGCTGTCTGAAAAGAACAAACATCAGATGCTGCCATGCCTTGTGTAAGCGTAGAAATACTACTAAGTGCATTAAAAATAGTAGGATCAAGTTGCTGCTCAAGTCTCTCCATGGGAGTAGGTAATAGATCCATCATAGGATCATCTTCAGTCATGAACGCTACTGAGCCAATGACTGTATTAGATGTTTCTGGATTCTCTACTTTTACTCTGGTAGAAGATGCGGTTAGTCCTGCTGAGCCGCTTGCAGTTCCTTGCCCAGCTCCCTGACCACCTGCTCCTTGTCCGCCCCCTCCAGCTCCACCACCGCCCTGCATGAGTCCCTGAAACATCTGAGGCAATGACATAAGATTGCCAGGAATCATATTCATCATATCGGTAGTGGGCAATGCATTAAATTCTTGCTTTGCTGTGGGGACGTTTGTTATTTCTTCTAGTTTATATCCCGTAGTCGGCTGCATTGCATTATGCGAAGGCAAGCCTTTAAGTAGAGAATGTTTATGCTTTTTATTCTTCTCTTTAATTGCTTTAACTTTAACACCGTCTTCTTCAGTTTCTTTAATCTCTGGGGGAATATTAACACCAGTTTCTCTATCAAATAGATCCTGAAAGTATTGTGCTCCGAGTAGATTTTGTCCACCAGATGCACCTTGATCATAATTGACTAGATCATTAGCTTGACCAAGAATAATTCCTCCAGTTTCGCCAGGCATCTTGAGAAAATAAACAAGTGCGCCTGGGTCTAGATGACCCTGAAATCCGCCCTGTGAAAATGCTGTCGGCGAATGCATCATTGGGGAGAAAGCTAGATGCTCTTGCTTTACTCCCTCAGGATCCTGTGTCATAGGTAGAATGACTTTTTGATTTGATGATTTATCAGAAGGAAAATCTCCCTTCTTATCACCCTTACCGTTAGGATCACCACCAGATGCAATAACACCAATTTGTAGTAAATCAAAAATATTTCCAATTGAACTCATAGTTAAACCTCTCCCTCACCTACTGTCTTAGCAACGCAATCCATTGTTGTAACTGCATAACCTCCCATACGAATGGTATGCATCATCGAGACAATTAGATAATCTCCATGCCCATATACATCAGCGTCTGAATATTTGTTTTTCCATTCAAACTTAATAACTTTACCAGCATGTAGAGCAGGATCCCATGGCACGGTAATTCTGAGTGCAATCTTGTCTTTCTCTAATAGAGCCATACGAGCTTGTCTTTTGAGTAAGTGAGTTTCAACGTCTAGATTGCAACTATTTCTTTGCTCTGCAGATGTTTTATTTGATTGTGCAACTTTATAATTATATTGCCCGAGTCCACAATCACATGAGTCGGATCCCTCTCCGCCGCCCATAAGCTTCATGAATTGCTTCTTTACCATGTCAATGGTGCTCATTGAGTTTTGATTTTGTCCATTCTCATCTAAGCCATTAAGCAGATCGGAAAGATAATCAAAGTCGCACGGAAACGAGAAGCTAATAGCTGCAGTCTTATTCTTATAAGTTCCTTTTTGAGTAGGTTCAGACTGATAGACTTGAATAGGACTTTCTTTAGTGAGTTTCTTGAGCGATTGAAAATGATGCACACCAGAACCTTTTTCTTCATCAACTGTCATAAAGTGAAGAAAAGATGGATCGTCTCCATCGAGAGCAACTTCCGCTTGTTGTGCAATGACACGAAATGGATGAATATTCTCAGCTATATAATCTCTTGCAGGATCAGCATTGTCAACAACAGAGTTTTCCGCTTTCAAGCATTCCTCTAGAATGCTACTAACTATCTTGGAAGGCTGGGTACATTTCCATGACTTAGAGACAAGACATTTAGCATCTTCTAGAACTGTCTCGTCAATAGCATGAAATACCATTTCTTCAACATTGCTTAGATTATTCTGCACAAAGCTTCTATTATCTAAGCGATAGGTCTTCATCTTGACCTTCATCTTTTTCTGCGATCCACCTTTAAGCTCTAGTGTAAAAGACATATCCTTATTTTTAAAATCATCAAAGTTCTTACCGGGTGGATTGTAGATATCCGATTGCATAACTGCGAGAACTTGTGCTGATGGAGATAGAAGACTCTCGACAATATTAATCTCTTTCACGGACATATTATCTGGTATACCACTTCCAATATCAAAATCAGAAATCTGGACCAGGTCCTTGTTGTCTAAGACTCCATAATTAATTGGCATTAGCTAACTCGTCTTCTATATGATGTTTGTGTCGAGGTCAGGGTTTCAAGTTCTTTCAATATCTGACTATAATAATCTTTCTTGATTATCTTGATTACTCTTTTGGATTCATTTATTTGATTTTCATAATCATAATAAGTTACAGGTTCACCTTTAATAACTTCAACGACAGTCTTACCATCTATGTCATATGTATTATAGAATTGTGTAGTGGCTAGAGAGCCTGGTTGTAGACCATATCCTTCCTGCGCTTCATATCCATTATCAACGGTATACATTGTAGAATCGATTGTAATGTCGGTGCTATCACAAAATACGATAGTCAAAATAAATGGAAAGTAATAGTTGTATGGAGCCTGAGGCATATTTCTTGTTAATTTATTTGAATTGACGCTATAACGAGCCTCTGAGATAACCATGTCAGGCTTGAGTGTTCTGGTGACAACCATTTCATAATGATGATTATTCGTTTGTGCATATTCTACTGAACCATATTTCTCGACCAAATACTTACGAAAAGCGTCTTCATCTAATGGCCAATCCCACTGAGGATCTACTATCTGATTAGCCATTGTAATTATCCAATGGGCGCCAGAATCACCATAGACCTTTTCTGCAATAATCTCAGGTGTATCTCCATCTTCTAATTCCGCTAGAAAATATGACGATACGTTATTGATTGTTTCTTGAATGAATTTAACACGAAAAAAGATATTTGTTACCGACTCGTAACGAGGATTCATAAGTGATCTATTGATATCATAATTAAGCTTCGGAATCTTATCAAAATATGAATTGTAGATGGTCATTCTTTTACCCTATGAATTGAATACCCAGTCTTCTACTGGTAGTTGGATTGCTTTGTCATATTCTGACGGATAGATTTCGATAAACTTTGAACGCACCTGATTAAACACATAACGATGAATACAAGGTGTAGCCAGAGTATTTAATTTATTAATAGCTTTAATCATCTGATAATTTATCTTCATAACGGTAACATCAGATGTTTCAAACGCATTTCTCGTTGACAGCATCATTTGTATCAATGACAATCTAGATCCTGCTGGAAGATAATGTAGATTGAGTCCGAGAAAGCCATTATTATATCGCTCGATAGGAACACACATTGGAAATCTATCATACTTCGGAAGCGTGTATCTACCGATTGGACTATACTTAAAGAAATACAATCTACCCAATATCGTTGTGGATCGTCCACGTTGCTCATTAGATAGAATAGTCTTACGAGCAATATCAGGTGATTTGGCTTGCTCGGCTTTCTCGATTAGCCAACGCTGTAGCTCATCTGCATTATATTTCTTTTTACCTTCGTCTGCCATATTGCTATTTATTCTTCTTTTTAGGGAACAATTCGTTTTCTGTTATAATTTTAAATTCCCATCCTTTATCAATACAAAAGTCTACTGCTGCGTTCCACTTTGCTTGATTAACTCCATATGTCATTACTTCTGAGATATAGCGTTTTGTTCGTCTCTTAGATGCTTCTGGTGGAGCTGTCTGTGCAGCAGGCTTTACTTCCAGTATCATCTTCTTAGTCGAGCCGTCTCTTGCTTTTGCTTCAACATAGAAATCGACAAAGTAACGATGAGGTCTATTATCTATGGGAGAAATATATGGTATGACAATCTCTTCTGATGACCACTTTGCTATATTCGTATTCTCGTCTAGATACTGCATGACTCGTCTTTCCCAACCAGAACGATATACAATATTACTAACATCACCTATATACTTTTCAGGAAATCTAGGCTTAAAAAATCCCTGCTTGTAAGCCGTAGCCATTCACGCACCTCTACTAAATATATCTAGTATTTCTATTTATCCAAGGGATAATCAATGGTCGATTCAGCATCAACATTTACCAGTTATTTAAGTGATGCACTTTCCACAGTCCGGGACGTTGTAACTGGAACAGACGCTGCCAGTCTTATTTCAAAGACTAACGCAGGTTTGTTCAATAGCACACCAGATTATAGATTTAGTTATGATGTGTTTCCTGAGGATCTTGGTGCCGAATATATGATGCACTATATGATGATCAGACTATACACTCAAGGAAATAATATTCAGGCAAACTATGGCGGTTTTAATACTGGCGGCTTTTCACAAAACAACTACAATGTAGCCCTATTCATGCCCACAGAAGCTGGCGGGGGTATCTTTCCAACTTTTGAAGATACCCACGAATATGCAGATATTTCAATGACAAACGTATTCGCTAATCAGATTGCATCGGCTAAAGCATTTCAAGCAGCTAAGGGAGCAGCAGCGGCAACTGGTAGAGCTATTAATCCTGGTGTTCAGGTTCTCTATAAGACAACTCATCTAAGAACATTTGACTTTGCGTTTCTATTTGCTCCAAGATCAGAAAAAGAATCTCAGTCGATGGAAAGCATCATTAAAAAGATTAGAACGTATGCCGCACCAAAAGACGAAGGTCTTTTTTATCGTTCTCCTGCGGAAGTAGAAATTGACATGCGATTTAGAGATAATGTTAACACACATTTAATTAAAATGAAACGACAAGTAATCACAGGTGTCACGGTGCAATATGCTCCACAGGGAGTCTACTCAACATTTACCAATGGTTATCCTGTCACTACCCTACTATCAATTCGAACGAGAGAAATGGAAATCATTGATAGAGACGATGTGGAGAAAGGCTACTAATGGCAACTTTTAAGATCGAAAATCCTCCTAAAGATTTGCAGATGACAAACTTTAGAGCCATCATAGACAACTATGGGGCTCTAGCAAAACAGTGTCGTTACTATGTCCGAATTCTTCCTGCAGGTGTGAATAACAAGTTAAGAGACTTGGGCTATAATTATATGCTCAATGAAATGTCATATCTCTGTGATGCTGCAGAACTTCCTGGTCGTTCATTTGATGTTTCAGAAACTCGTTACTATGGACCTGGACTCGTCGTTCCACATAATACGAAATACTCTGGTGAAATTTCATTGTCGTTTCTTACCCGAACTGAAGGTTATGAAAGACAAATGTTTGATGACTGGATGGGTATTATTAATCCAATCAATAACTTTAATTTTGAATATGCAAAAAACTATTATGCAACAATTCAAGTATTTCAATTATCTGAGGCCCCAGCGGAAGGTGATCTAAGAGCTACTGCACCAAAAGCGACATACATGTGGTCATTACAAAACGCATGGCCAGCTACTGTTACTCCACAGCCTGTCACATGGGCAGATAATGATGTATTGAGATTATCAGTGTCATTCATTTATCAGTTCTGGACAAGACCAGGAAGAGACGCTACACCGGGAGGTGAGCCAGGACAAATTCCAAATATTTGGCAAAGAAATTCGGGATAATTATGGAGTTAAATTATGTTACCGATTGAAGAAACAAATGTTAAGCGATTACCTAAGATTGATGTGCCCATCTACGGTGTCAAGATACCATCAAGTGGAAAAGAGATTAAGGTCAGACCGTTTTCAGTGAAAGAAGAAAAGCTTTTGCTCATGGCTGCTGAAGCTAATAATCTAGAAGATGTGATTACAACATCTAAGCAAGTATTGAATAATTGCATTGTTTCTGGAGATGTGGATATTGACAAGCTGCCATTCTTTGATATAGATTTTCTCTTTATCTTTCTAAGAGCTAAGTCAGTTGGTGAAGCAGTCGAGATTAATCTAACATGTAATAACACACTTGAAGATGGAAATAGATGCGGTCATACGTTTCCTACAATGATGAATATTAGCGATTGTGAGATTATTAAAGATGAAAGCGTCACTGCAGATATCAAGCTAGACAAAAGTTCTGGCGTAAAGATGAAATATCCGAATTATACTCTGGTGAAGAAGCTTGATGACGTTCCAGAGATTGATAAGAAGACCATTATCATTATTAATTCAATCGAACATATTTACGATAAGAATGGAATATATTCAGCTAAAGACTATTCATCAAAAGAACTAAAAGACTTTGTTGAAGGTCTCACTGAAGAAAAGTATAAGAGACTAGAAGCATTTGTAGATAACTTTCCTACATTTGTTGTGAAGATTGAAGCGGATTGTCCAAAGTGTGGATATCATCATACAGTGAGGTATTCAGACTTCCTCGATTTTTTTCTATAATACTTGGTCATGATAAATTACAGAATGTGTTTAAGACAAACTTTGCATTGATGCAGCATCATCATTGGAGTTTGGAGTCTCTAGAACAAATGATACCTTGGGAAAGATATATCTATATTCAACTGCTTCAGGACTATCTAGAAGAAAAAGAAAAAGAAAGAGTTCAGAGAGAGCAGGAACTTAAGGCTCAAATGAGACAATCACAGAGAAGACAACAATAATGGCATTTCAGGCAAGACAAGCAAACTATAAAGCACTTAAGAGATTAAATCTCAACGAGAGAATGCAAGCTGCGACTGACGTTAATATGGGTCAGACTCTTATTTCTATGCTCACTCCAACACAAGCTGCCGAACTCTTTCCTAAATATTATCTTGACCGTCATCCTGACATTAGTGGATTCATTAAAGCTATTCCATCTTCACTCTCTGCTGCTCGTCAAAGATCGTATGAAGAACAGATTGAAAATACAGCAGCAGGAGCTGGCTCAAACTTTAACTCTCATAGTTATAAGAGAAAGTGGAGAGACGATATTAATGAGCAAAGAACGCAGGTTTCTCGTCGTGGAGAAAGGCCGCCTCCACAATTATCTCCAGAACAACGTAAAGCATTTGACGATCTAAAAGCTGGCAACATTGGCATTGATGATGAGCGAATGAAATGGCTCAAGAATGTTCCAGACGATGTTAAAAAACAAGTTGGCATTAGCATTATTAAAGATGATAAAGGAAATTCGGTATATCATTATGAAGCTCCTCTAGTTAGTGATGAAGAAGTGAAAAAATCTCTATCTTCAACATCGTCACCAGCAATAGAAAATATAAAGTCTGAGATTGCTAAGGGAGAGGGTGATTACAATGCTTATAATAGAGGAGTTGCAGGAGATACACCTGCAACTGCCCGAACTCACACATTAACAAATCTCACAGTAGGTCAGGTTATGCAAATGCAAGCGGGCGGCCGTGGTAGTCGTGAATTTTTTGCTGTCGGTAAGTATCAATTCATTCCTGAAACTCTTAGGGCTGCCGTTAGATATACAAAAGTTGATCCGAATGCCAAATTCGACGCTGCAACACAAGAAAAGCTATTCAGTTATCTTATATCAGCAGAGAAGAGACCCGTTTTAAACTCATACTTGACAGGAAAAAGTAACAATAGAGAAGCTGCACTTAATGACTTAGCTCATGAATTTGCTTCAGTACCTATGACAAGCGGAGCAAGTGCATATGGTGGTCTTGCTGGAAATGCTGCCATGGGAGGCAAAGCCCGAGCAGAAAAACTTATGAACATGCTTGAGCAGGCAAGAAATACATATAATGATCCTATTACAAGAGATTGGACGAAAGAACAGTTCGAAGAAAGAAAGAATGTCTTGGCATCCCAAGAAGAAATGTCTCGCATGGGAACTCTTGCACGAATAACTCAACCTAATGGCCCAGAGAATGCAGCTGGTCCAATTCCACAATACAAAGGTGAAGTTCCAAAACAGTTTGGTAAAAATCAACAATGTGCTTCTCTAAGTAAACACTTTGCTCCAAATATTGGAGCTGCCAGCACATGGCAATTTCATGATGATGTAGGCGCTATTCAACCTGGTGCCGTCATTGCAACTACATCATATGGGCCTAATGGTCACGGCGGCCATCCAGGAGGTATTGAAGCTAATAAAACTTGGGATGGAAAGAGTCACTATCATACAGGAATTGCTCTAACCAAACCGAATGATCAAGGAGAAGTTCTCATTCTAGAGCAATTTAATGGACAACCTCCTCGTGTTCATAAAGTTAATATTAATGATTATAACGGCGAAAAAATGAGAGTTGTGATGGGAGGAGAACCGTCAGAGAGAAGTATGCAAGCAGTTTCAATTGGAAGAAGTATTGCTCCTGAACATACTCAAGCATGGATTAATAGTGATACTAATGTCGGCCCACAAGTATCTCAAACTGAAAAAAGAACAAATCTTCCAGATTCAGAGAATAAAAGAAATACTCGTCATGACAGGGACAATACTGCAGCTACACATATTAAGTCACTAAAAGAAATGACACAAAAAGATGGACCTGAGAATGCAGCTGGTAAGAAAGAAGAAAAGAAACCTGAGCCAGAAGCACCGAAGCCTACTGTAGAAGCAAAGAAAGAGAAAGCTCCAGAGGCTCCTAAAACACCAGCACCAGAGCCTCAGAAAGAAGCAAAGAAAGAACCTGCAACACCTGTCAAAGCACTTGCGGAAGGTGGCACAGTTCCAGTTAATACAGATCAGATTAAAGCATATCCGATTAATGATCTTAAGGGAGATAATACCGTTGTTGTGAATGCTCAACAAAAACCTTTATTCACAATGAACACAGATGAAAATATATCAATAGACGGTGAGAGCAAGAAAGCTACGGTAACACCTGAAAAGAAGTCAACAAATATTGCAGCAGGAGCAAAGCAAGACACTCCGACGGAAATGATGCAAGAGTTTCAATCTACGATTCAAGACATTAAGTCTGACTTCGCAAGTCTCAAAGCTAAAAAGACTGAGCCAACTCAGATGGCAACAGGAACACCTCTTGTTGATCAACCGAACTGGCTTGATACTCTAACACATGGATCGTCTAATCCATTCAAGAGCCCGTCTGCTGCAAGAGTAGCAGCAAGAGCGCAGGGCAGAGAGACGGGAAGTGCAGAGATAGGTTATCATCACAATAGAGGTAACAACTCATAACAGAAAAAAGGCGGGGTTTGATCCCCGCCTTAATCTTAGTCTTCAGCAAGCTTTCTAAACATTGCTAGATCCTCATCCTCTTCGTCATCAACGACAGGAGCAGGCTTCTTAGCAATTGGCTTAGACTCGGTGAACGGCACTTCATCATCCTCAACAACTGCCTTACGAGTAGTTGGAGCAGGAGCAGACCGTGAACCAGTATGTCCTAGAACATCTTCCAGCTTACGCTTTAGCTCATCATAGGTCTTAAAGTTCTTACGATCAATAAGCTCCTTGAGTGAAGGCTCACCCTTCCAGATAGTCTCTAGCTCTGAATCATCATCACTTAGAGGACCAGCGGTTAGAAACACTGACTCATCATAGTTTGGAAATGCTACGTTACGACCACCAATGTTGGCGTTCTGACGAGTCATCTTAAGCTTGAAGTTCGCACCATTCCAAAGATCGAATGGATTGATACGTGGCTCAGAATCAAGATCAGGATTCATCATCTTGGTAATCTTGTCGAAAATCTTCTTACCATACTTGAAGTAGAAGACCTTACCCTCAGCATCACGGTTCTGTGGATCAGAGATAACCTTAATCACCGAAACGTAATGAAGACGACGCTTTTGGTCACGTGCCTGCTTACGCTCTGGAGCATTATCATCCTGAGTAGAATTCCATAGCTGGGAGTTATATTCAGAAACAGGATCCTTTTCATCGAATGTCGTTAGAGACTTTTCGATATACCACTTGCCAGTTGTCTTTGACTGGAAGCCATGATCGAAGTAACGAACGAACGGAAGTGCTTCGTCACCATCGACTGCTGGACCTGGAAGAAAGCGAATGACCGCAAGAGCGTTGCCAGTCTTATCTGGAGTGGGCTTCCAGTAAAGATCGGCGGTATCGTTCTTCTCGAATGTAGGATTGTTTAGCTTGTCAACTTCCTTAAGGAGATTGTCAAACTTAGAGGACTGCTTCTTTAGATTTGCAAAGTTCATTGTATGTTTCCTTGTATTACAGTGTATGTTGTTTTGTCCACATAATCATTATATAATGTTTGTATCATAACAGGTGATTGCTCTCCTGTCAAGGTGTATTTAGTTCTTCTATAGGAAGACATTCAAATCTACGTTCCTGGAATGTCTTCTCACCAAATGACTTGCGAGGATTCATGCACATAACGCACTTAGGATCTCCACAATTCAAAGCATGTGTTTTATGGAATCGATGAGGTTCTCTATAATGTCTTCCATCCCGATTCATATATGCATTCCAGATATCATACTGACGCTGCATATGGCGTTTCTTTTGTTGGAATCTCTTCTGTCTTTTGTCTTTATTCATGATCCAGAATAATCTCCAAAAAGTGTTCAGTTTCTTCATTCGGTAGAAATGTTGTCTTTGTCTCCCTCTCGAATAGTTCTATCTGAAATGCTCGCTCTCCATCCCATTTATAAAAGACACAATAACGTCCGTCAACCCATTCTCTTAGAATATCAGATGCTTCTCCCTGTAGAGTTTTCATTGACCTTCTCCTTTAGGATGGCTTTGAATTTCTCAGCATCATAATGAATGAACGGTCTATACTTGCGGAGTTTCAAAGCAACTCTCGACCACACAATATCATCGTCTCCAAGATATTTATTGAACTTATCCACATAGGGAACAAAGTCATTTAGAATAGCTGCTGACTCAATAGCAATAGCTCGACGCATAACCAGATTGATAATATGAGGGTAGTCACCATTGAAAGTATCAAAAGCAGATTTACACCCATTTTCAAATATAATGTCAAGGTCATTCTTGAAAATATATGAGAGGGACTGGTTTCTCTTCTGTAGCTCATAAAACGCTCCGTGTGCATCTTCGTCAAGCATTTCGGTTATGTAATGTCGATCAGCTAGAAAGTTTGCGATGTAGAATGTCTTAAGTTCTTCCACATTATACGTTCTAGCCAATCTCTCAAAGAAGGACTTATCTCTACGCTTAAGATATGACTCTTTATTTGCACGGAGTTTGCCATGCATCTGAAAGAAGTCATACTTGGCTTTAGTGAAATGTGTTCTCAAGGCCAAGAACAACAGATAAGCTCCATATCCAGAAAAGTGTTTCATTTTGGCTTTTTAAGTATCTCTGCATAGGGATCATCCAACAGATCATCAAGAGTGATATCAGTTCCATAAGATGTATTGCCTTTCTTCAAAGCATCGGCAAGCAAATTCTCATATCTCTTCTGCCAACCTGTTGTTGCTGCAGCCTGCTGCCAACCATCATCCAGTTCCTTCTTAGTGACAGGATTAGAAGCAGGAGTGCGTAGATTATGCAGTTGATCTGTAAGAATATCCTTAAGAGACTTTATCGGGGAATTTAGCAACGCATCTTCTTCCGACTGCCAGCCACGACTAATAAACTTGTTTGCTCTACCCGCCCGAATCTTCTTATTCTTATGCTGACGAATCAGTTTCTTATTCATGATGGCATCATATGTCTCACGATTGATATACAACGAGCCTTCGTGATAAGATGCTGTAGAATGTAGATAATCAAAGTCCGATAGCAGACTCTTTCGATCCACATGGTCAGTTAGAATATACTGAACCTTAGTTTCCTTGTTTGTAGCCGTTGCAAAGACATGAGGATTCTTATAGTCATCCGAACGAGTATCATTGTCTTCGTCAAAGAAATAACGAATGGTCCAATTACCAGGCTTAAAGTCAATAAGCTTACGGAACAATTCAATATTCTTCTTGAGAATAAACACATCGATATCGTTGATCTGCTCTTTAAGCAGAATGGAAGGAATAACGCCACCAGCGACAACCATTAGTGTATTCTCTTCGGGTGTCATTATAGCATCAGTATGATATGTGTCGGTTAGAAAATTGTAGAAGCTAAATCTATAAACACTACCTGCCATGACGGCCTTCTGTAGCGTTTCTTTTGCAGCACTAATCGCTGCAGATTCGTCCACATTAAACGCTTTCACTTCGCTCATGATATTTCCTATTAGATGGGGAGTTGGGAGGTAGTTGCTTTCTTGATAAAGTGTAGTTCTTCAGCTTCTAACTGAATCTTGGATTTGAGGACGCCTGAGATAAGTTTAGCTGCTGTTTCTACTTCAAAGTTCGACTGCTCACAATACATAATGACCGCATCGATATAAGGTATGTCTTTCATATAGACAATTTCCTCAATCTCTAAACTAAACTTTTGGATATCATCGGGGCTCATACGAACATTCCAAAGATACCCGAGAGAACAAAGAATGTAATTGCCGAAGCAATTGTAATCTCGATTGCACCTGTTGCCCAGTAACCGAGAATAGCACCGAGAACTGCACCAGCTACTGCACAGATATAAACATTATTGCTTAGAGCAAAATCAAAATCTCTCATGCCTGTATATTTGTCTTTATTGCTCATTAGCTTTTTCCTTATAGCTTGACGGATAATTCCGGGACTACGGAAGCGACTTGTCTAGCGTCTTCCAATGTATCGTTGCATATTAGCACAATATCGATCCCGCTGTCAATGGCTTTCTTGGCTCTTTCTGCAAAGGAACCGCTGAGTGCTTCCATTGTAAGATCATCGGTCATTAGAATACCTTTGAATCCAATATAATCACGAATGATTTCCTGGACAACCTTACGAGATTGGGAAGCAGGCTCTTTTGGATCGATAGCGGAATATACCACATGAGCCACCATTCCAAACTTCCAATCATTATTAAAGACAAAAGGAACAAAGTCTGTTTCTTTTAGTGTTTCAATATCTGTATCAACAATTGGAAGAGCATGATGTGAGTCAACCGTAGCACGACCATGACCTGGTATATGCTTGATTACAGGATGAACGCCTGACCTTTTCATACCGACTGCAGCCCAACGTCCAAGTGTCGCTACTTCATCAGGGTTGTCGGAATAGGCACGACTACCAATGATGAGAGAAGCCCCAGACACAGGAACATCAAGCACAGGAAAACAATCGACATTAATTCCGAGTTCCGCAAGTTCAACTCCCATGTCATACGCTGATGATTCGACCATTGGATATCTATTAGACTGTTGAAGTATTTCTTTTACAAAGGAATTAGCTGCGGGGTGTGCCTTCCAGACTGGAGGCTTGAGACGTTGAATCTTGCCGCCTTCTTGGTCAACAAGAATGAGAGCATTGGGTCCGAGAATAGATTTAACACTCTCGACCAAGGCCTTCACTTGTTCTTTAGACTTACAATTTTGCTTGAATAGAATGACACCACATGGCATCGTCTCTTTGAGAAATGCAATCTCGTCATCGTCTAATGCTGCACCAGACTTGTTTACTGTAGCTGCACAAATGAAGGCCTTGGTCATCTTTTATCCTTTGTTAGAAACGAATTTGTTTAGTTCTTCTGCTACAGCAATAACGCTTTTATAAGTGACAGAAGGTAGTTCAGGAAATGACTCAGTGACGCCGTTTTCCTTTTTGGTCTGCCAGTCCATTTCTAGACGATTACGCTCAGACCAAATGCGTTCACTTTCGATTGATTGAGCGAGTTTCAGCAACTCTAGACGAATTGCAAACGGTGTGTTTGGATCGTATGAATATTTGTCCATGATAAATTCCTGTGTGTTTGTGTGAGTGTGACTTTTCTGTTTCTAGGCAAGTCACCAGCCCAATGAGGTTACGCTGCTAGAGCATATCCTTCAAATGGAGCATTATCATTTGCTGCATTTGCTTATCGCCTTTGGTCTCCTTACGACCTTACTGAATCCTGTCGAACCTATTTCGTCCCCATCAAAGATACACTGGAAACTTCTCATCCGTTGGCAGAGTTTTACGAGATAACCAACGGCCTAAACTCAACCAGTGTATCCATGGTGGAGACGGTGGGTACTGCCCCCACGTCCAAGAATCCTATGCTTCGTCTCTCAACGACCTTCGGCAATTCTATTTATAAAATGTATCTACATGATCGCATCTTTTACAACGCAACCAATGACTAATAGGACTATTCTTCAAAAGAGGATTAATCCTATAGAACTTATGTCCAAAGATTTTACATAAAAGTTTTGACATTAAAGAGGTCCAAATGCTTTCTTGTGTCCGTCAATGTTCAATGTTACTGATCTGACATAGAAACATTGTTGTGTTCCAGGAACGTCGAATTTACCTGTACCGTGCCAGTGAAATGCAGGAGCAGCACACTCGCCGCCATCAATGTTAACCAACGAAACATTCATCACCTTCTTTGCTTCACATGTTACAACAAATGCATGGTTGAGATTCTTCTGACATGTTATGTCTTCCGACGCCCATGATGATGTGCTAATCAAGCACAATATCAAAATCAATCGTTTCATTCTTCAATCTCTTCATAAACAGGTGAAGGAGTTGAACCGGACCGCATAGAGATACCAGTTCGTGGTTGCTGATATATAGGTGCAATATAAGGTTTCTCCCATGAGTAAACAGGAACTTGCTTATCGTCCATGATGTTAGGACTCTGAGTTACTACTTGTGCAAGTAATACATATTCGATCATTGATTCTCCAACTCTTTCTCAAAATCTTCTAACTGAGGTGTATCAGTTACAGGGCCTCGATGTATTATCCCTCGCAATGCAACCGAGGTACCTGAGGTCGTCGCCAACACGGCCAGCGCAACCACTAAGAAAAAGAAAACCTACTAGAACTAAAACAAGCTTCTTCATATTATGCTCCTAAACTCTTTAATCTTTTCGGCTAAACCAGGAACATAGTCCTTACGATTTTTGACGAAAACTTGGGGTTGCATTTCTCCGTCAACGGAGATAAGCACGACGATTTGCTTTGCCTTGATGCCTGTCATTTCCTCATACATTAGGGAATAACAAGTGCATTGCTCAAAGTAATTTGTGATCCAGTCTTCTCTCTTAAGCTTATTGGAAGTCTTAAAATCAATGATAGAAGGAACACCATCAAATTCCGCAATGCAATCAACTTGTCCTGCGAGACCTAAAATCTCGCTGTAAAGCATAGTCTCAATATAATGTATATTGTCGATTCTGTCAAGGGTGGGAACCATGTCATGAAAGGCTTGTTTCATGTCAGGCATGATATCTTCGGTAAGGAAGTTCTGCTCATTGCCTAGATACGATTCCATGAGTGAGTGAAACTTAGTTCCTCTTCTCGCAGCCTGGCCGGAGATACGATTGGCTTCTTCCTCGCCAACTTTCTTTCTCCAAGCCATTATGGATTCTTTCTTGAAATGACCTAAGAATGTGGTGACAGACGGTAAGCGTTTTCCCTGGGGAGAGATATAATAACGCTTACCGTTGATTTCTTCTCTATCAAGTTTACATAGAATAGGATCACTGTTTAAATGCTTAAATGTTTTCATTGTTCATTATAACTCACTTTTATTATATTGTCAAGCTTATGTCATTTCTTCCCAGTCAATACCGCCGACACATGTGTCACCATTTCCAGCTCCTGTAGCAGCTAGAACGAATGTGGTATTACCGCCAGTGAAAGTGTTTCTTTCTAGCTGATAGCGGAAGAAGTCAGAGCCACCAATGTCTAGAGCGACGGAACCCTGATTGTTGATAGCTTGATAACCAGATACTAAATCATTACCGCCAGTCATTCCTGTAGCAGAGATATTATACTGAACAGAAGAATCAGGTCCAGCGTCTACCCAAGTTCCACCTGAGATAGCGGCACCCGAAACAATCTTGTAACGTAGTCTTGAACCGTTGCCACCAATGCCAAGTAATGATACGTTCTTTGGTAGAACAACACCATCAGCACGGTCACTCTTTAATCTAATAGCAGCAACAGGATAATAGGTACCTGATGTTGACATAGTTAATGCTGTGTTAGGTTCACGACCAACAGTCTTTTGGCGACCTCTTGGCTCGAATCCGCCTTCTGAAATAACTGTAGCACAAATGATTTTTAGATTAGATGTGTTTGCCATAGAGTTGTAGTTTTCAATCTCAGCACGAACTGGTAGACATGCGGTAGTTATATATGTGGAGTTAGCATTTGCCGAATTAGCATGATGGAAAGTATGACAATGAACAAACTGACCATCTACAATGAATCCCATTCTAACAGAGCCGACGCCGAGCCATTCGATATCAATGAATAGAATCTGTGCCTTTGTTAGATCCAATGTCAACTGTGATGGACTAGACACAACGGCACCTAGCATTGTATCGACATTCCAGTCAGCTTGTGCTACTCTTGTTTCGACCACACTACCTGTTACTGATGACCTCTTAACAAAATAAATCGTATTGTCTGTTTGTTCAAGAAAGAAACCATTCTGTGTTCCGAAATAACCATATCGTTGTCTTAGACCTACTTGTGGTGGGGCAAGAACGAATGATTCTAGAATCTGAATTGATTTGCCAGGCTGATACGCAAAAACTCTAGAGGACTCTCTATACACATATGAATTAGCTACGTTGGTAATCGAGCATTCAATACATGCTTCATTAGGCTTATGAGTATATGTTGAACCTGTAGCAGAGTTGGCAGTAGAGATTCTACCATTATCTTGATAACGATGAAACGACTCAAAGAGAGTATATGGCAAAGAGTTTCTGGCCCGTCCGAAAGCATCCACGGCCATACCAGAAGGATTAGCAGGACCAATCTGATTACCATACTGGTCAGCAAGCATGACGACCTCAAATAAGGTCTTCTCCTGTGGTAGATATTCGTGTTTGTCTATTCGGAACTGGGCCATAATTATCTACTCCTTAGTAGTTCCTTATATTTAGTAGGGTTCTATTCAACTACAATACCATTTGCTGCAAGTTGAGCATCGAAGTTTTCTTTCATGTTCCGATTAAATTCGGCCCAAAAAGTTAGCTTCTTTCTACCTGCAGGCACGGTAGCCATTTGCTCTCTGATATATGTGTCAAGTTGTAGCTCGTATTCTTCTCTTGTCATAGACCCATCTCCGTTTTCTGAATGATGTATTCTTTAACGACACCTGATCTAACAATGTCCTCAATGTCAAATTCGATATGGTCGAATGACGGCATACGACGAGTAATGTTCATTAGCTCTTTAATGCCGGTCTTATCATGAGGCTTATGTAGATCACTCTGACGATAATCGCCGCAGAAGATAATGCGTGAGTTATTGCCAATGCGTGTCATGACCGTATCAATTTCCTGAAAGTTCATATTGTTACATTCATCAACGATGATGATTGAATCATTGAAGGTTGTTCCACGAAGAAACGAGGTTGTTGTAAACTCAACCAGACGCTTCAACTTTAGTATTCTCCAACCGTCACCACGACCAAATAGATCGTCACAGATTTCTTGATAGGGTTGTTCGTAAACTTCCGCTTTTTGTTTTTCAGAACCAGGCAAGAATCCCATGTCTCTGGATGGAACGACTGAGCGGATGATAACTACCCTCTTATATATGTCGCTATGTAACACCTCCTTTAGTGCTAGGTATGAGGATAGAAAAGTTTTACCGGTGCCGGCATAACCATGTAGCATAAGATTAGAACCTGCCTCGAAAGCGTCCCACACTCTTTGTTGGTTTACTGTTAGTGGTTTAATGTGACGAAGTTCGAAGTGGTTTCTTTCAGCGATATTGTCATGATGCTGTTGGTTATTTCTTCTCTGTTTTCTTGACATATATTGACCTTTATTGTTATCGTTATTCACATGCCCATAACCAAAAGAGGTCAATGCCTTTTTACGGGCACGACCTCTAAATCGTTTGCTAAAATGTTCTGATGACAGTGGTTAAATCTCCTTGGGAATGTTCCAACGCTTAGAAGCGATAGCGTCCGAATGTGGAACCTTTTCTTTGATTCTACCTAGAACATACTTTTGAAAATCTGCTGGCGGCTTAGTGACGCCAATATTCACTGGATCGACCATTGTGAAATTGCGCAGAACCTGACGAAGCTGAGGATTGTTCTTCTCATATTCATCACGCTCTGCAATAGTCATTGTGTTGGTGTGTTCTTCACCAGTCTCTTTGTTTTCCCATGTGTAATTTGGACACATTATTTTTTCCTCGCTTGTAACATTTTTTCTCTCCAGACTGGATCTTTCCACAACTCTTTTATTTTTTGTGAGTTAATTGCTTTATGAGCGTCTGATTGAACTTTTCCCATTTTCGCTTGAGACATTTTTTGTCTATCTTCGTGGCTTCTTTTTTTACCCTGCCAATATTTGGTAGGATTTAGTTTTTTAGTTTCAGATATCTTTCTCTTTATATCCATACTCGGTTCAGTAAGACCATCACCGCCATCAGTTTTATTGCGAAGTATGCCTGTTTGATTATCTTTACGTCCATACCAACGAATATAGAATCGTTCAAGAGCTAGAGCTCCAATTTCTGTAAGATTAGATTCCATTATGACGATTTGACTAGAAAGTTTAGGAACTTTTATATGTTCTTTGACTTTATACCATGCTCTTTTGTTTTTACCTTTACCAATATAGTAAGGTGTTCCATCCAGTCTTAGATATGCGTATATGTAGAATCCTTCAGGTATATTCAATCAACATTATCCTTTGGGTCATAAAATGAATTGTTCTTTAGTCCGCCATTCATATTGGTGCCTAGAAAGTGTGGGGCAGAGAGTAGCTTTTCTAGCTCAGGATGATTCTCTAAAAACTCATCCAGTTCCGATATTGACATGAAAACGTCAAAGCATTCACCTGTGCCTTTGTCTTTAAAAGAATATGTGGGCATTGTTACTCCATAATCCACTCAGGCGCTTCACGTAGTTTCCAACTATGAAGATGTGCCTTACCAATCTTGTAGTAGTTGCGATAGTTCTCTACCGCATCTTCCGATATGATGTATTTAGCATCCATGCAACTTGGAATGGGCGTTCTATTGATTAGACGAGGAACATTTCTTGGAAGCTGCTTCAATGCATCGAGAAGACCGCTTTCTTCTACCTTGTGAATCTTACCATAACGATATGTGTATTCTTTGCAATGTTCGTTGAGATACGACCAAAGCCAAGTGTAGTTTCGTGCAGATTCACGAACCCATACAGCACAGGGATGATTGACATGAGTAGCTGAATAGAGAGTGGTATCACGACTATCGGTTAGGCGCCATCTTTTGACACTCCGACCAGTCTTCGTTTTATCAACATACTCAACACCGTCGAGTAAACGGTGAGCCGTTGACAATAGCTGCGCTGCCTCAAGAATCATCTTGACACAATGCTTGTCAACTGCCCACTCGGCACAAATCTTAGGATCAGGGTGTAGATAGAAAATGTTCATATGTCCCTCTTACCTTTCCAGAATGCAACGACAACAGGAAAACGAAGCTTGTTATCAGCCGAACGATTTTGATATCTTACCGTTACCTCTGTGCCGATATAATCATTAGCATTATACAACACATCTTTCAACGTGTCAAATGATCCACGCACACCAGAGAACTGAGTTGTTCCGTCTTCCAGTTCAATCTCAATTGACTTGGCATAGCCTGCCCAGTTACCTTTACCTTCTACGATAGACACGATACGGAACTCAGCATCCTCAAACTCTTTGTGCTTGAGCAGACCTTTGGAACGCTTACCTTCATAATAGGAATCAGGATCACGAAGCATCTGACCTTCATAACCCATCATCAGATAATCATTTAGCATTATCTGAATCTGCTCTGCATCTTTCACTTTGTTAGTGGCAACAGGCTGAATTGTCTTTGACCAAATGCCATACACACTATGCAGCATCGTGTTACGCTCAGAGAATGTCATTGAATGATCGACAACATCGTAAACATGATACTGAATCATTTCAGCAGATTCTTTCAAGTCTTCAGCAGTCGGCTTTGTCTTACGAGCCAGCGAAATGATTTTCTCAAAGTCATTCTTTAGCTCATGATTATACAGCTCACCGTCAAGCACAACGTCAGGGAACCTCTTAAAGAAAGGTTCTAGTGCTTCACTGATATGAGGTGCAGAAAGAATAGGCTTGCCGTTGCGTGACTGCATACCGTCTTTAGTAACAATACAACGCACACCATCGAACTTGGGCTGAGACCAATAAGGGAACTTTGTATGCTTCTTCGGATCATACTTGCCAGCAAGCATACACTCGATGAACTTGGCACCATTCTTGGCCCAAGTGGTAGTCTGATGATACTTACCCTGATGCTGCTTCTTTATGTAATCAGCATCAACCTCAGAAATAACTTGTTCTGAAATAGATGTTTCGTTAGAGCGGCCGATATTCTTTCCGGTAGGAAAGGTCCAACCAGAAGTAACAATCTTACCACCTTCAATGCCAGAATGAGTCCTATATTTTTCATTATCATATTCAATCCACCATACACGGGTATTACCGTTTGAGTCAATCTTATATAGCTTCTCACGATTCATTCTAACGAGCCTTTCTTGATTGGAACTTTGAGATAACATAGCAGCCGAAGTGATATACAATGCCACCAAGCAAGCACAACATAGCTATCCCCGGCACTATCACCAGAATGGGTACCAAGAATAAATGTCGCATGTTACCTCTTTTCGATATCGTCTAGAACACCTTCGAGAAAGTCAATCTCGTTATACATGGCCATATCGTATTCACTAACATAACCAATGTCGTCTTTAGACGCACCGATCAAGCAAGTGCGAAGCACCTTAAGACGATCATACATTTTTTGCTTTACTTGTTCCAGAGCCTTTTCTGGATCCTTGTGCAGAAACTCGTTTGCCATTTTTCTTCACCTCGTTGATATGAGAACACCACTTGCGATAGCCATACGAAGAACAGTTGCAAGAATACTTGCCATTCATTCCACGAGTTACAACATATGGACGCTTTTCACCAGCAACTAACGTCACTCCATCGTCAACATCTTTGTCGGAAGTCCACGCTTCAACGATATCGTTTTTGTCTAGAATGCGAACGGGAGCGTCAATGTCACTCGTCGTCAGCATAAACTCATTCGGAGAAAGCCACGAAGGCCGAGGGGAAACCACTCGGCCAACGTAGATGTTAAACTCAGGAATGACGACATAGCTCGCATATCGATGACGATATTTGTAGTCTGTATTTTTGACTTTGACCTTAAGTCGCATTCTTGACACTCCGATGATTAGATGATCTTCGCAAGATCGAGACCGTCGATAGAATCCCAGTTGTCGTCAATCGAGAACGAAGTGGACTTCGGAGCATCAGCCAGAATGTCCGCATCGGTTATCGGCTTGTTAGCCTTAGCGAAGCGTTCACCAACTGCCTTGAGCTTGGCGAGGTTCTTAGCCTTGATATCTGCAACCGACTTCTTCGTAGTCGAAGCGATCTTCTTGGGTGCCTTGACCTTAGCCTTGGTACCCTTGTTGTTCGTAGCATCTTGCCAACGCTCGACGGCCTTGGTCAGGGCCTCAGCTTCGGTCTTCTTGCGCTTGGCATACTCACGACCTTCACGCTTGACAGCTTCGACCAGCTTGTCACGCTTCGGGGCAGCCTTCGGAGCCTTGGGAACCTTCGGAGCCTTGGGAGCAGCATTCTTGCCACGACCACGGGACGGAGCCGCACCGCGGATAGTTGCAACATCGTCGGGCTCTTTGATTAGAGTATACCCAACGACCTTACGACCATCTTTCTGATAGCTAAACTCGAAACCGAGATGGCGAAGATAGAAGACGAACTTGGCAGCATAGTCACCACCGACAATCTTTGCAATGTCTTCGGGAGTGAACGGCACGCCGAGCTGAATAGCGGGAAGAACCCGAGCAGCACGCTTGATATAACGATGGCGAAACTTGATAGCATTGGTAGACATATAGACCTCTTGAGTTGCTTTTTTGACTTATGCTTCATTATACACCCGCTGGGGTATAATTGCAAGGCAAAAATCGGGTATTAGGGTGCGACATTCCGTCTCGGCGTAAGCTTGACTATAAGGAATCTAGCTTTAGCTTGACTATAAGCGATATGCTTAAGCTTAAGCATAGGATTATTCCCAATAACCACGATCAACGTAATGCCAATCGATACGGAACTCCGACGTTTCATCGTAAACGTCATCCCATTCCTTTTTGAGAACCTCTAGATACTCTTCGGCCTTCTCTTTGGTTGTAAAGTGACCACGGATTTCCCAACCCTCGCAGTCATCGTGATATTCGACAGTCCAGATTTTGTTCCACTTAGGTACGTTGTCCAATGATCTAATCGTAAGATCCTCTTGAGTGGGTTTCCAGTTACGAAGATTTTCATACTTATCCATTTGCAAACTCCACCAGTTGAGAATACGGGATTTCGATGGCACGATCATGGCACCATCCATTAACATGCTTTGCGGTTGTCTTCGACCACTTCTTAACGGTCGAGGGCATTGCCCGATAACAGATGCCAAAACCGGGACGAACCGCTACCAACGTATTATATGAGAAGAAAAGCACCTTCTCACCCATACGGATTTCGGTCTGATTGGGACCGATAACCTTCAACTTGATATCCATTTTAGTCCTCCACCACTGTCTTCTGTTTCACTTTGATTTCGGAACGGTAATCACCACCATCACCGATACCAAAGATACGGTCACGCTTGACCTGCTTTTTATATTCCTTGGCTTTCTCCTCGGACATAAACAGTTTGAGAGTGCGACCCTCACCCCATTCTTCGCCATGCGGGGAAACCTCGTGTTCAACGACAGCAAAAACTTTCATGATTAGTCCTCCAGAGTTCCAGGAACAGCCCAGTAAGAGATATCAGCCACGTCGCAAATACATTCACTGCAATAGCGAATGAACGAAATGCGGCGAGAGTTATCATACCAGTATGAATAGAAAACTACCATTTGATTTCTCCTTAAGCAGCCCAGCCGTAACGGGGCTTGATCGTACCACGCATGGTACCAACTTTGTATTTCGCCCTTTTCAGGGCCTCGATGCAGCACTCGGTTTCGTTGACCTCAGGCACTTCGGTCAGTTCACAGTTGCGAGCCCAGGCCCAAACAACGTCACGGTGATTTTTGTAAATGCGACCACGCACCATCTTATCGACCATAACGTCGGAAGTGGCGATGCCCAGCTTGTTCTCAAGCGAGCCACGATAGCCCATGCCGTAATACTTTTCCATCACGACGATGACCTTACCCTCAGCACCCTTGTTAAAGCGACCACTAGTCACCTTAACCGACGAGCCCTTGACGATCTTGGCCGCTTCACGATTAGCGGAAGCAATGAGGGATTTAGCCTCTTGCATATAATAGAAGTTCTCGACGGCCTGCCACGTCTCTTCGGTGGCATCGACCTCGGCGTGGGACATGCGTTCCCACTCACCGTTCTCACCGCAATAAAGACCGATATCCTTAATCGACTGGGTCTTCTCGTCCCAATACTGGACGTAAAACTCATTACTCCAAACGTCACTCATAATGCGAATGTCACGATAACCAGTCTTGATAACGCAACCAGCGGCAAACTCCTTGATGACGTTGACATACTCATACTTGCCCGAAACGGCGAAGGTGGATTCCGAGGTGTAATGAACGATAGCCATTTTATATCTCACTTTCTTTTGATTGTTCAGTTGACTTGGCGATTGGGGAGATTAGCGAATGGTACCGGGAACGATCCAGACGCTGCAAGAGTTAGAAGCGACATGATCGTCGGCAACGACGACATAGAGAACGACGAAGCCGTGGTCGGATTCGGAAGCGGTCATAATCATAGAAATTCCTTTCCTCTTTTTCACTATAAGCCATCCTAACACAGGAAAAGTTCAATGTAAAGGGCTAAAACGGAAAAAAGGGTGCGACAAGCTGTCACACCCCCTTATGCTTAAGCTTACGGTTATACTTAAGCTTAGACTTGACTATTCGTTGCTTGAAGCGCCCGCTTTTGAGAGCGAAAGCAACCGGATTATAAGCGCCGCTGGGGCGCTTTTGTTTCGTCATGCTACATACCCCGCTTAAAATGATTCGACCGGCTCTACGGCGCTCGTTATAGCAAAGCCCTAGCTATTAGCTCAAGCTTGACTATAAGACTTATAGCTAAGTCCCAGCTAACCAGTTATTGCTACGCTTTAGCTCATTCGGACCGTATTGATACGTCGCATTCCGCTCGTCCATAAAAATGTCATACCAATAAAGATATCGCTTGAAAGCGACCCGAGACAGATTGTCGAAACGAAGCTTGCGACCATCAGCCAGATTAATGTGTAGATACCAAGTCTCAACTCTCATTTATTTCTCCACCACCAGTTCGACAATCTTATATCCATGCTCTTTGATAGCATCAGTCACATATTTTGCAGATGCACAAATCATAAGATTGTCTGTTTTAGCATCCACAACCTCACCATAGAGAAAATGCGATCTATTCCCTTTGCCATTGTATATGAGGACTTTCACTTCTGTCACTGACCACCTCCATCGAGATAAGCGATTAACAGAACACCGACGGTAAGCCCGACACTCACGACGGCAACGGCGACCATCTGCACAAACTTGGTTTCGTCAATCATTCTTTTTCCTCTTCTGTTCAATTTCAAACAGCACCGATTCAATTTTTTCCCATAGCATTTCATAAGCCTCAAAGGCTTCATTGCTACTTGTGTTATCCATAGCGTCTTCTAATGCTGCGGATATAATCTCAAGTTCCTTACGAGAAAACATTAAACTTCCTCTCCTATTCCAAAGAACGCACGTTCATATATCTTATCGACCTCAACCTTGCGGATCTCCGTGCCTTCATACTTCGAATCGATTTCCTTGGCGTCATACTCTAACTGGAAAGAGCGGGCCTTCTCATAGTCGGAGAAGATACCAACTACCGATGATCCTTCATAGGCGATTTCGTGCGAAACCATATAGACTTCCATATCAATCCTCAACGAAGAACGCCTGCGCCAACCCTGAGCATCATAGTCCCAGAGAAAGTGACATTTGATCCAATCGAGATAGTCGAGTTTGGTCCAACCCTGACCTCTCATGTGACGACCCTTGATGCCATAGAAATCCTTATAGGAGTCATAGCACCATTCCGCAAGACAATCGAACGGAAGAGCCTCGAGACGGGCGATAGCTTCACAGTAGTCCAGTTTCATGAATTAACCTTTCAGACCTTTAGAACGAAGATTGGTTTTCTTGGCACCGACATTAGCAACGGTACCGTGAACCTGCGGAAAAGAGGTATTCGCCTTAGAACGACGGCCCGGCTTGCACACCGTAATGGTGCCACCATCCTCGAAATAGTTAACGAGAGCATTCGGGGTGGCAAGATCAGCCTTGAGTTTACCCTTATTGACAAAACGAGCGTTCATTTTAGATCCTTTCGATTAGCGAATGTCGGTGTTGAGTTTGGGTTTGCGAATACGGATCAAGTCACGCTCGACATTATGAGCATTTGACTTGCCACGCACGATTTGAATGACCTCGACCGTAAAAGCATCGGCACCATACTTACGAATAGCAAGCGACAATTTCCAGCCCTTGTCTTCGGCCAGGGCACGTTGGACATGCTTTTGCCAGCGACGTTTAAGCGATTTGGTCGGGGAACGACCATTGACGACGGTGACGCCAATATATTCACGCTTACCTATAGCTAGACTATAGATAAGATGGTTGCGATCGGAGCGGGTTTTTCTTTTCAACATACGCTTATCCTATACCCTTTTTGAGGAATAGTCAAGGAAAAAAGGTGCGACAAGCTGTCGCACCCTCTAAGTAGTTGATTTAACTAGGGTTTTTCCTAAGTCATTGATTTTAAAGTGGTTGTTAAACCGTCAATTAATGCTCATAAAAGTCATCCACTTCATCAAAGTCCTCAACGTGTTCCATCCACGCTTTTTTTAGATTCTTGAGAGGCCGCTTCTTGCTAATGTCAGTTTGCGGTCTCTCTAGTCTCTTACCACCATACTTCTTATCCTCTTCATATAGCTCGGCATAGAGAGGATCCATCTTGTGAGGAATTGACTTGTTCTTTGTGGTCATGCTCAACTACCTTATGTTACTCCGTAATATCTGGCACTAGACCAGGAAAAGCTTCATTGACTAACTTTGCTGTAAGATATGGAACCTTAAGATCCTTTCTAATCATGCCAGCGTAAATTTCTGCCTCTTGAGGTTCAAGAGATTCGAGTAATTGAATTAGCAGCTCTGTCTCTCTTTTATCTGTTAGACCTTCGGGACGACGAGGATGACCCTCAACAAAAAGATATGCACGGGAAAGAGCCTCTGTCATATGAGAGTAAGATAGACCTGGCGGAACCTCAACTCTTTTCCATTCAGGAACATCTTTCATTCTAAACTTGATGTTCGGAGCGAATGTACCCTGTAGAATGCTTCGGAGAGCAAAGGTGTCATTTCGCTTTAGCACATCAAGTCTATCTGCCTTTGTTGTAGCAGCCTTGAAGTCATTTAGCACTTCATACACATTCTTTATTGACATAGTTTTTCCTTAAAAGTCTGAAATGGACTCGATCATAACCTTGAGTCCCTTTTCAATGAAATAGTTTAGCATCTTCTCTTTGGTCGCAGGCTTTGAGTTGTCGAAAGCTTCTACAATCTTAGTCTGCAGCTCCTCGGGTATATAGTCAAAGTCAACGAGTGTCTGATTCCGAAGATAGTTACGAAGCATCATATCTGTATTGCAGAACGTGTTATGATCTTGCGTAACCCACTCATTAAGTTTCTTGCTATTTATCGGCTTCTGCCTTTCACCAGCAGCAAAGGTGTTGTCAGGCGATAGAAAGTTCGGAATGCCGTCACCACGATCACCCTTAAGAATATGCTCACGCACGAAACGCTTCGGATCATCGATCTGGATGAAACGCTTTAGAATGGGCGAATACTGCTTGACGTTAGGATATTTCTGTAGCTGACCGAAGTCTTTATCGGACGACAGAATAAGAACACCACCATGCGGAGCCAAGCGAGCAGTAAGAACCGCAATCACATCGTCAGCCTCTGCACCCTCAACATTCAAAGTCTTGTAGGGAAAGTAATCACGCAGTTCGTCACGCAGACGATTGAGAACGTCAAAGATCAAACCCCAATCAAGGCCTGATGCTTCACGATCATGCTTACGCTGAGACTTATAGAACGGAAAGTAGTCACGACGCCAGTAGTGCTTGGAGTCGCAGCAAAGAATGACGTTCGGATATTTTGAACGAAACTGCTTGACGTTAGAACGAATGGTGTTGATGCACATATGACGAATAAGGTTCTCGTCCATTTCGTGGGTCTTACTCACGAACTTTAGGTGTTGCATTAGATTAGAGATTAGAACCTGATTAAGGTCGATAAGCATGTAAGACATAATGTTTCCTTATTGAGCGAGTATATATTCTATCACTCCTCGTCGTCGCTGTCAATCTTTTCCTTCGCTTCGGTTAGCTCGTCCATAATCTTCTCAATCTTTTCCTTAATCTCTTCCTTAGACATAGAATTTAAATCGCCTTCGATAATCTTTACATTGTTATCGATGAAGTCATGCAGATGATGGTCGATACCAAACGAGCGATAGACACAGGCCTTGAGAGCATCTGCCACTAGAATCATGTCCTTAGCGAATTGCTTATTCTCTACCTCAACATAATAGTTATCTAGTTCTGTGATGATAAGACCCGTGATTTCATCCACAATTGAGTCTGCCATTTTAAGATCGGCTCGTTTGTTTCGTTCTTCATGGACTTCGGCAGGTACTTCACGAACTACCTTGCTCTTGGGAAACTCAATTACTTTCTCGGTCATTTTTCACCTTTTGTTATTGATTTGAACAGCACGACCAACGACACTCCAAGTAGGATTGTCGCCAGCACGATAGCTATATGTATGATGGCGAAGATTACACTGTGCATTTATTTTACCACTCTCAGTAGAATACAATCTTCATTGACACGACCATTAGCCGCAGCTTCTTTGGTCGAGATATTGTCCATAACCTTACGCAGATAAATCTTGCCACCTTCGAGAAGCGGCTTGATTACCGCTTCTGGCTTACGGAGTTTCTTTGTGATCGAAGACTCTGCATCAAATCCTGTAATCGTAGTCCCTCTGACCGAAAGGCCCGAATTACCCACGGCATTATAGACAGAAAGATTACGAGTTTTAGAATTGTAAATCCAAAGCTGCGAAGCACCGATAATCTCGCAGGGATTAACTGACTTGAGGTCACCATCAGTCTCCTTATATTTAAGCTTGGCGATAAGTACCGAAGCTGGCTTAGCCTTCTTCTTGCGTGGCTTACGAATAGCCTGACCAGCAGAATCCAGTTCAACCATATGGTCGATGATACGCTTTAGAAAAATCGCCATGATTTTAAGAACTGGCTTACGCCATCCCTTATATGCTTCGACCAACTCTTTGTCTTTGCCTTCAAGGGCTTCGGTGATTTCGTTAAATTGAGGACGGAATTTGTCTGCAATCCTCTTCGCAATTTGCGGTTTAATTCCCTTCTCAAGGGACCACTTCTTAACGTCAAACTGCACTACTCCTTCCTTGAAGAAAACGTCTAGCTGTTCTTCTAGCTCTCCGATGAGTTCGGACGCCTTGTTATTTACTCGTTCAGCAATTGATACAACTCGGACTGGAGATATCGGTTCCAGCTCCGTCTCCTCACAGAGGATATTCTTAGTCGCTTCGAGGATGCGTTGCTCCGTTTTCTCCCAGACCTCGTCTGGAAGGGTTGAGCCTTGTGAGAGAAGACGGCAGTTCCAACCCGCAGAGTGAAGTTCAATCGCTTTCGCTTTCGCCAGCTTCTTAATGATTTCTTTGTCATACTTGATCGACTTTAGGTAGGTGATAACGAAGCCCTTAGCGTCTTCGCTGTTATAGAAATAGTTGAACCAATTATAAGCTTTGCCCATATCTGAATCGGTAGACATTGCTGTTACGGTCGGTTCGGAACCGAGATACTTTTCATCAGTGAATTTTGGACGACGAACTGATGTAGGCTTCTTCACGATTGTCTCCTGTCTTTCCACATTTGATATAGTTCTAGTTCAAGCTTATGAGCCTCTTGCTCCCAGGGTAGATCCTTGTAACCTACAAGATGCTCGTTAAACATGAACCCATTCCACTTTTGGTAATTACCATAGTG